TCTTCAACTGCAACTGCTGTTGACACATGGCGGAAATGATTTTCTTAGGTATTTCAATTGGCTTATTCTGATAATTCTGAAATACCTTTAATAAAAATATTGATATTCTTGCCGTCCCAAACTATCCTATCAACTATCTCTTTAACAAACCCTCTTTTTTCTACAATAGTTAATTTGTCAAAGTTTTCTTTAAGATATGTCATAGCATCTGTTAAGCTGTTTAGCCTATCATTCATCTTTGCTTGAACGATATTTGTATCTTGCAACTCGTCAATTCTTTTTTGAGTTATTTTATTTTGATTTAATAACTCATTTATTTTCTGATTGTAAACTTCAACCACTTGTTTTGGCGTATCATTTTCAATAGATAGAGCCACGATATTCATAAATTTATTCACTGTGTTCTTATTAGTTTCTATTTGCTTTTTTAAACGTCCAATTTGTTTTTGCAAATCATTGTCAATATTTGCAACTTGTTCTTTTAGATTTTGAATTTGTGAATCAACAACACCATCTTTTATATCGAAAGAAAATAACTCGTTCAAGATTATTTTATCTAATTCATCTGCATTGATGTTAGAATTATTGCACTCAGTTATTTTTTTATCCATTTTGTTTTCACAAATATAAAAGGTATTTCCCGATGGATATTTTTTTGGTCGCATATAAGCTCCGCATGAACAGAATAGTACACCCGATAAAAGTGAAGTATTGCTAGTGGAACGTCTTTCGTTTGCCTTCCCACCGAAACCATCTTTTGAATTTGCCTTTAATTGTTGCTGAATAGCCACCCATTCTTTGCCTGCCAAAATTCCTTGGTGTTCTGATATAGTAATAATCCATCGATCATATGATTGCGTTTCTCTTTTTTGTCCTGAAAACCTATTATACGGATAAATGCCTTTCTTACCATTGCAATCGTCAAGTGTGAAACAAACATTACAGCCTAACTCAGTGAAATAATTTAGGCTATCAATATCCGCAATGCAGTAGATTGGATTGGTTAAAATGCGTTTTACATTAGATTTATGCCAATAGTTATTTTTTTGAGTTTTATAACCATTCACAAATAAATATGTTTCTACTCCGTTAATGCTACCAAGCTGTTTATATTTACTAAAAATTATATTTACCAAATCTATTTGACTTTCATCAATGATAAGTTCAAAATGTGTCCTTTTACCATTTGTAACTTCAATGGATTTATAGCCTAATGGTGTTGTTCCTCCGAGCCAATGACCTTCTTTCGCTAAAAGATACATATTATCTTTAATACGCTCTGCTATAGTTTCTCTTTCTAGCTGTGCAAAAACCGCAGCTATGTTCATCATTGCACGTCCCATAGAGTTGCCTGTATCAAAATGTTCTTTTACGCATACAAATGACGTATTCTTTTTATTTAGCTTTTCAATTAAAGAAGCAAAGTCGCCTACGTTTCGGCTAATTCTGTCTAATCTATACACAACTATTAAATCAAATGGTATGACATTTTCTATTTCTATCATTTTTTTAAATTGTGGTCGGTCAAGATTTTTACCGCTAAAGCCTTCATCTTCAAATACTTGTATGGAATGTTCTTCACCATTATAATTTGTAGCGATATAATCTCGACACATTTCAACTTGATTTCCAATACTTTCACCTTTGCCTGTAAATTTTGATTTTCTTGAATATATTGCTATTCTCATTTATATGTCTCCTTTTTGTAGATAGTCTTTCATTATAGCATATTTTCTGAAAAAAGTCAATAAATATAAAGGTGTCCGACAATATTTGCCATTGTCGGACACCTTTATATTTATGCTATTTTTTTTATTGTATCAATAATGACAGATGAATAATAATTATTGAATTTATCCATGTTGTTTGGATTATGTATAATGATATTTATTGGTATTTTCTTTTTGCCCTTTGTTACCAGAGCTGTTTTGCTTTTTTTCATTTTTTACTCACAATCTTACTTTCCACTACTACCAAGGCGACCTGTACCCCTTTCTGACGGAATAGCTTTAAGTTCCTCGTATGTATATTCTTCTATCTCAACTTCTGGGACAGGAAGCACAAGAGCTTGACAAATGGCTTTTTCATATGGATATACAATGTAATCAGATTTTCCATAGTAATCAGATTTTCCATATGGGAGCAACAAAACACTAGCAAAATCGCTAAAGGTAGCAACAAACTCTTTCTTGCAAATAACTATCGGTACGTCATTTGTGTTAGTAATTGGAACACCCCACTCGCCACGATAGCCACTGTCAATTATTCCACACCTCTGTGCCATGCCCTTAGTGCCTGTTGAACTTCTCTCGTGTAATACGAAGCAGTAATCTGTATCACAAGCTGAAGCTATGCCTGTCGGTATTATAACTGTAGTATGTGGTTTTATTATTATGTAATCTTCGTCAAAACAAGGATAAACGTCATAGCCTGCATCTTCTAGTCTTTTGGTTGGAATGATCGCATTTAGTTTTGTCTTTGCAAATTTTACTGCTGTTATCATTTTTTATCTCCTTTACTTTTCTCTTATTCTATGTTATAATTAATAGAGTCATTAGTCGCCACCATTCAGAAACATAATATTGAACACATTATAATTTCTATGGTGGCTAATGACTTGTTTAAGGGTTTGTTTGTATGCAAGCCCTTTATTTTTTTTGTTATTAATCGCACCACAATACTACTTGGTTTTGTTTTAGGCTTTTCTGCACATCAATAACTCTCTGATTGCTTGACCCTCGCCATTTTAATGTTATGTCACGTTTACTATCTTCGTATTGACCGTCAATGATTACATCAAGATACTCCATAATAGGCAAATCTTTAATTTCTTCCCACTTATAACCTGTATACAGCCATTGAGTTTTGGTAGGATGGCAATCTTTTATTAGTGCGGATATTGCACATACTATTTCACGATTATCGGGAAACAAAGGATCGCCGCCTGAAAATGTTATACCTGAAATATATGATTTGTCTAACTGGTTCCATATTTCAAAGATAGTATCAAGATCAAATGGTATACCACTATCTTTATTCCATGTCTGAGGGTTTTGACAGTTTTTACAATGATGATTACAGCCTGATACCCAAAGGACAGTTCTAAGCCCGTCACCATTTAACATATCATCTTTGGTTATATTATGATAGTTCATTACATACTCACCCTATCCTTTATCTCTGCAACCTTTGCGGCATTATATCTACTTTTACCATGTATTCTAGTAAAGCCTAAATAGCCATTCATTCGATCAATCTGAGTTATATTTTCCGACCCACACTTCGGGCATTTATCCATTTCTAGTTGTTCGTAACCACAATCCTCACAATATGATAATGCTAAATTTATACCCTCATAAAATCCGTAATCCATAGCACATCTTACAAGTGTTTTTATAGCTTCCTTATTATACGATATAGGATAACGACAATACTGTATCTTTCCACCATTGAACAAATTCCAAAAACGCTTTTCAGTATCTTGTTTCTGAACTGGGGTAATATGTTCCCATACGCCACAATGGAATGAGTTGGAAACGTATGGTCTGTCTGATACGCCCTCTATGATACCATACTTCTTGCGGAATTGTTCAACTTGAAGCCCACACAGGCTCTCAGCAGGAGTGCCGTAAATTGCGTATAGTATATGGTCTTGTTCTTTAAATTCATTTGTCTTGTCATTTATGTATTGCATTACTTCATAGGCAAAATCACTATCTTCTACAAGTGACTTACCATTATACAAATGCTGTAATTCGTTTAAAGCAGTGATACCAAAACTCATAGTCATAGCTGGAAGTATTGGTTTTATTTTATCATTAGGGTTGAGATTACCACCAAGAAAACCACCTTGAGTAAATCCCATTGGATTTGTTGATGCCTTTTTCTCTCCTAAAAATTCATATGTTCTTTTGTGCAGATTTCTTATAAGTTCGAGGTAATAATCAAGAACTTCATAAAAATCTTTATTCTCCTGCCTTGCCTTTGCTAATATCATCGGTAAGTGTAATGATATTGCACCAAGATTAAATCTACCCTCAAAGACAGGGTAATCATTTTCGTCTTTTGGTTTCATGCCACCTTTTACAAACCATGGTGACAACGAAGCTCTACACAATGGCATTATGCCATTGGACTATATCTTTACACAACATTCTGTTACCAAATGTTGTGTACTTCGCTGTTCCACATAAGGAGTCGCACCTTATGTGTACTCTATTCACTTCTTCACACAAGTCTTTCACTTATGCTATGTTTTCGATAGTCTCTTGACGATTATCAAAATAACTAAAATAATAACCTAAATAATTTTTGGGAAGTTCCCCTTTTAAAACTCTTGCTATTTTATGTCTATCTAAGTTCAATACCCTACCACATTCTCTAATTGATGAAAAACTATCAACAATATTGTCGTCAAAATCAAATACAAACACCTTTGTTCTATTTTTGTGAATTCTGTTTCCACTGTGCCAACCATGCAGAACATTATATGAATTAGTACACCATTCCAAATTATCAATATTGTTGTTGGTTTTATTGCTATCAATATGATTTATGTATTTATAATTATTAGGGTTTGGAATAAAACAATGTGCTATAATCACATGAACTCTATTATGATGTTGTTTATGATTTTCCATTCTATATTGAACTTGCAAATATCCATCTGTACCGAGATATGGTTTTAATTTGCGCATAGTTCTTTTGCTGTATATGTTTAGTTCTTCGTCTACTAAGAAACCGTCATATTCTTTATATTCCTTCGTTTTGTCCTCTCCTTTTTGTCGGTTTATGTAAATTATTTAGTTATTTTGAATTTCGCACAGGATTTTTTTAGTCCCCTGTTAGCACAATTCCTAATTATCATTTCCTATAATTCCTAAACGTGAATTGTACACCCTACATTTGTAGGTTTACGAAGTTTTAGATGAGCCGTAGTGTAATTTTTAACCCATCAAACTAACAACTTTTCCATATTTCTTGTACATTTCAGGAATATAACCATCCCCTGTCAAAGATAAAAAATCTGGATACATTGCTTTACTGCTACAATCAATGGCAACATCAAAAAGCCATTCCAACTTTTTACCTTTACCATGTAAATTTGCATCGTACAAAAACGTCAGCTTTGGAAATAGTACAGGTCTTTTAAAGCCCTCTTTTCCTTGTCCACCCATTCGTGTTTTTAATGCTACCTCGCTTGCCATGGTTTCCCACCTGCTTGTACCTATGCCAAAACTAATAGCGATGAAAGGATAATCGCCTCTTGACGATCCTACAGAATTAAATGCCATTTCCCATGATTGAAAGCCCTGTTCAAAATCCCGATAGACTTTTTTGGTTGCATATTCGTCGGCTTTATTCTTGTCACCGTTATCACATATGTTTAAATATTCGTCAACATATTTCTGATAACTTTTTTCGGCATATGGGGCTAAAAGAGTATCAACTCTAGGTATTGTAAAACCCAATGCAGATGTATATTTCTATACTGGATACCGCACTGCAACATATCTTCACAACCGCTAATTGTGCCTACTGTTTCAATTATGTGCCAATCTCATAATCTACTCTACTCGATTACTTTCATAATAAAAGCTATAATATTATGATATTCTTTCGATGTCCTCTACACTCTCTAAATTCCATTTATATTAAATTCCATTGATAACCTTGAAGTAATAATTGCTTTTTATTGTTTGTATCTTGATAAAAGTCTTTACCTTTTAATCCAATATTTTTTCCCAATTCTTTTCTATCAAATGTTCCAACATAAATATTGTTTTTGTATAATTGATACATAAATCTTTTTGGCGATTTTTTATTTTTTAATGCTTTTCTCGTATTATTTTCTCTAGTTAATATTTGCAAATTTTCTATTGAATTATTTTGAGGATTTGCATCTATGTGATCGATCGTCAATTCCTGCGGAATATCCCCCATCAGTGTTTCATATACCAATCTATGTACTCGGTAATATTTCCTTATATGCCGATTATTTTCTATAAAAGAAAGGCATACTTCTAAATATCCATCTTTATCCACTTTATAACAATGTTCTCTTGGTTGAAATATATTTATTCGCCCTTGTCCACCTTTAACTTTAGTAGTTATTACTTTGCCACTTTTGGTAACATAGTATCCGTCATATTTAGTTTTATAAGCAATTTCATTTTCAAAAATTATTTCCTCCATAATTAAACCTCTCACTAATTTTCTTATGGAAATTAGATAGCACGGTATTACCATATCAATTATGACTTAGGTTTCACCGTTAGCAACTTTCGTCACACCCTTTAGCAAGGTTAAGTAGGTTTTATTACGGCAATATTACTTACCGTATTGTTGACTAGCTGCCGACATTGTTACATCACTTATAACATCGAAGGCAACGTCAAGTGTCTTAGGCTCGTTATAATGAATATTACCCATTTCAAAGCCACCAGACAAAACATTTGCCATATCGAAAATACAACAGTTTATGCCGTCAAGTCTGTCTTTCTTATCATGAATATAGATATAACCGTCTCTAGCCGCCTGTCTTTCTTCAACATTCAAGAAGAATTTATCATACAGGTTCTTGTTCAACTCACCATAAATCAAACTGCGCTGTGTGCTAGTCATAGTAGAATCAGTGTTGGCATTTGAAACATCGCCAATATAACGAATACCTTGAGACTTGGTATATACATCGTCCATCATATGAACAAAATCTTTTTTATAATTTCTATACTGTCTATAACATTCACCTGATTTTGGATAAAGGTCAAGCAAAGTTCGTTCGACTATTGCGTGTATTGCCTCAACCGAAATACAATCATTTTCTAAATCTTCTTCCATTATGTAGTCCATAACAGCGGAGCAAATTTTTTCATAATCTTTGTCCGAAAGATTTTCTAATGCCCTGCTAGCCGATTTACTACAGGCATTGATTATTTTTTGATAATCAAAATCTTCTAATGTTCCGTCCTTTTTTATTACTTTCATTTTATCACTCCTTGTTGTCACTTAAAACAAAATCTATTTTTTGTTCGCTTTCTATACTCTCTATATTCTCTGGCTTTAAGTCTAATTCTATTTCTGTACCCATATCAGTTTTCATAATTATGTTAATTGCCTCATCAATATCATTCCAATTCCTACAACGATATCTTTGGTGTAACATATGAGCGTTGTTTTCGTATGACTCAAACCCAAGTCTATTCCATGGATAATCAAATAAAATTTTATGATAATAGCCACCAACTAAATTGTCTACGCAATCATCAATTAGAATATCAATATCTCCACTAAGCATTTGCTTGTTCTTTATAACTATTAGACTATCATACATATTTAAAAATGGGAGTTGTTCTTGTAACCACGTTGCTTTATTAGAAACATTCTGTGGGGCTGTAGCTGTTACTATGTAAATTTCACAACCCAAATCATGGTATTTCTTCAATGTAGCAACACAATTTTCAAGCACTTTTATGTTGTCCCATACCCTCTTATCCGTGAAATAGTCATAAAACTTGTCTTGAGATACATTTTTAAAGAACTGTCTCATATTATAGGTAGTTATATTGGCAACGGACAAATTGTCATTATAGTCCTTATTATAAACATCAATAATGCTCTCTACTAAATTATTAATGACATTATCACAATCCACACCAATACGCCACGGTCTAGGTCTTATCAGATTTGCTTTCAGTTCCATTGGCATTTTCCTCTTTATCATTCTCGTTTAATTCATCAAGCATTTCGGTTACTGTTCTATAGGCTATTAGAAAACCAAGTACAAGCCCAACCAAAGCACCAATAATAAAATTAGCCATTCTTATCATGTTCCTTTCTGTATTTTTCGTATTCATCTCTAATTTGCTCCAAAGTACAAATTTTATACGGTATATGTCTGTTGTCACAATACAAAACCTCCGTGCGACAGCCTTTAGAGGATTGCCAATCCTTTGAACAAATAATCATTTCATCTGCAAGTTCTTCAAGTAACAACAGGGTCATGTTCAACCCTTGCTCATAAGTGGTACAATCGTAAAGGTTGCCAAACATTGCACTAGGATTGAGATACAAATTCTCAGGGTGCATTATAGTTAATAGTTTTTGGCACTCATTTATTTTACTTAAATTTTCTTGCTTGCCACCATATGGGTGAGATAAGTAAACAATGCTATTATAATGTTCTTTGTTAATTATGTTCAGTTTCGGTATCATTATCTCCCTCCTGCTTGGCTATAATTCTTTTCACATATTTTTTTAGATTTTCATAAGCTGTGTTGATATTTTCATCATTATTGATAACGTAATCAACAGATGATTTGCAGTTTTTAAATTCTATCTTATCTTGTTCTGTACGTTTGCTGGTTTCTTTAAGTGCTTTATCAAAATTCTTGTACATTTTATGATAACGTCCAAACAAACGCTTGTACCGATTGATATACGAGCAATCTATAAAAATAGAATAAATCTCTCTGTTGCCTTTGTACTTTTTGTGGAGTTCGTTAAGCCCTGTTTGGTCTACAACATACAAGTTATATGTATCATCGTCAATTTGGCTTGCCGTTACTCCATAATGATTATCAAGATAATAGTTATATGCCACGATGTCATTAAGTGCCTTAAATTCTTTTTCTGAAACAAATGTATGTCCTTCTTCTCCTTTAAATCTAGGAGGACGTGTTGTATAAGATGGTATCTGCTTCATATTAAATTCTTTTTCAAGAATTTGTACAAGTGTTGATTTGCCACTTGCCGAAGCTCCAAGTATACAAAATAATGGTTTACTCATCTGTGCCTCCTGTTATCAATTCTGAATATGGCAATGCCTTAATCCAATCACAAAAAGCTCTCCACTCATCAAGCTTATGGTTTTTACGAGACTTATAAATATTTGCCAGTACCTCGTAATTAAGCATGACCGTTGAACGTTGATTATAGCTTTCTGGTAGCAGTTGTAATATTGCGTACCATATTTGCTTTTTATTATCTTCATTATCACAACTAAGATAACTGTCACGCAATTCATTAAGAATATCGACAATAGGTCTTGCAACTTCTTCAAAAATATTTGTATTTTCGGCATATTTGTACTTGTCATTGATGATATTGATAATACAAGTATGAGATACACCATATTTTTTCGCTATTTCTCGTTTGCTTATTTTACCACTATCCCATAACAACTTAATTTCTTCACGCTGTTCTGCCGTGAATTTACCCTTGTATGTACCTGTACTTTTAGGCTGAAAATCATTATTGTACGAGTGTCGAACATTTTCCTGTTGTGTTATCCGTTCAAGGTTGTCAGCAGAATTATTCTGTTTGTTTCCATCTTTATGATTTACAACCTTACCTTCTTCAAATCCGTCACAAAACACCAAGGCAACCAATCTATGTAATGGATACTGTTTCCCGTCAATGGTTGTAAACATATATCCGTCTTTGTGTAAACTACCTGACAAAATCCTATTATATTTGTCATTTTTTATTCTTCCCAAATTGCTAACACTATAATGTGGATTTAAGGATTTCCACATCTCGTCTTTTTCATCAAAATCAGGTTTGAATTGCTTAACCTCGTTTTTATATCCTGGCAACTTGTCAAAACTAAAGTCATTCATTTCAAAAGGCTTTGATAACAGTTTGTGCATTTTTGAACAACTATTTCTAACTGTTCCAACCTTGTATGTATCATATTCAGCCCACCAATACAGTGGTGCTGTAATGTCAGCATACACCGTAATCATACGCATAAACTTACGGTGGTCTGTACCAGATTTGACAAGCCTTTTCATAAGATCAAGATCATTATCCCCAATACAATATTTTTCTCTTAAATATTTATCGTTGGCAGCCGCTGGATTAGTCCCTGGTGCTCCTATTAAGTACCATTTGGTATCACTCTTATTCCAAGAGTTCATAGGATTACGCATACCTCTGATTGCTGCCTCCCAGCCCATTACTTTAACATTTTCAATTTTAATCATCGTCTTTTCCTCTACTTTATAATAAATTCTGCGAACATTTCTTCTGCGTTCTTTTCGTGTTCTGTTGGCACAAACATTATTACCTCGTTTTCAAGGTCAAGTGCGAATATGCCCACTATACTGCTTGCATTTACGCAATAATGGCTCTGCTTCAGGTCTATAGTATAGCCAACCATGTTCGCAAGTCTAATAAACTGCTGTACTTCTTTTACTGTAGTAAATCTAATTTTATATGCTGTATACTCCGTTACCATTTTCATCTGTCCTTTCTTTATTTAATTTGTTGCCATAGCAATCATATAAGCTCTTTGTACGATTGCTTTATTCCTAGCTTTTGTTATCTTCTGTCTTTCTTTGGCTTGAATGAGTTCGTCCTCACTCATAAAATATGTATCTAGTTCTCTACACTCTGACTTGTAACGTTTTAGCTGTCTGTTTTCCTCCTCTCTAGCTAAACGCTTTCTTTTTCCTGCTTTCTTGTCGTATGCCAATTTTTAAATTCACCTCTTTTCTAACTAAGTTTCTGAATTGATACAATGTTACCAGAATAATTGTCATAAGTACCAATGTTGCCACTGCTCATAACATTAGGATCAAGTGCATATGTATCAACTATAAATTCAACCACGTTCTTAAAGCCGTTGCCTGTATCTCGATACTGATTATTATAGTCAGTATGAATATCAGCTTTGCAATCGGCTAAAACAGCGGTGAATGAATTACCCATGTCGGTTGTAATTAGATAGCGTGTACCTATTTCTGTACCGTAATAACTTCCTAAAGCAATACAAACATCATCACCTTGTCTGCGTATTCCTTGACTATCCGTCCAACAATTCAGTTGCAACTGATATTGCAGAGAATTGATGTCCGTAATACAGGCATAATCCATATAGCCGTGAAATGAAGTATCACCTGCTGGGATATCGTAAGAAACAAGTTCTATTTCTGGCTCTGCTTCAGACTTGGTAACTATCGTTGTAGTTTCAGTTACTTTATGGCTATACGGCTTTGTAGTTCTTGTTTCTTTAGTGGTTGTAGTAGATTTAGTATTTGTTTTTACTGTATTTTTTTTATTTTCTACCGATCTAGTTGTTGTGTTTTTAGTTATAGTGTTTGTGATAGTGGTAGTTGTATTAACTGTTGAATTATCGGCTTTGTTTCTTTCAAAATTGTGCTTGTAATCTTCGTTAATACCAATAACTTTTACAACTCCAAAACCGATAACTATTACGCAAATAGCAACTATAAGTTGTATTATTTGTTTTGTTGTCTCGTTTTTCTTTTTGTTCATATGTATTTATTCCTCATCGTCACAATAGCAATGCTTGTTGTAATAATCTTCTCCGTCCATTTTTTCACAAGGAATATCATTGTATTCACACAAATCGTCAACGTCCATATTATGATTTGACAAATATTCAATAGCCTTTTCTCTGGCACATTCTTGGCAAAGTTCTTCCGAGTCATTGTCAATAATATAAAGCATATCAACCTCAGTTCCGCACTTATCACATATTAAAACACGATAATCTCGACCCATGTAACAATGACGGCAGGGAAGTCCAAGAGCAGTACAACCCACACAATCATTTCGTATCTCACTTGCCATGTTTTTTATTCACTCCTTTACTTCTTTGAATCTAGCGTAAAAGCTGTCATTAATATCGTAAACATTGTCATATGTATTACAACTTTTTCTGCCATGACCGTCTATTAGTCTGCCATTTTTTACTTCGTATACTTTTCCTTCTTGAAAGTTATGGGTGTCAAAGCAAGCCACCCATATACATTTCAAGAGAGTATTCCAAGCATTATTTAACATTTTGTTTCCTTTCTAGTTTCAATATCAACCTCAAACAGCTTTCCAAATATGTAATAAAGTACATCAACCACAATAGAGTTACCTGCCTGTTTATAAAGTTGGCTGTCAGAACTAAAAGTTTGTGATCTATCAAATTGTTCATCAGTAAATCCCATAAGCCTATAACATTCTTTAGGAGTTAATTTACGAACTCTAAAGCTTTTGGCTTCGGGTTCAATTACAGCTTGGTTACAACTTGTAGTCAACGTTTGTACGCAACCCTTTCCGACCCTACCTCTTCTTGTCTTAGAATTAGGTTGCTCCAGATTTACACTGTCACCTTCATAATTTTCTGCATAGCCTTTCTTAGTTGCTTCTTTCACATAAGCTATTGGCTCTGCTATTTTAGGTTGCCTATTCCCACCTTGCATAATTTCCAATGCGGGAGAGCAGCCTCCTTTTGAATAAACTCTATTCATTTTATCATAATTATAATAATTTAAGCTACCAACTTGAATACAGCGATTAGTTTCAAGAATAGTATTATCAGTTGGAGCTAAAGCACTATTGGCTCTTAGGGTACTTGCTGTTCCATTAACATCTCTTGGTTTCCATATAGACCCTGTTCCTTTTGCAGTATGGCTCTCATTATGTTTAATAAAGCCTCGTATCATTGTATCTGTCAAATAATACTTTTCATCTACATTATCTTCAAGTACATCTTTAAGTCTGACTCCGTTATCAAAAGGCTGCGGAAATTCAAATTTGCCATCATCAATATCTTTGCGAATACTTATAGCAAATACTCTTTCTCTATTTTGAGGGATGCCATAGTCTTTAGCATTTAAAACTTTCCAATATGTATTGTAACCAAGTTCATCAAGCCAAGCCACCCATTCATCAAACTGCAGTTTAAATTTTTTACCCACAAGATTTTTGACATTTTCGAGCATTAGATATTTTGGTAAAGTCAACATTTTGTTGGCTCTTTCAAGAAGTCTTTGTACTTCATATAGTAAACCTGAACGTGTTTGACCCTGTTTTATTCCCTCTTGTTTACCTGCCACAGAAATATCGGTACAAGGAAATGAATATGTCCAAAAATCAGCATAGTCAAGATGTTCGAGTTTACTAATGTCACCTAAATTCCTCGAAAGCTTATTAGCGAGCCAATATTTTTCAAGCTCTTTTGATTTGCTATTTACAAATCTGTACCAATTATAAGGTTTATTTTTCTGAAAATCATATCCAAGATTAATTTCTGTAAGCTGTCTAGCCATTTCTTCTCTTGTAGGATATTCAGTATATGTATTTATAAGTTCTTCCGTAAGTCCACAATGAATAGACGCATATGCTAAAACTGCATTATGAACTATGTCAGATGTATGTTTAATTTCACGAGGTATTCCAAGCCTTTCTAATGCTGAAACTTGTGCGCCTATACCACTAAATAATTCGTTTACTGTTATTTTTTTTCGTTTTCACTATTTGTAAATCCTCCAATTTGTCCTTTATTGGAAGATAATTGCAATTATCATGTTCACTCAGGTAGCTAATCTGAGCGTTCCGTTTTGTTTTATCTCTTATTTTTCTTAATAAAATGTTGGTTTGGTTTATATGTATTTTAGTGCATTACTTTATAAACTCTGCATTATCGGGTAATCTATCTCGAAATTCTTTAGGTACTTTACCATTATGCCATAAATTATTTGTTACGATAATTTCACCTGTCTGTAATTTAATTTTAATTCCTCTACCACCATATCCCCTAAAAGGACTATCACTCATTGGGTGAGCCTTGTCTAAGTAATAGCAAATACCATTAATAATAACGTGTTCGTCCTTTTCTTTTATAATTTCAAGCCAGAACTTTTTATGGAAACATTCACTATTATCACAGACTTTCTCATATGGCTCTGCATGGCAGACTTTGTGAAACACTCGACCGCAGATTTCACATTTTATATTTTGAATATTACAATCCATTTTGTTTATCTCCTGCTTTTACATCAGCCACTTTCTATATTTTCTATCTTGCTTACGCTTAATCTTCTTTATGCGGTTGTATATGTATTCTTCGTAAGTACAATCACTATTAGGATTGCAACAAAGAAAAGAACCAAGCACCGCACCAAAGCAAATAATCCCACCACATATTGCCATAATTATGTTAATGAACGTACTGCTATATTCACCATCACTTAACAATACTATTATTAATGCTAAAATTGGGAACATCCTGCAATAGAAATGTACAATATCTGTTTGTATTTTGTCCCTTCTTCCAAACCATTGTTTTGAATATTTAGAGTATTTAATTTCTTTCATTAATGTCTCCTCTTTAATTTTACAATTTTACTTTTAACCCTTTTGCTTCTAGTAGTGCAATTTGAGCGTTCAAAAGTTCAACTCTTTGTTCCAAAGATGAAATGTATTTCTGTAAATAATTAATTCTGCCCAAACAATATTCGTAATCTGCGTTAATAAGAGTTTCCCAACTTATACCGTTTGAAGAACAAGACTCCGCTTTATCATCATAATGTGTTGGCAAATCAATAGCATCGTCAGGGATTGGTCTACCATTCTTTACTGCTTCTTCAACAGCCTTGTAACACGCCATTTTCTACGCACCTTTCTTACCAAGTTTTTTATAGTGATAGTTTTGTTCCATCACTTTCATCTCCGTAAACATATGTTGAATTATTCAATAGTACAACTTTCTTAATTTTCTTATTCATTTTCTTAATCTTTTTATTCAATTTCAAATAATTTTTATTCAATTTTTCAATTTCCAATTTAAGTTTTTCTATTTCGAGACCGTTATTTTGTACTCTCCTTAATTTAACAATTTTGTCGCTAGATTTATTCATTTAATTATTTCCTTTCTGTAGTTCTCTTGTTATAACGAATTTCTCTATAACAAAAAGATCAAATCCGCTTCTTACGAACTGCTTTGCAAGTTCATGGTTTACGCCATTACCCAAATATGTATAGATATAACTCATTTGTTCCATTGTAAAATTAGTTCCACAAATTTTATTAAAAGCATTGGTATTGTCTTGCCAATATCTTATAAGCCTTTTATCTCGTGAATATCTTAATGCACAAGAGCAATCTCGACTTAGCCACTCACAAAGTTTTACCTTGAAATCTTCATTTGTTTTCACATCGTCAAGCTGAATATATACATTGAATTTTGGAATAAGAATAACCTCGTTATTTCGATTAATAAAGCTATTTGGGAAAACTTGCATTGCAAGTTTTATACTTTCCAGAAGTTTCATTCTGTCTCCTTTCAGCCAATTCCAATTCTTTCTTTGTATTCGTCAAGTGTAATTTTACCCATTGTATAATCTAAAAGTGATATAAATTCTTCTGTAGAAGTACAAAAAGGGAGATTACAGTTGCGAAGTTCTTTTCTTATCTCTTCTACTGCCTGCTCGGACGGAATATGCTGCTTACTCTCATTAACACAGATTTCCGAGATAATAAATTCCATATGCTGATACTGATTTATTAGGAATATTAGTTGCTCTTTCGTAAGAGCGTTAAGAATTTTCTTTGAAATCATTTATGTTCTTTAACCCCATTTCAAGATACAGTTCCTTTCAAACAAACTAAATTAGTTATGAATATCTAAAATTGTAGCAAACATACCTTTGCTTTTCGCCTTTATTTCGGCAAGCTTTTTATCAAAATCTTCGTCTTTTATAAATGCGTGTCCGTTCCAAGTTTCACGAGCAATAACATTTTCATCAAAGTCAATACAAACAAAGCAATCTATCTCGTCAAAATTAGTCATCGCCCATGTCATAAAAGACGCCGACAAACAAAAGGTCTTGCCCGATCTGACCGCACCGTCACAGATTATCCCGTCGTAATCACTAAGCTCCCGTGCCGTCCACCATCTGAAAACAAACTTCTGATTTTCCGACAACCTTGTTATTTTCACAAGCTATCACCGTCCATTCTTGCTCCGCAGTTAGGACAGTAATTATAGTAACAATGCCCACAATAATATGCCGTTTCAGTTAATCCTTTGCATTCGGAACAAATCCATTGTTTATTGTCAATTGGGTCATTACCAAGTTTAAGCCACTTTCCACGCTTGACTTCCTGTACGTCTGTCACAGGTGCAGGCTTATTTTCTTTAAGGTAATGCATAACAGCTCCGTTTACCCCTGGCTCTACAGTGTGGCATTCCCCTTGCTCTTCAAGCGGACATCCTTTGCAACTATGTGCTATGTAGCAATGTTCAAATGCCTTTATCGTTTCTTCTCTCGTCAGCATTTTTCTTCCTCCAATTCAAAACTATTCTTGTCTCTACTTATAAGTGCTTTAAGTGAACATGGTTTACAGTTGTATGTTATACAACATTTAGCCACATTTATGATATCTTCTTTTGTTAATTTCTTATCTATTGCCGTTCTCCTTTGAAAAATTCTCTCGGTTCAAACCATTTATCTTTAATGATATTTCCTATTCCGACAACTAATCTATCTTCCTGTTTTACTCTAACATAATGACCTTTTATATCTTCCCATTTTGCAACGCCCACAACGTCCATAATTCTTGTAAGTGCTTCAAGTCCCTTTTCAGAACCTTCAAACGATGTTCCGTTGAAAAAAGCTAAGTTATAACCGCCAAAACTAGCTCCCCAGCCTAAGCCTTTAAGTGCTATAGAAAAGGTAAGGCAACAATGGTCGCCTATTTCCAGTGATACATCAGTTATTTTAGCGTTTTCATAAATAGTGTTAGTGTTGCTTTCTGCCGAAGATATATTTTTTATTACAGGTTTAGACTCATTTTCTTTTATGTAATTGGCGAAGCTAAGTTCACAATTTGTTTTATTAATACGAAACGGACAATTCTCACAAATACCTCCTGTTTCTACGCAGTGCTTTGCTGCTTCAAAAATCTCCTCTTTTGTCATCATATTCTACCTCTTTCTATAAATAAAACTAAATTTTTATTTATTACTGATTCATGTTTTTTCATATTCAGTATCTTTTGTATTATTTAATTTCCAGCTCACAAAATCATTTCCTACAATTCAGCAAAATTAATAAGATTAAGTAAGTCCGTAACAGACATATCTTCCTCGTCTGCAACTTCTTTTAATTTCAGTAATGATGTTTCAAAGCTATCTTCACAATCTATACAATCTATACCCTCACAGCCTTCAAAATTATCGTACCATTTGCAACATCTACATTTAAGTTTTCTTATCTCTTTATCCATTTCCATTTTACTCCTTATCAAGTATAAACTTTTTGTTATTATTCTTGGTTTAGTATTTTCCTAGCATTTTTTATATTTGTTATAGTCTTTAGTAACTTCTCTGTTGCAATATTTATGTAGAATATCTTGCACAATAATTGTATCAGCTTGTGGAGGCGGCAAAGGGTCAACAATGTAGTAATCTTCGCCTAATAAATATTGACATAGCACATTTATTGCTAGTTGTGCATCTATTGCGGGTGCATATAAATTTTCCTTTGAATTATAAGAATCTAGCAACTTAAAATATTCTATTTTAGTCTTTGTTAAAGTGTTGTTCTTTTTCATTTGTTTACCTCAATAAAAGAAAACTTTTTTATTACTCATTCTTATCTTTCTTACCAAGTAGCCACTCAATCGAAGTTGGTTTTTCATCTTCCCAAGAACAAAGATTGTTTAAAATATTTGGGGATATTATGTTATCAACACAAAGAGAATTACCATCATGACTGTCCCATTTTTCCAAATCGTTTTTATAAGGAATTGTTGTATATACCCACAATGAATCTGAAATACTTAAATTTTTGTCACAAGCCAAGTATCTGCAACCAAGTAAATAAAGTCCTTCCAAAATAGTTTTCTGCTCGTCTGTTATCCTTGGTTTACCTAGTTTATTCGTCATATCGCCAATGATTGCACCTCTTACTGTAGGCTCATCGGTTGTAAATTTTGGATTGGATATTCTTATGATAGTTTCGCCAGTCTTTCTTTCGGTCTCAATAGTGATTGTCTGCTTAAACTCTGACATATGTATTTCCTTTCTGAATAAAGTAAAATCAACTTTTTATAAGTTGTTCTATAACATCCTTAACTTCTTCAAGTATCTCTTTAGTAGTCCATTTCTTGTTATCATTTAGAAGCCCAGAATTATAAAGCGAATAACAATAGTCCATGCAATGTGCATAATCCCAACCTATCCAATGACCATCTCTATGATTCTTATTGCTAGGTTTAAAAAGTCCTGCTGTAGAAACATAAGTAATACCGCCATGACAACTAATATCAATAAGCTCATCTTCGTCACTAACATTATCCTTTGGAATTTCTATATATGCACAAGGGTGAGTGCCATAAGAAACTATGACATAATGAAAACTCTTGTAAATACCTTCGTCAAGTATTTCAATAACCTCTTGTCCATTCTCCATATAATTTTTATAGACCATTTCTTTCATAGTATTTCCTCCTATCTCTTGTACTTCACAAAGTCTTTTATTTTGTAAAGCCATTTCTTAATTGCCTTTAGCACTCTTTAACCACCTTTCAACATATTAATTTTACTATGCTACTTTTGAGATTATATTTATAGTATACTACTACTTTTGAGATATGTCAAGTATACAAAATGTACAAATCTATACCATAAAAACTATATATTATTGTACAACAAACTCAACCAAGTGTTTCTTTGCGAAGCCTGCATTTTCAAGCACCTCTGAAAGGCACTAGGCTCGGCAATCAATGCACATTTAGTTTTGGCTCTGGTAATCGCAGTATACAGCATACAGCGGTCAAGCAGTTTATAATGGGTATTGTCGATCAGTACGATAACATTCTTAAAACCGCTACCTTGCGTTAAATGGCAAGTCAGACAGTAAGCCAACTCAATACTACTTAAATCATTTTGTAGGAAATCAATTTCCTTGTCGGCAAATTTAATTGTAACAACATTCTGCTTCTTGCCGTCTTTAATTGTCTGTTCAATTTTTGTAATATAACCCATTTCACCATTGAACACATTTCTATCATAGTCATTCGTTCTTTGAATAACTTTCGACCCAACACGAAATATCTTGTTGCCATACCTGATTTCAGGTGCAGTATCGGGTGGGATTATCATATCTTGTAAAATAGAGTTAATTTCAAAAGAGCTATTTATCCTGTCCTTTTTACAAGGTGTCAAAATAATCGTTGCATCATAGCCATCTTTCTTAGCTGCCATGGTATACAATTTAATAGCCAATTCACGCATACCCTCACGGCTCTCTCTAAACATATAGGTCATGTCTTGTAGTTCACCAGTAACAACTTTTAGTTTTGGTTCAGGCAATGGGTTTTCTCCATTTCTAATTTTAACTGAGTCCGAAATAATACCTGACTTTTGAGCCTGTCTTAAAATCTTAGTCAGTTTACAACAAGTAAACGCATTACAATTAAGCAAATCATGAAAGATATTGCCACAGCCTATTGGTGGTAACTGACCGTCATCACCTACAATAATTACTTTTGCACCCTCTTTTATAGCAGAAACCAAGCTATAAAATAATGACGAATTAACCATTGAAGCTTCATCAAGTACGATAATATCGCTAGGCAATCTGTTGTCAGAGTTATAAACAAAACCTGTCTTGTTAAAACCAAGCAACCTATGAATTGTACTTGCGAATAAACCTGTTGCCTCGGTTATTCTAATCGCAGCTTTAGCAGACAAAGCACAAGCTGATATAGAATAGCTTTTATATATCTTTGTGAGTCCTCTTAAAATCGAGCTTTTACCTGTTCCTGCTCTACCTGTTATAAGCACTACAGGGCTGTTGCAAGCCTTATATATCTCTTGTTTTTGTTCGTCTGTATAGTAAAAACCTTGTTCTCTTTCTGCTTCTGAAATACCCTTTTCAATGTTAATCTTATAGTCTGTTTCTTGTTCATTGAGATTTTTTAGAATATTCAAAATAGATATTTCAGTTTTATATTGGCGTAATAGCCCTACCTTATTTTCTTCAAAATGTAGAAATATCTCATGTTGCTTTTGTGTGGATTTAAAGTTCTCGTACATTTCATAACAATCGTTTATATTATCTCTTACCGCATTATCCAATACTGACTCTAGCACATATGAATGACCGTCATTATTTCCAGCACACTCAAGATAATACTTGATAAATGCCACAACTCTTTTGGTTGATATTCTGATATTTGGATTTAACTTTAATGCTAAATCGTCCACTCTTTTAAAGCCTAAGCCATGAATTTCTGTCATAATATAAGGGTTATCAAGTAACTTTTCCTTCAATAATTGAGGGTTAGGTTCATTGGAAATTAACTTACTTATCATGGCATACGTTACACCCAACGGCTGAAGCATAATAAGAATATCTGAAATAACATAGTTATTCAATATATTGTCCTTTATCCTATTCCAACTCTTTTCGCCTATACCCTTGATTTTTGTAAAATCAATTTCTCTATTATGAATAACATCATCAATTACATTTGGATAGACAACTAAAATGTTTTTTGCTTGCAGTTCTGTGACCTGAGTCTTCAAATATGCTATTTGTTGTTCTTCTGTCTTAGGCACATTTGCAGTAATAGAAATTGGCGTATATTGATACGAATTATATTTGCTATTAAAAGAACAGGTAACTTCGGCATTGTATTCGACACCGATTGTTAAGCGTTGCATTTTACCTGCCAATGTGCTACCTTTTAACTGCCTTGGATTGTCACCAAAGGGATCGTCATAACAATCATAAAAATATGGAATGTCATCAGAAGTTGTTGTGAATGTGTACACTCCCCAATTACTATTTTCGTTATAAAATCGCTCCTGTTGAGGAACGATTTCAAACTTAAATGTTTTTTCTGTCATGTCTTTTCTTCCTTTCTGAAAGCCATTCAACATATGGTCGCATAGCCTGTATTGTAACCTTATCTTCGTCTGTTTTTCTGCACTTAATAGCAACCTGAGAGCCTTTCTTAACCAAATCTTCATACTGTACAAGTTGACTATTCCAAAGAACACCCTCTATAATACCGAAAGTAGAGTAAATGTTCACAAAAACAAATGGTTTTTTATTTCTGTCCTTTTTCTTTTGTACTCTGGAAATAACACCTACAATAACGCAATCATTATCATTCTCAACGGCTTCAAATGCTGTTGTTAGATAGGGGAGTGCTTCTTCAAATGGATTATTGTGTATAAATATCTGTAATGCTTCAAACTCCCAAAAATCAGCGTTTTCAAGATATTTGTTATTGGTTGAAAGAAATTGTTTCAACCTATCTTCTTGCTGTAAATCAAACTTTTCTTTCTTTTTCTGATTTGCAAGAGTGAGTAACAAATCTTTGTCATAGTCATACTTGCCGTTACCGATACGATATTTTTCAATATCAATATCATAGTCAATAATAAGCTTGTTATATGTTGGCAACTTAGACAATTCTTTATACTCTAATGGTTTATACAATGACTTCAAATATTTTAACAAACAACTCTTTTTATCTTTCGTAGGTATTGCACCTGACTTCATTAAGTTAATAATTTGAGTTTTTGCCAGTGTTGTTCTTGACAGCAAGTCTTGAAGGTTTTTATACTTGCCGTCCTTCTCACGATCAGCAACAATCTCTTGGGCTATTCGTTCACCAATGCCTGTAATCGCAGAAAAACCAAACAGCACATTGTTATCGTAAATAGAAAAATCGACTTGCGATTTATTAATATGAGGTGGTAAAACAGTTACTCCAAACTGTTTAGAGTCTACAATGTATTTATTCACCATACCTGCCTTATCTTTGTTCAAATTAAATAGTGCTTTGAAAAAATAAACAGGATAATTTATTTTTAGATAAGCAGTTTGAAAGCATAGAACAGCGTAGCTATAACTATGCGATTTGTTGAACAGATAGCCACCTTTAGTTTTCAATTCTTCACTAATCGTTTTGGCAATTTCATGAGAATATCCATTGTCAATAATTTCTTGGTACAGTTTTTCTGACTCTTGCTTAACAAGTTCAATATTCTTTTTGCCTATCGCCTTGCGGAATAAGTCAGCTCCACCGTAGCTTCTGCCACCAAAAGTTCTTACAATATCCAAAAGTTGTTCCTGGTAGATTATGCAGCCGTAAGTGCTTTCCAAAATAGGCTTCATGTCGGGGTGTATATAGGTGACAAGTGAGGGGTCATGTTTACATTTAATAAACTCCTCCAAAGCTCCCATTGAATCAGGTCTATACAATGCTAAAACAGCCGACAAATCTTCCATATTAGTTGCTTGTAGTCTGAGTAGTAAGTCTTTCATACCTGCACTTTCCACCTGAAACACACCATTCGTCAATGCTTTGTTTAACAGTTCAAATGGACTTCTATCATTTTCAAATTTGGGGTTGTTGATATTTATATCATATTCAGATAAGTGCAAGTCATTTTGAATTTCCTGTACCATTTTTAAGGTCTGAACACCAAGAATATCAAACTTAATAATGCCTATTTGTTCGACAAGCCTTTTATCAACTTGAATGACGTGTTCTCCGTCAGAGCCTAGTTTCATTGCCATATAGTCGCTAATGTCAGTATCAACAATACCGACACCGCCTGCATGACAGCTAACTGTTTTAACCCTACCACTTAATTTGCCTGCTATATCCAACAACTCACTGTATTCAGGGTGTTCGGATAAGTAGTTTATGTTGTTGTCAATACACTCTTGAAATGTATTGTACGAAAACTTTTTGGATAGTTTATCCCTTTCACCGTATTTAAAACCTAGTATCTTGCCAACATCTTTTATGGCAACAACAGGTGTTATATACGAGAAGTTTATAATTTGACAAACACGATTTTCACCATATTTGTCAATGAGATAATTTATTACTGTAGGTCTGTCTGAAACATCAATATCCAACTTTACTACCTTACATTTCTGCAAGGAATAGACTATATCTTCACCATGCGTATTATAGTTTTAACAATACGTTTAGGTGTGTGGCACTTCGAGTCAAGAATTTCACTTAACCCTACGCTCCTTTGAGCTAGTCGTTTGACGTTTTATATTTATGATTTAATAAGTGCTATACTTTTTATTAAATCATAAAATGTAACTTCGCACAGGATTGTCATATCGTCAGACAGAACGACTTAGACATTCCCTGTTAGCTAATTAACACACCGCCATTTCCTGCGGTTACAATTACAATAATTGTTTAATCAACACCCTATTTTATAGGTTCACCACACTTAACACATATGGTTTCCCATATGCTCGACCGAAAATCAATCTGGCATTGAAACTCTCTCAGGATTGAGGAACAATTTGTTATTAACCATAGGCTCTTTATCCTATGCTCTGGAGGTTTCCCCCATTTTCATCTGTTGGTTACTTCCAACCCAGTTTAGACTATATTTTTCAAACTTTTGTAGTTCAGACAAAAGTTTTATTCCGCCTTCGTGGGAAATTATTGGCTCTAAAGTCTTATTTCCTAGTCGTTACACACTTTCTTTTATTACTAAAAGATTTGGCTCGGTATTCCCTTTATCTCACCTAGTTATAGGTTTAGGGTTTCTTAGTCAGCTTATTCGTCTATGGTCTTGTCTCATTATCGGTTTGCTCTCAATGAGAAGTCTTATTTTGCTGATACCGAATTAACGGAATTTAACGAGTGCAACCTATCTACGCTCAAAAATTAATCCATATTTAATAGGGTTAAGATCAGTTATACCTATTGTATAACACACAAGGCTTCCTGCTCCAGAGCCACGTCCCGAACCTATTTTAACTTTGTGAGTTTTTGCATAATTTATGAAGTCCCATACAATAATGAAATAACCGTCAAAATTCATTTGATGAATAATTCCCATTTCATAATCAAGTCGGTCTTTCATTATTTTCTGATCTTCTTTAGAAAGCTTGTCAAAATTTCTAGTTTTCCACCCCTCATTAATAAGGTGTAAAAGAAATTCATTATTAGACTTATATCCACTTGGCAGGGGATATGTCGGTAACTGTGGGTCTTGAAAAGGCATATGTACTTCTTCTATCATATCAGCTAAAGCATTAGTCTGATATAGACCATGTGATACATTATCTGCACCAATTTGTTTATCCATAATTATATGAATTTCTTCTTCACTTTGCAGATAACAGCCTTCATAACTTTCAGACATTGTTTCAGTGTCGTGGGCTATCTGGACGTGTCTACCTTGATAGTATAAATCTTCCTTTGTGGCTGCGTGACTATCTGTAGTAATTATGTATGGAGTGTTTGTTACCTCAGATAGTTTCAAAATCTTTTTATTGTAATTAGCCTGCTCCTCTGATTTGTGAGATTGCATTTCCAAATAGAAATTAGGAAATGCCGATTTGTATTCTTCGATATACTTAACACAAATATTAAAATCACTTTCTTTAGCTAATTTTGAAGCCAAACAAGCAGAACAAATAATTAAATCTTCTGCATACGGAGCAATATCTGAAATCTGTACTCTAGGCTTAAAATAAAAATTTTCAAGATTTGACTTAGTGATAATTTTATTTAAAGCCTTTCTGCCGTTCTCATTTTTTGCGAGAGCGATAAGATGGAAATACTTATTGTTTTTATCTTTTATGGCAGTATCGAAGCACTCATACAGCTCTACGCCATATATCAGCTTAATATCAGGATATTCTTTAGATAGTTGATCGAAATATATCCATGAATATTGGTTGCCATGTTCCGTAACTGCATATGCTTTAATACCGACTTTTCGGCATTGTTCAAGCATTTCTTTTGGTGTACCATAGCCGTCCAATAACGAGTACATTGTATGGTTATGTAAAGAACTGCACATTACCTTTCAACCTCCTCATATTTCAAAATAACTATTTGTGGGGTAATTACCCCCTTATATTCAGAAACATTTAATTGACATAGAGCGTTAATACAAATTTCATCATCATATCCGTTCAAAAAGTCTAATACTTTATCGTCACTAGGATTACAGAACTTAATTATTGCAATGTTATCGTCAGTAATAAACTTCCATGTATCTTCATTTTTACCCATGACAACGCCTTGGTTATGCTCCAAAACTATATTATTAATGACAAATAAAGGCTCTTTAATTCCTGTGCCGTAACAATTCTCCAATGATGTAACATCGGAAATCATTCCAATATTAAATTCTCCATAATCAAAACAAAAATCTATTGGTAAAGGATTGTCTGAATCAATATTCTTATTTAAAACTTTAATTGCTTCAGCCACGTTCTCAGCTTTTATCTCGTAACCGAAAGCATTTGCGTGACCCTGACACCAATTAAATAAACCTGTTTTAAGTAACTCAGCCTTTAAATCTGGCACATAGCTGTTATCAAAGTTTCTAGCAGACCCTCTGTATACGTTATTTTCTTCGTCTTTGCGGAGTATTAAACAAGGCTTTTTTGCATAACTGGTCATTTTCATAGCTATTAATCCTGAAAATACACTTGGAATATTGTTGCCCTTTAAGAATAAAACTGTATTTTTGTCGTTAGTTACGCTTTTCCTTAACGCAGGAAGTAACTTTTTCACTTGATTATCCTGTCTTGATTTAGCGTTTTTACAGAGTCTTACAACTCTTTGATAAATATTTTCTTTTGTAGTTTCACTTTCGCCACGTTTTTTGTATTCAAATTCTTCGTCTTGTTCGGTAAATGCTCTGAAAAGCAAGTCCTTTTCTTCCACATCACCGACTCTGCACATGGCATTTATCAGGCAAGTAATGCAAAATGCAATAGTATGAGGATTAACCTTGCCTTTCATGGAATAATTTTGAGCATTAATAAATTCTTCAAAGCATTTATTTGTGACGTTATAAAGACCTTTATCAATCAGCCTTTTTGTTTCAAAAGAACGTAAATCCATAATGTCAGAAATATTAGCTAGTGCCACAAGGTCAAGGTAATCATCGGCATAATCATTCCAGTAGCAATCATCGAGTGCTTGTAGAAATTTATATACAATTCCTGCACCGCACAATTCTTTATTAGAGTATCCTGAACTGCACTGATTGTTTACTATAACCGCATATGGGTTTGTTCTTTCAATATCATGGTGATCGAGAACAAGTATATCAACACCCTGTTCTGTCAACTGCTTGCATTGTTCAGTATCATTACTTCCTGCATCGGGAATAATCAACAAGTTTGTGCTTTCAGGTATTTCTATCTCAGAAGAAATACCATGTTGTTTTCCAGAATGTATCAGATATGTAATATCAATTTCTTTGTTAAGCCGTTTCAGATAAGAATACATCATAGCAGCACTGCACTGACCGTCAACATCGCAATCAACAATAATCGCCATTTTACTATTATTTTTTATGTGTTTATCTAGCACTTGAACCGCTTCATTAATATTGTCAAGATTATCATAAGAAATTAATACATCATCGGTTAAATGAGTGTATTCATTAACGTTAGTTATTCCTCTGTTAGTAAAAATAGATATTGGAATATGGCAATAATCATTATTGCCTATTATTTTATAATTCATGTTTTGTTGTTTCACTTCCCATTCTTTATAACTTGCGTATATTTGGTAATCAACTGTTTAAACTTATTGGGATTATCTGTTGGACTTTCTTTTTCTTCAAGTAAATTATCAGTGTCAACAATAGCACTTATTTGAATACAATCCAGAAATTTGTCAGCTATATCGTTTAACTCGTCTATGGTTACGTCTTTATCGAAACAAAATATAATATGGGAACTCAGCCTTGTCAGCATATTTATTTGATATTGGCTTATTTTCTTGCCGCAAGTTGCTACACAATTCTTTATTCCCATATTCCAAAGTTGCATAACACCTTTTTCAGCTTCAACCACATAAACGTAGCCTGTCCGAGCTATATATTTTTCGGATAAATAAAGTCCATACAATATTCTAGCTCTGTTGCAACGCTCCAAATATATATATTTAACTCTTTGCTCTTCTTCTGTCATTTCTTCTTGCTTTAAAAATAGCCTACCCTTAACACCGACTAATGTTCCCATTTCATCTCTTACAGGAATTGTAATTCGATTGGAAACATCGTCATAACCTATTTCAAACAGCATTTGAGTATCATATGAGATATTATCTTTCAAGAAATAATCATTAACGGCAGGGAAGTAGTACGATAGAACATTTTCCTTAATTGGCTTTAAAGGTTGCATTTCTTCGTAATTAGACTCATCATCTGCCATTTCAAATATAAATTTTGTGAACTTTAGACTTTCAGGCAAATCGTTATATTCATCTTTATAATAGTTAATACCACACCAATTACAAACTTTACGAACGGCTTCGTAAAACGTACAACTGCAAAAAAATTGCACAAGGTCAAAAATATCTATTGTATCTAAGCCTGAACTACTATGTATTTCTCGTGTGTAGTCAACTGTTAAAAGACCTTCATTGAGATAAACAGTGATCGCCCCTTGATTATCGCCATCAGGATTGCCACACTGAACATAACCTGCTTTACAGGAAATATGATGACAACCTATTTCGTCAAGTATGACAGGAACATAATTGTTCTCTAGTATCTTTTCTTTGAGGACAGAAATATCCATTTTATCCTCACTTTCTTCTTAGTTCTCCGACTTCATACCAAGTGTTTAGATCCAAGTCAACTTCAAATACAACTTTCTTTTTACAACCAAATCTATTTTTGTCTACATTGCCCACATAATACCTCTTGCCAACTTTAAGTTCACATTCAACATCTTTGCCCCATTCAGCATCATGCTGAACATAGCGATATTTATGAAAATCTCCAACAGATATTTCTTTAAACAGTGTCATCGTCCATATAATATGCTTTAGCTGTTTTGCATTAGCAATATTATTAGAATTAAGCTCGTCAGGTTTACAAAACTCCGTATCGTCTGTAAGCTGAATTGAAAGATAGCCAAACATATTCAACTGCTTTGCTAAATCAGTGAGCTTTGTTACTGTTGCTTTTAAAGCCGCCCAATCTCCTGTAGCTTGCGTGTCTTGCTTGCAAGTATCGTAGAAGAAGTATTTTGCACCATGAGTTAGATTAGCTTTCCGTATTTCAAATTCAAGCGTTTTATCGTCATAACCGCCAGCCATATCCTTAACGAGAATAAGCTCATTAGTTTCAGCCTCAATCCATTCAGCAATTTTCATTATTTTTACATATTCCTCTGAATTTTCAGCGACCCTTTGAATGTACTCTTGTAAAGTTTCTGTTGACTCTCCCCAATCGTCTGTTTTCTGATATATGTATTCACCTGATTGATCCTTGTACAAACCAAGTGTTAGTTCCTTTTCAGGCTTTTTCAACTTTATGCCGTGTAACTTTTGAAACTCAGCATTGTTTATACACGTTGTAATTAAACACTTTCTGAGATCGTCCACACCCATTTCATTAAGCATTACAAAGACTCTTTCATGCTTTACAAGCGTTAAATAAGCAATTATTTTTGTCATAAATCGTGATTTTCCTGCATTGGAAAGCATACCAATAGCCATTGTCGAACCTAGTTTACAGCCCCTAAATATATCATTTAGGATAGGAAAGGGAAGTGATACACCCAAATCAGGTTTTTCCATACACGCAATAAGCGATTGCTTAATATGACTATTCAGAATTTTGGCTTCTTGATTTGTCAAGATCACCGTATGTATTCTATCTGCTTTACCTCTAATTAATCTATAGATGTCTGAAGCCGTAAATTGTTCAAACTTTTTATGTTGTACAATTTTTGTAATATCAAAGCCATTTCTTTGATACTCTCTCAACAAAGAATACTTTTTAATGATTTCCTGATATTTGCCAATGTCATCGGTTATGGCAATTTTCATCCAACTGTCAAGAGTTTTCCAACCACCATATTTTTTGTACAAAGAAAGTCTTTCAGGCTCTTCTGAAAAATAAGTTAAAATAGTAGTTTTATTGAATGTTTGTGTCCTAGTTTTGTATATGATTTCGGCTGAGTCATAAAAAAATCGTGTAACTTCATCTGAAAAATCATATTTACTACGGATATATTGTCCGTAATTTACCAGTAAATCAGGCTGTTTGTAAATACAACCCACAAATAGAACTTCGGTAGGAACGTTTGTTATAATATCCATGTTTGTCACCTACCTAAATTTCATTAATAATACTGTCAATATCAAGGCTATCATTGTTTTTATCACGTTCTTTAGGAGATTTTGATGTTGCCATTTTTTCATAATCTATATTAACTTGTTCTTCACTTGTACCTGTTTTAGCCAATGTCTGTTCTTCTTTCCATTTCAAATAACCATCATATTTAGATAGGATAATAGCGAGATCATATGTAATTAACGCTGCACCTTCAATTTTTTTACCTTTACGAGTATTAAACTCATGTACCTTGCGAAGAAATGACATTTTCTTTCGCCACATATCCCATAAATCTTCAACAGGAACAGGTTTGTTCAAATTCTTATAAGTGCCTTTATACACCTTATCAAGATTTATAAAAAAATATTTTGGCAAGAATGAAATATCATATTGTTTGTACAACCAATCTGTAAACTGTATTCTTGTTTTTTTGTCCTGCTTGTCTTTCTCTATCTGTTCTTTTGTTCTTCTTTTTGCCAAGTATTTCACCGCCTTAATCAAAATAGATAAATAAAGGCAAGTGAGGGAATAACCCTCACCGCTTCATTTATAAAAATTAAATCTTAGAAATAACTTCAAGAACCCTTTCAAGAGTCTTAATATCTGTAATCTTCTTCATTTCTGTTGGCTTAATGGGCAGATCTTCTGCTGAAAGAGCTTCCTTTGCCTTTGTCTTGCCGACAGGATTAAGACTTTTCATAACGGCTGAAATCTTATCCAAAAGTTCTGTTGTCTGATTTTCGGCAGGGTTTTCATCAATACTATCCACTGGCTCTCCAACCTTACCCATAACTTCCTTTGTATAAATATCCTGCTCAATATCAACAGCTTTGGTAAGGTCATTCTTAACAGAAAACTCTTTCTTATCCTTTGTTCTGTCAATAATCACCTGCCAATCAACAAGTGACAAATCCTCAACAGTTTCCTTATCGTGTACACCTGTCCTGTCCTTGCTGATATACGCACAGAAATTGTTATCCTCATTAATGTACATTCTAACAACAGTCTTAACGTTGTAGTTCATCTGCTTAAAACCGTCAGGAATTTTTCTACCTGTTGCAACACTTGTAATCTTGCCATCATCACCCTTTACTGAAACCTTTTCGTCTGTTTCTCTTGCGGTCACAATAAAGTGCGCTCCGCAGGACATAAGGTCAAGTATCAAATCCTGACCCTTAAAATTAACTGTCTGATAATCTTTAAGTTCAAGTCCTGCACCTTCAATAGTTACAGTTTTTTCAATGCCAGTTAGTTCCTTTTTCTTTGCTTTGACAGTGTTTCTCTTCTTAGAGAACTCCACAAGTGCCTGCTTAGTCGTCAGGTTAAGAATAGTTGTACCATCAACTACAATAGCATCAGCTCTGAATGGTTCACCATCTCCGTCAAGTACAACCTCGTCTGTTTCGTTACCCTCATCATCGAGAACATGAAAATCTTCCTTGTTCTTAACCTTATTTATGTATTCTCTTGTTTCACCAAGGGATTGAGTGTACACGATATAAATATTCTCAGTGTTAATGCCGTCAGCTTCGAGTCCACCGATAAAATCATCAATAGAACCACACTCATTATCTATGTAAAGAACTCTAAATGGCTTGCCGTCAGGTCTTTTAAAATAAGCAAGCTGCAAGGCAAGTGTTGACTTGCCTGTACCTTCTTCTCCAAAAAGTATCATCTGAAGCTTGCTCTGTGTCTGTGTCGCTTTTCTTGCTCTAGCCATATTTTTTTATCTCCTTTTATATTATCGTTTCGTCGTTAATAACGGTGAGTAGCAACAATTTACCACTCATCGTCCTCGTCTGTCAGATCATTATCTGAAACAGAACCCCAATCATTATCATCAGAGCCAAAGTCCTTATTTGCGCTTTCAGTAGCCTTTGTCTTTGCGATAGCCTTATCAATTATCTCCTCCGAATATAGCTCTGTATCTACGCTATCCTTATCAGCTCCAGTAATGAGAAGTATTCTCTTTGTCGGATTGTTCACTCTGTCCATAGGGTTGCTTTCGCCCCAACCGTCATCATCTTCCTCAATTTCTTCAATATCATGTTCTATTACGATATCTCCGAATACTTTAAGGGCTGTATATGGCTTGAGCTTTCTTAGAGTGCTTACAAACTTTGACTTTGACTTGTCAATAACAAATTCCGCATCTTCTACAGAATTATAGGTTACAATCTTCGCAGATACGGTGAAGTTACCTTCATCATTCTTCTCAATACCCATGAATACAATGACCTGTTCAAAATTGCCAATCACATTGAAGTCCTCTGCGTCAAAATTTACTTCCTTGCAAAGCGAAATCTGTGACGGAACAAATCTTGTCTGGTGTCTATCCTGATAGGTGGAAAACTCATTCTTTCCTCTGACAAATACGGACATACCGTCCTTTGCATTATCTGCTATGTACTTACAAGCATCATATTCGACAAGTATTTTCTTATCATTTCCTTCCTTGCCCATTGAGTCAACCACCTTTGTCAAGCCAAGATTAATTCCAATAGGTCTAAAGTCCTTTTTGTTAAATGTAAATCTGTCAGCCCACTTTACCTTTTCTGTTGTTGTCTTTCTATCCTTACCTTTGCCCTCGGTCTTAGAAAAATATACTACGTCTCTTTCCATACCATTAAGGTTTATGTATACAGACTTATTCTTATCAATTTCAACTCCTACATTAACCATTCTCATAGGCTTGCCTGTAGAGGTTGTCAACTCCGTATAGAACTTGTCCTTATCACAGCCTGTCAGCTTACCTCTGATCTGAAAACTGCCCTTTGTTTCCTGAAGTCCAAGACCCTTATTATTTTTCTTTTCAGCCATATTTTTATCTCCTTTTATTTATCAGATTTTGTTGTCAAATAAAATTATCATAATAAAATTATCATTTTGTGAACTCAAAATCACACCATCTTATCATGCCTTCTTTCTTATCGTTGATACTACTTTGTGTTCATGTTGTCAAGTTCTTCATGTAACGCAATTCCGAAATTATTCAGTGACTCTGCTACCCATGTATCAGCAATATCATATCTATGGATCAAATTATATATTGCCTTATTTACATCAGAGTGCGAAAACTGCTTATCGCATCTATACTCAGATTTTTCTTTAGGGTTTATTTTAGTATCAAAAAAACGTATCTCTTTATTATCACAACTAGCGTTAGGAAAATATATTCTAGCCAAGGCAAGCAAAGCACCAATATATGCACTATATGTATCATCAGAACAACATTTTGAAGTGCCAACTCTTACTACCTTGCCGTATTCTTTCATTTTGGCAACCGTTGTCTTGTCGTGGAAAGTAATCTGAATTTCACGGTCAATATCAGACGATATTTTTTTTAGACAATTGGCAAAGTTACTATAAATATAAAACATACCATCGCCGCCACCACCATTTGGCTTAATTGTTTGGTATCTAATCATTCTCTTGTTGTTTACATACTCTATTGTTCTAATCCTTATTACGTTTCCAGTTTCGGTCATTCTATTACCGAAACTATCTAAACCAACCCGATAAAGTTCTCCAATCTTAAATTTTCTTTTGTTCATGCTCATTAAACTCCTTTATTTTTTTCTATGATAAAATGTGTATTTTAACGCTCTTTTCAGAGCGGAATTAAGAATAAAATCTATGTCAACAGCATGGCTGCTAATTACAATATCTATAATTAAACATCAAAAATACTATCCCAATTACCCAAAGAAACTTCTTTACCACAACAAGGACAATAAATACATCTAATATTCATTCGTAAGCCACTCTTTTGAGTGGCTTATTTTTTTGTTTATTCATCGCCACAGACCCATTTTATAATTCATTGGCTGATTTATTACACGTTGGTTTGAATTTGAAGAATTTCCAATGTGAACCATAGTCCATTATTGTTTCCGTACCCTCTTACCAATAACACCTATAAAGTTTTACGTTCCTTAATTTGTTATTTGAAATGTAATCATTCATAGCCCGACTACATTCCTGTGAAGTTCTGTAGTTTCCTATGACTCGTTTTTTTTGTACTTTTCTCGTCACACTCTATAAAATTAAGTTTAATCATTTTATCACCACCTTTGTTTTACGTTACTTTATATCTGTAACCTAGAATAAGTTACAAAATATTTTGGTTGGACTAGCTGGACTCGAACCAGCGGAATGAGAGAGTCAAAGTCTCTTGCCTTACCACTTGGCTATAGTCCAATGTTGGTACTGCTTTCACAGTACCTTTTTGTTCACCTACCTTTACATACAGATTAGTTTGTAATTTGTAATCAGTGTAATTTTAATTGATGAACCGTTATTGTTGTCGGCAACCGTAACCGACTTGGTGCAACTTAGGGGATTTGAACCCCTGACCCTTTGATTAAAAGTCAAATGCTCTACCATCTGAGCTAAAGTTGCAAGTGCAGGTATCACACTACATTCCCTTATGGTGAGATAAGCTCTGTACCTGCTATGCCAATTTACTTTGTACAGTATTGGCAAACTGTACTGGTGTCACTGACGAGACTCGAACTCGCATGGATTTTTCCGAGGAATTTTAAGTTCCTTGTGTATACCTATTCCACCACAGTGACACGTCTTATATTAATTCTACCGTGCTACATTTGAGATTATGATTATAGTATACTACTACTTTTGAGATGTGTCAACACATAAAAGCTAAAGTTTACAGAATATTAATAATTATAGATAATAAAAAAACGAGACCTTAATGATCTCGTTTTTGTGCCAAAATTTAGATTTTTGATCTCTTAGAACATTGCTCCAAATATATTTTATATTCTTGGACAATACCCTTACGAGTTAAATTATAATCAAAGAAATCTAATGCTTGGCTCAAGTTCTTGCCATTCTTACCTCCAATATCTGTTCTGTACACGTTTAACAAATATTTATGTGCTCTATAAAAAAAGCCCGATTTACTGATAATGTTTAATTTCAAACAGATTCTTGGAACTATAATTGTTCTAATGCCATTAACAACATTAACCGTGCTAGTGCCACTGGATATAGGACGAAATAAATAATCATTTGTGTTATATACTTTTGATATGTTGGCGTTGTTATATGTGGTTACATCTCTCAATTTACCACAGATATTTTGCGGTTCTTTTTTAAAATGCAATGAATAAATATTATCACACAACTCTTTATGCAGCATATCAGATATGTCCGAAAAATATTCAGAGGACAAATCTATTTTTTGCTTTTTTCCATTCTGCTGTTTTACCCATAGAATTTGCCTATCAATATCATAGTCGCCTTTTTTCATTTTGGATAAAGCGCTTTTTGGAACTCCGACCCATAGTAAGTAACATATTAACTTAACATAACAGGAATACGCACTTACCTCTACCGACCATATGTCTATATCAGGGTTATTCATTACCTTGTCAATAGCGTCATTCAGTTCTTTAACATCAGTAATAAAATTCGTTTGAAATTGTATATCTTCAATATCACAATTTATATTTGCAAAACTGAGCCAACTCTTTAGCAACATTTTACTGATCCTAAAACTACCAAGAGTCGAATTATCTTTTAAAAAGTTAGCAATATTATCATGTAGTGTCTTTTCTTCATTGTATTTTTTCAAAAAACTGTTCAAAGTTGATGCTTTTTTCTTTAACGTTGCATCGCTGGTAATATTCGCTTCCTTTTCGATATATTGATGTATCGAAAATTCCAACTCTTCTTTTGTCATAATAAAACCGTCCTTCCGAATATAATACATATAACAAAAAGTAATCTATTGTAGGAAAATATTGTACTAATTATCATATGTATTGTACCAAAAGAACGGTTAAAAGTCAAGCTAGTTTTTGATTAGCACTAACATCGTGAGAGGTTAATGCAAGAGAAATACAAATTGCCTGAGAAATTCTTCTCATTTCATTTGGAGTTAAATGACCTAAATAGCTAATTATTTTTGTCTTACTAATCGTAGCAAGTTGTTCGCATAGAACGACGCTTGTTTTAGCCACTCCACTCGTTTTGTTAAGCAGGACATGAGTAGGGAAGTATGTTTTATTTTTTGAGATATTTGATGTTAGCGGTGCAACTATTAAACATGGTGAATATTTATTTCCAATGTTATTTTGCACAACTATTGCTGGACGTACCCCGGCCTGCACAGAACCTCCCACATCAGGAAAGTTTACCAAAATCAAATCTCCTCTCGTTATCTCTCTGTCACATATTTTTGTGTTATTTTCTTTAAAACAAATTTTTTCCATAAACAACGTCCTCCTTTCTTTTTATTTAACGTTTTGTTTTTCTTTTTATTTAACGTTTTGTTGTCGTTGTTTATTTTTTCTTTTTCTATATTATAACCGTACAACTTTTAATATTCATTGTATTTTGATGAATATAATGTTAAATCTATCTTAATATTTCCATTGAGCCTAAATCATTTCCAAACATAGAAATATTCAGTGTTGCTATCTTTTCTCTTTTCTCAAAATTATTACACAAATTAATAATGATTGGCTCTATGTAGTTTTTTTTGCAAAACATATCTGCGTTAAATTTGCTTAAACACCTATTTTCTTGCAAACTCCACAAGCCAATAAAACATTTTTCATGCAGTTTATCATACATTATATATGGTGTAGCGGCTCGATTATAGTCAACAGCCAAAGTTCCGCAATCGAGTATTTCGCATAGCTTATCTATATTTAACAATTCAAAATACAGATATTGCAAGTTGCTGATCTGACTCTGATTAAGATTACCTAGTGCATATGTGTCGATAAGTAATGTAATCTTATCATTCTCAACGCTTGACCTAGTTTCATCAATATAATCTTCTTTCAGTAATTCCGTAATTTCAACCCACTGCTTTTTCTCTAGTGGAAAGAGTGGCATAGAAGCCACTAAACGCTCAGGAACATATCGACAAGAAATGATTAGAGTGACATCGTGTATTCCTATTATAATAGTATCTCTTGCAATGCTTATAATGGCTGATGAAAAGTCATATTCAAGCCGACCGATCGTCATACAGTAGTCAAGCAGAACTAAATCTTGTGTCCTGTCTAACTCTAAGCATAGAAAACCGTGATCTATCCCACAAATATCTTGTAAATCCTCAAAACCACCCCTATGTTCTTCTTTAATAATTGGATTGTCAGTTAGCTTCAGAGCTGTTCCATATATTTTGTCATTATTTTTGTTGTTTGTAAGTATAAACTCGTTATAGCATTTATTGCATACTAATTTTATTAATTCTTGTAAGACCATTTTTACAACTCCCTTTTAATTTTAATCTTTGTAAAAAGAACATCTGTTCTAATATGCTTATACTATACTATAAAACAAATGTTCTGTCAAGTGATTTATGTCCATTATTTTGTACAGTATATTTTATCACGCAATTAAGGTAAATATTAGTAAAACTAATTCCCACTGCCTTAATTTTATCACCATTCACTGCTTAAATCAATGATAAATTATTCCCAAAAATAAATACACGATTTAACAGCGACAATAGTTTCTTCGGAAGTTCCATACAATTCCGATATAAACTTCTTTTCGGGTTGACGGAAATGAAAAAGACTCTCCATTCTCATTTACCCATATCTCATGTGACCCCTTACCTCTGCGCGAGTATGAAAACCCACGCTCGGCAAGCAGCCTTTTAAATTTGTTTATGTTCATTTGTTTGTTGTTCCTTTCTTTTCTAATTTTGCAAGATTTGAAAACAAAACTTGCATTTTATTTACTTTAGTTTGTTGTATTACACTTTCTCAACATTCTAATAATTCCACTCTGACCCTTTGGCGTTACCATAGGAGTGAGTCCTATTCTGACTTCGCCATTCTGTATGTATGAGCTTTCTTTAAGCTGAAACCATGGCTGAGTGTCTATATACCTTTGATAAGGCATATTCTTATGACCGTCCTTACAGCCTAACACTTTCTTTTCTCTCAAAAAATTAAATAGCCTTGTTCTGCCTATCTTTATTCCGTTCTTAGTTGCCAACTTTGCCATGTCGTTCATTGATATACAATCTTCAGAAGTTTGTATATGACTTGCAAAGTCCACAAGAGGTTTATCCTGCTCTATCTTATTATTAAGCTGTCTGATCGTTGATAGATTGAGCCTGAACAATTCTCTCGTCTGAGCATCGGCATTTGGCAGATAGGTGTTAATGAACATCTCGTCATTGGCTACATAACCGCCTGTCTTGCGTATAGTCGGGAGAACTTCTGAAGTGATCCAACGTTTAAATGTTTTAGCCTTTGGTAGCTTACTTCCGAGAATAAGAGAATACAAGCCAGACTCATTAATGATAGTCATTGTTTGCTTTCCACCAAGGACGCCCTGAAATGGGGCGTCATTTTTATCATCATCATCAACGTGCCTTGCAATGGCATTTCTTGCCTTTGTATACCCCAAAATCTCAGCCACATCTTTTCCGACAAACCAAGGCTCTCCGTCCTTAACTTATTGTCCTCACTGTTCCAAATTCCTTGTTTGTGAATGTTTTAATTCCGTCCATTTTCTTTGTCCTTTCTGTTCTTAATTTACATTGTTGTTTGAAATTTCCTGCTTGCAAGCATAAAAATACACTATTGTCAAAGAAATAGTTCTTGACAGCAGTGTTTACTCATGATATAATATATTTACCAGAAGTAACACTTGTCAAAACACCATTACTATAAGTAATGTGCTTGTGTACTTTTGTTCACCTGACAACTCTGCTTGACTTTCCACGGACAGCAGAGTTGTTTTTTATTTGCCAACAATAGTTTTAGTTTCGTTTAGCCTTAGTACCAATTCAAACTTGTCATCTACATACATTTTCATGAATGTTTCCAACAAATCGTTCATTTTAATGCCGTTAATAGCACATTTTGACTTGAACTGATTTTGAATTTCGCTGTCTATTGTTGTTGTGAACGGTTTTCTATCCATTATTATTTTCTCACCTGCCTTTTATTATAGTGTAATTTATTTTTATATGTTTGTCAACCATATAAAAATAAAAATCTTTCACAAAATTCTAGCGTATTTTTTGTTGAAATACACAATTTTAGTTTCTGAGATATTACACTTAAACCCTAAATCTTGATTTTCAGCCTAAAATATGCTAAAATTTTTTTATAAAAAGTAATTCTAATTAATCTTAGAAATTGGAGGAAATAAAAAATGAGCAAAATAAAATTAATTCTTATTGCACTCATGACAACATTAGCATTGTCCTCATGTAATAGTAAAACAACAAGTTCCATATCTGACAGTAATTTCACTACCACTACAACAATTATAACAACCACCACTCCCACCACAACTTCTCATACTTTGACAACAACTAAACCATCAACTACCACAACTACTTCCAAATCATCAACTACTACCACAACGACTACAACCACAACGACAACTACAACTACCACGCATGATTATAGTTCTGAAATAAGTGCTTTAGAACAAGAAAATAATCGCCTACAGGGTGAAATCTCCACCTATCAGAACGAAATAAACAATGAGCAATCTGATATTTCCATCTATGAAATCTACAAATCGGATGCCGAAGATGATGTTGAAGAGGCTAAAATACAGCTTGAAAACGCCAATAAAAAAATGGTTAAAGTTTATGGTGATGGCGGTTGGACTACAGAAGTTGACTCCGAAGCAGTTTCAAAGGCTCAATCTCACTTAGACGATTGCCAAAGAGTTGTTGACGTATACAATGAACTTATATCAGAAAGTCAAAGTAATATTGATTATTATAACACTTGTATATCCAATAATCAAAGTTCCATTGAAAACAATAATAGTCTTATAAATGATTATCGTAGCAGATAAACACAGTAAAATAGGAAGCTTGTCACAAACTAACGAATAAATTTTACAAAGTTCCACAAAATAGTATTGACAAAATGGGTATAGTATGCTATACTATAAATGATGAAAGATTATCTCTATCATCTCTAATTTACGCTTCGCAATGTGCGACACAGAAACATTGTAGATACAATTACGTTTTACAATGTACGGCAAAGTAACATTGTAGTATTCAATTTACGCTTCGCAATGTGCGACACAGAAACATTGTAGTGATGCTGTCATTTTGGTTAATCTGAAGTGACAGCATATTTTTTGTATTAGGAGTGTCAAAATATGACGGAACATGGTATGTACTTTATTACACCCGACTATTATCAACTTATTCGAGATGTAGGAGGAACTTGGAATGATTGCAAGGAAAGACCCATTGTTTGTTTGATTAAGTCCACCGAAAATTCCAAATTGTATTGGGCAATACCTGTAGGCAAAGTAAATCATCGTGACACTAAAGCTATTAATCGTATTTATTCCTATATAAACAAAGATCCAAGAAATATTGCTTCTTGCTTTTATCACATTGGCAAGACAACCACCAAATCTATTTTCTTTATTAGTGATGCTTTTCCTGTAACAGATGTCTACATAGACAGAATTTATGAGGGCTATGATAAACAACAATATGTCATTGAAAACAACAATCTTCTGTCTGCTCTGAAATATAAACTCCAAAGAATTTTAAGTTATGAAAATGCCAATCCAAATTTCTTCCGTCAACATATTACCGATGTTAAAAGAAAACTATTAGACGAAATTAACAATTAAACAAAAGAGGTATTCATATGTCCGAAATTAAATCAATAACAGACCAAGAAATATTATCATATTGGAACTCAATTAAATCCGTGAGAGGAGTTGCCATTAAACTCGGTATCTCATGGCAAAGAGTTATTAAAAGTCTTTCTAGTTTAGGTATTATAGTCAACAATACCCACGCCAAAATCACTCAATACCACAAAGAAGGGAAGTCGGCTAATGAAATTGCCGACTTAATGAATATGAATGTTAATGTTGTGAAAGCCTATCTCCCACGCAACAGACCTCAATACAAGGTTAATCAATCTAAAAATGCTCTAGCAGTACAGAGGAGTAAAGAACGCCACAAGAAACGCTAAAGGGACTTTTAAAAGTCCCTTTTTATTTTACATACTTATCCACAACTTCCTTGCCCACTTCCATTTTTAACATTTGCTCTTTTACGAGTCTGCTATCGCAGCCACTATAATGTTGCTCAGTTATCCTCAAATCAGAATGTCCCAGACTCTGACAGGCAATACGCAAATCTCTTATAACATCTTCGCTGCCTTTTTGAATACAACTAATATACACGGAATGTGTCTGCCTAAAGCTATGAGTGCTGTATTTACCTTCTATACCATGTTTGGCGGTTATATTCTTTAGAAATGTTGTAACGGAATTAAGTTCCATAGGGGCTATCCTGAGCGGTCTGCCGTTCCAATCGTACTTCTCATTAGTATATACAATTTCTTCTTCTCCGTCCTCATTCAAGAAAATGTCCTCAATATACTTCCTCTTACGTTCTCCACTCTGAAAAATATAATCTTCTGGGTCAAGTCCATAATACTTGATTATAAAACTCAGCATTTTCTTCACAGTATCACAAAGCCATGCCGTTCTCCATTTGTCCGTCTTGTCCTCTTGTAATGTCAAGTAATCTACAATTTTGCCGTTGTTATCGGTTAAATCCTTGACCCTCAAGGTCATTATATCTCCGTAACGATAGCCTGAGTTGCAAGCAAAAATTATAATATTTGCCTTAAAATATTTTTTACTCTGAAACAAATCTTCCAAAATCACATTTAGATCATCAGGTCTGAACCAGCTTGCAGACTTCTGCCTGCTTGCCGTATGTTTTGTAATAGCATTTCTATGACTTTTTTTTCGCTTTGGCTGTTTTGTTATCTGTATTCCTGTCGGAAATCTATCCGATAAATCGAAAATTTTGCAAGTTTGAGCCGTACTAATATTCATTTTCATTCACTCCCATCATATACACAATGTAAATATTATTCCTGCTATCAACATAACGCTTGTAAAGAGCAAGCCAAAACCACCATAGACAACGTTCTTCACTATCATTCTAACTTTTCTCTGGCGTTCTTCTCTGAGCCTTTGACGGCGTTTTGCTTTTAAATATGCCTTCCGCATATTATAATCTTGTTCTTCCTCTATCTTCCGTAGCTCTTCTTTACGATCGTTGTCTAGCATTTTCACAAAAAGTAATGTATTCGTATTTTCATTTTTCATATTTATTCCTCCTATATTTATTCCTGCATAAAGAAATACTCCTATCAATCAATGTGATTAATAGGAGTATTTATATTTATTATATTAGTTTTATACACACAATCGCTTTCATATTGCAAGTAAACTGTCTATTTCTGCAAGTCTTTTAAGAAGCTTTTCACGCTCCACTTTTAAGCTTTCCACGTCTATATCAGATACGAGTTTAACGCCCTCGTGGTCTTTGATTTTGCTATAAATCGTTTCAGGAACACCTTTTACACGAACGATTGTGTTCTTATCAGCCGCTATTCTAGGACTTTTGGCAGAGCCACCCGAAGTGGCAAAGCCACCGTTTATAAGCATTGCATTGTCGGAGAAAATAACCTCTCTGTCACGATAAAGTCTTTTCAGAACAACCATTGAGCCAACTCTGATTTCTCCGTCCTCGTAGCCTTCTGTATAAGTGTCGAGGTCAAGATCTACCGTGACAGTGCTGACCGTACCAAGCTCTCCGCACTCACCGTAGCATTCGATGAGCAACGCCTTGACGGCTTCCTTGTTCTCCTCTGGAAAGACCCAGCAAGGTGCGTTCCACTTACCCTGTATCTGCTTTGCCCCTGCGACAAAGCTCTTGTTGTACGGGCTGTTTACCTTGATTTTCTCGTTTTCAACTGCAACTTTCATGTTTTATCTCCTATTATATTATATTACTTCTTATTGTCAGGTATCTTAGCCCATATTGCCTCTCGATAAGCCAACTCTTGGCTATAGGTTTCATGCCATTGCTTATCCAATTCTTTTCGTTCCTCAAGCGTAAGACTTCTACCCTCATCAATAGCCTTATAAAAGGCGTCATCATAAATCTTTTGAGCTTTGTCAAAAGCTCCAATTGGATTGTATTTTCTGTTAATTTCTCTCCGCTTATTTTCACTATGGTTCACACATAGATAAATAATAATCAAAATGATTGTTGCTAGTAACAATGTTTATTCCTCCTCATTCAGCTCATGCTCGTTGTAAATTTCTTCATTATTTCTAATTAATTATACCACAAAATTCCTCATTAGTCAACTAGAATTTTGTCGAAAACGTCCATAAAATCGGACAGTATGGCTATTTTTATTAACCACGTTTTACACTCGTCATCAGTATAGCCGCTACACTTCATTTGTGCGATATGTAATCTAATACGCTCATTCCGTTCCAATGATCTGATACGTTCCATAAGACGCTTATCAGGGTGCTGTATTACCATGTTATTCTGCTTTTCTATCATATAAAATTCCTCCAAAAATTAATTATGGAAATGTTTAAAAGCTTCTTCTTTATCAGTACATATTGTTCCATTAGTAGTTATGAATGTGTGAATTTCTTTTATCATAAGTAATAATTCTCCTCTGTATAAACTTCTTTTAATTAAATAAACCTATTCAAATTTTTCATCATATCCTCTAAGTTAGTTATTTTCTTCTTATAATGGTCAAGTAAAATTATGTTATATTCTGTTGGTGGGCAAGTACTGTATTTAGACATAGTTTCATGCCAACTTGTTATAATGTCTTTCATATAATTCAATTGATGGTTAGTACCGATTTCATACCAGCCCACACCCTTAAAGCTATTTGAATTAAAATAATATGCATCAATTTCATCATCTGTAAGATAAGCAAGCATTGCAACAAAGTTAAAAGCATCTTTATTTTCGATATAAACATAATCTGCCTCATACCAAATATCTTTTGCAAGAGCTTTCAAGTTTTTGTCTTTAGGTATTTCCCAATAAGGTTCATCATCGTACTTATCATATCCAACAAGCTTAAACTTCATTACATCTTTATTTGTTTTAAGTTCATGTGTAAGAGCTTCTTCAGCACTCTTAAATTCCTTACCATCTGTTGTCTTAAAATATTCGATATGCTCAATCATTTATATTCTCCTTCAAGTTAAAAAAAATTAAAAATGCTTATTGATATAACTAAATTCCGTAATTAAATCCGATAATACTTCTTTATCCTCTTCTAAAATATGGAGATTGATGTCAGTTTTATGCTTATTGTAGTTAGCTTCATCTACTTTTACAGCAACTTCTAGTGTGTGTAAAACATCAATCATAAATTCAAATTTTTCTTCATAAAACATAGAGTATGCTCTATACCAACCAGTACCTTTAAATTTTGTATAGCTTGCACACTTTTTATTATAATTAACCATATCTTCTGTGCTAGGTAAATAATAGACTAGATTACAAGCAAAATTAAAAGCTTCTTCATTTCCAAAATAAATATATGTGGTTGTATTAGGATAAAATATACTTAGTGCAAGATGAAATAAATCTGTAAAGTCTATATCCGCTTTATTATATCGGTCAGTCATAACATTATAAGTTACAATTACAATGTCTTTAACTTTTTCATTTATTTCAAGTTCGTGATTAAAAGCCTCTTCTTTACTAGTAAAAGTTTTATTATCACTTGTTGTGAAACATTCTGTATGGGTAAACATATACTTATCCTTTCTATATCAGTTATAGCTTTATTACATTATCTTCTATAAATTTATTTAAGTTTCTATCAGCTTCATAGAGTTTATCTAATTCCTTACGACAATCTTTAAGTAATGTTTCTTTTAAACTCTCTAAACAAGCATAATCACTTTTTTCAATATCTTCAATTATCTTTTTGAGATGTTTAATAATTTCAGAAAATAGGTATAGTCTGAATCATAACAAATGTGTTCTGCAAGGGTAATAAGGTCATTGAATTCCTTATCAACTTCCTGACAACGCTTTTTGTAAATAGGGATATACCTTATAATTTTAAATAGTTTTGCCCAATCGTTTGTTTTAAGTTCCCATTCAAGAGCTTTCTTTATATCCGTAAATTTTCATTATCTGTTGTAATAATATAATCTCTGTTATCTTCATTAAAAATTGTAATCATAAACTTTATCCTTATTACATACACTCCCTATGTTCTCTGTTTAGATTATTATCCACAATATCATCAAACCATCTTCCACCAACTTCAAATCTTCTCCTAATCACAAGTGATACAAGCTTCATGGTTCGCCAACTCATAGCTTATCATTTCTCTAAATACTTCATCATTTGACTTGATCTTATCAAATTCAGCTTGTAAATGCTCAAAGATTTTATTTGCACGCTTCACAATTTCATTGTTCTTTACATAGCAAAAACAAGCCGGACAAAAGTATTTATATATTTTGTTCTTTTCCTCAAATTCCTTTTCCCACTGCTTGCCAATTCCAAAGCAAGATAAATAATCAAATTGCATTCTCCAATAGTTATGCAGATAGTATGATTTTGCGGTATAGTCGTCATATGACTTTACAACGCTCATCAACTCGACTTCAGTAAAGAGCTTGTTGTTTAACTCCTTGCAATAGCAATCCTTTAAAGCTGATTTTCCTTGCTCCTCAACTAAATATTTATGGTGTAACTCGTATTCATCAGCGTGGTAAATATGCTTTTCGTTCTTGAAAACAAGTGCAGAGTATCCAAAGTAGCCGCCAAAATCAACAAAGAGTATATCGTGATCTTTTATGTTGATATAATCAAGAGCTATTTCAGCAGCTTTATTAAATGTTAATGATTCTATATCATTAATTGCAAGGGCTTTTGTGTTTGTCATGTTCTCCATAAAAAATATCCTCCTCTCGTGTGCTAGAACTCCATGAAAATAGATCTATTATTATCCTTATTTCCATTAGCCTTTATAATGCCGTTGACCGCTTGAACAACTCCATATAGCCAGCCGTTTAAATAGTCTATGTTTTCGCAAAACTGCACATAAGAGCCGTTTTTAACATCTTCAGCAGACTTGAAAATATACCAGCCTTTACCGTAGTCAGCCTTTTCAATGTGGATATAGCCCATATTGACGAAATAAGCCCTTAAATTATCCTTGATAATTGCAAATTGCTTTGGCGTGAAAACCTTCTTGATGTCCTTTGTACTGATGCCAATAGTGTTTATTATGTTCTCCATGGTTAATTCCTCCTCAAATATGTATCATTTTTTGGTTTATCTATGTTGTATGGTGTGTTTATTTTCCTCGTGCGGAAAATACCCACATATACCGCCCTTTATGGGCGGTTGTTATAATTAAATTATCTCCTCTTTAATGTCAACAACTCCGAATGGTTTATCGTTCCTGCCCTCAAAATAAGCATGACACTCACTGATTATACAGCCCTTTTGATATGGATTGAGATCATTTATACTCATCTTTTCTCCGTTTGTATTAAACAGTTCGTATCTATTTATATTTTTATTAATTCCGTAAAGAATAAACGTGCATTTGGTTTCTGCCATTGAAGTTAAAATATTATCAATCTCATCATCAGTAATATTTGAATTTTCTGCTTTCCAAATTTTCCGTAAACATTCTGTATCATTGATAGTAAATGTTATTTTGCGTGTATTTCCGTATTTGTTCATTGTCTTATTCCTCCTCAAAGTCTTAAAGTTGTATAACGTATAAATAATGGTTGTGGTATCCACTCCACCTCATGCGGTTTCGTGGATATAAGGGGCGTAAACCCCTTTAAAATGGTTCAATCTCAATGCCACTTAATATCTCTTGAGCCTTACTTAAAAATTCCACATTATAATCATCAACATAGTAGCTAATATAAAAAGCGGTTATCTTATCTACAAGTTTATCGTCACTCTTGATATAGTCGATTACTTCTATACGCCCAATAAAATCATCACTATCAAGATTTTTAAATTTTCTTGTGGCTTCTATAAGATCGTTTTTAGAAATTTCAAGAGCAGCCGCAAATTCCGAAACTGAATCAAAGTAATCATAAACGTTCATATAGTGCGGTTTATCACTGTAGATAGTAACGTGATCGTCATTTATCCATGAATGACCGCCCACATTTACAAATGTTTCAAGGCGTCCTATTTTTGCATCTGCATCATAGTAAAAATATACGTCCGTTTGGTATGGGTTTAAGTCGATCTCAAATTTCCGCAAGATCACCGCAAGCTCAGATACAAGATCATTGATATTGATAACGTCCTCATCGGTGATATAATGCTTAATGCTTGTACTCATTTTGATACACTCCTTTTAATTTAATGTTATATTATGTATGGTATCCCTTTAGGCTCATGCGCCTTTATGGGATATATAGGGCGTATAAACGCCCCTTAAACGTGCAAATACGCTTCTTTTTGGCTCATTTTTATAACGCTTTTGGCAGCGTTTAAAACGCTTTGCGGGATTCTATAGCCGCAAATAACGTATTTGTCAAGGCGTGTGCTATAGCCTATTGAATAGTTCCAGCCGTAAACACCAGCATTATAATAGTTAGTGCTGTCGGTATAAGCATCAATGCTGCTATCGTTTACCAGGATAACATCTTGACCGCTGATTATATTTTTAGCGTCATTGTTTATGATTTTTTTGATGTTGTGTACATAAAATTTACCTCCATTTTTCGTTTACGTTTGTTTTTGTTTTGTTTTTTTTATTGTCTCTTTTCTTTTGTTCTACACTGTTTAACTGTTATGTTACGTTCCAGAATTTTGATTCATCATCATTCTCTTTACTGTATTTTTCATCAACATCATCAATGTTGTAAATGTCAACTTTTCCCCATATCATTATAGTACAAGCATTTTCGCCAATGATAGCTTCAATGTTGACTTTCTTAAAAACTCCTTCTTCGCCTTCTTCGCTGATGCAATAGTGGCTACCATCCTTGTACTGGATCCACAGATAATCATCTGTTCGCTGTCCGATTTCATTTACGTATCTGAGACCATCGATAATATCAGCAACATCATGAAGGGCTTCTTTTCTGCTTTCCCATATCTCAAAAATCTGTCCACTTTTTGTTTCAAATGATTTCATTTTTATCACCTCTTGACTTTTTGGTTTTTTTGTGTTATCTTAAAAATATGGTTGATTAAATTCAGATCATTGCACTGGATTCAATCGTATTAACGGCTATTGTGTAGCCGCTAAAATTTTAGCAGATACCCTTTTTTTATATCCCAGAAATTCGGAAACTGGATTAAAAACATTTTGAGCCTATCGCTTTTAAGATTTTTCTATCGTACATTTGACGTTGTTCAATCGGTTTTAGCCGGTTCGGATAGAAAATATTTAATTTTCAAGTTGCAAAAATTTGTTATTGATTATAAATCAATTTCAATTACTAGCTGTCGCATAACCTTGCAAAAGTCAACTAGATTTTTTGTTGTGCGATTATCAACTCTTTTCATTTTAGATTTTACGCTTTTTAGTATTAGCAGTAAACTTATTTGTGATCGGTAAAGGGTTTTGCTTTTTGGTTTATTCCTTTCCTTTACTGTATCTATAGTATAACATATATACGTACGTAATACAATATATATTATGTACGTAATATATGAACTTTTTATGAAACGTGTTGTTAAAATGCACAAACCTAAGACTACAAAATAAAGCATAATGCACAAAATAAGCAATGAGGTATTAATAATTTATGAATGAAAATAATATAAAGCATAACGAATATATGAGAGAATATAGAAAACGTAAAACATTTAAACAATTAAAAGTGGATATTAAACCTGATGATTATTTGATAATTGATGAACATTGCCAAAAATCAAATATTAGTAAAGCTAAGTTTATTGTAAAATGTTGTAAATACTGTATAGATCATGATATTAATTTTGATGACTAACTAAACCACAATATATAGTGGTTAGATGTAGTATTTATTACTTGCAATACACAATATACAGTATGCTTATATCTTGAGCTATAAGGCTACTAGCAAGCGTTATACACTGTTGTGTACATGGGTGCTATAGTTATACTTGATAGCCGTTAGAATGGATTTTAGAGCATACAATATATAGTGGTATTGTAGTGTATTATGTGTGAGTGTATACTATATATTATGGTTAATGGTTTAATGATTGATTTATGTATGTGTATATCGACTTGCAGGCGAAAATCTTGCAAAGGTTCTTTACTAATGACAATTAGCCAATTTGCACAATTTTAAAGGCTGATTTTATGCAAATTGCTAGTTTAAAATAGGGATTGAGTATTGAATTTTAGGCGTATTTTAGTGAGTGTTTACCACTTTGGCGGTAAACAAGGGGTAAAATAGGGAACTGATAGGGATTGATTTTGAAGCAGATGGGCTAAAATGTTAATATTTGTTAATGTTTAAGGTTAATATTTTAATAATCCATGTTCAAATTTTAATAATTTAAGAGTGCTTTACAAGTTAAAGCAGGTTAAAATATTAATATAAAATGTTCAAATTTTAAAGATGATGATTAAGGGCGTTCGGTATATCGAATAGCAACCACCGAAAAATATACTTGACAAAAATCAAATATTAATAATAAACAAATACACAAAAAGGTCAACTATTGACTTAATCAATGATTGATAAAAATCAAATATTATAAAGTCGGTTGAGCCTGCATGAAGTCGGCAGAAATTATATTAACATTCTATGAATTATATTACAATTATTTATATATGTGATTATGGCAAAAACACATATAAAGCACGCAAATAGGCGGTTTTATGGATATGTTAATATACTTAATTAAATAGCTTTGGAGGGGTGGCTTTACATTTATGGGAACATATGGAAAGCAGGTTATCCCCTTAGTAGTTCCACTCTATCCACACGCCCCAAAACCAAATCCAAAATCAAAATAGCATTTTTTAAAATTTCTGCACATTCTCCCACTATCCCATCAAAACACTCAATTTTCATTCGGTAACACGTTCGAGTAAACTTCGTATCTACGCCATTTTTTCAACTTTTCCAAACCCAAAAATGTACTTAAATACACCGAAACACACCAAAATTAACTTGTAAACATTATTTCTATACCATAAGAAAACAACCCATCACTCCCCAAAATACACTCTATTAAAGACTATAATAGGTCTTATTTTTTTGTCCTAAAATGGCTATAAATCTAGTTTTACATTTACCCCACCACTCATTTAAAATTCAATTTTAATTCACTGTCAACTTATTAAATTACACTTCAGAAATAATATACTATCACCGAAACATCTCAAAACAATAAAAAACCATCAAAAAAATCATTTATAAAACTCATAAAATAACCTATTGTAAAAACGAAAAAACGTTTTTACGCCTTGATTTACAAGCAAAAACAACGAATATGCTATCGTAATTTTACCGAACGCTCCGAAATAAAATGCTTAGACGAAAACAAAATGTTTAAGTAGTTGCCAGACAACTCATGCAAACAATAATCTTTCAACTGAAAAAATATCTGTGAAGATTAGCGTGACCGTAGGGAACGATAATCAAACAGGGAAGTTATATACGAGCGTAGCGAGAATATAACTGACTAGCTGTGCGCAGCACAATAATAAATACAAAGCTTCTTCAATAACATAATGTCAATACATTATCATTAATTATCATTATCGGTCATTATTGCTTTATTGTTCAATAGATATAATCACCTTAATAGATACAATCACAATGATCTTCATTTTATGTTAATTAATTTCATGTCAACTATTTAATATTCTGTCCTACATTATTTAATTTTTAATTTCACTTTTCCTGAACCTCTCTTATTTTCTGATTTTTAAATTTTATTTCATTTGTCTTGGCTTATGTTCTCTAAAAATGTAATTGACTTAATTATCCTAATACAATAACAAATTAACATAAAAGTTACATATTTATGTTCAACTTGCTATTGACACATCTCAAAAGTAGTAGTATAATAGCCATAGAATCTCAAAAGTAGTATAGTAAAATTACAATATTAATATATCATATTGATTATTAGTTGTCAACAAGAAATTTATTCCTGTAAACAATTAGTATTTAAAAGAAAAACCTACACGCTTTAGCGGGTAGGAAGGATTCTCTTATTACTAAGTTATCTAGTATTATTCTACTCTACACTTTAGGGGGTACTTAGAGTATAATGATTGCAAATTTTTTTACACTTTATATCCTTTCAAAGTATAAAGATTGCAAAAGTAAAATTAACAGCAAAAAGAGGTGAAAAATCATAGCTCAAAATTATTTTGTGAAAATACCCAAGAAATACATATATGTTGACTCGGCAGACGGTTTTCAAATTTTACTATATCGCTGTCTTAGTTACCTATACAACACTAGAACAGAAACAGTTAGTACATCTATAAATGAAATTTTAGAATTGTGCCATTACTCACTTCGTAGTAAGGGTGACAAAAATATTGCCCATAAGGTCAAAAAATCTATATCAACTTTTGTTTCTAAATCAAATTTGATATGGGACAACAAACATGATTATCGGTCATCAGATAGCGTCAATGCAAACGCTTATTTAAGATTTAAGGTCAACAAAGCGGTGTTTGATCCTCCAGATAATTTTGTAATATTGTACGACACAGAATGGGATAAACTAATGTCTATTTCAAATAGGCTGTCTAAGTCAATACTTCTTCGTGTTTACCTATACATAAAGTCATGGAATTTTCAGAATACGAAAATTATAACAGAGAGTGTTTGTGGCTGCTACAAAAAAGAAACGGTAATAGCGGAAGAACTACATATGTCGGTCAGACAGCTAGACAACTATTTAAAAGCATTATGTGACAATGGACTAATAGTCAAGCATATTACAGGCTCTTATAAAAAGAATGGCAAGGTCTATAATGCTCCTAACGTTTATGTGCTTAGTTCAGATCTGAACGTACAACAACATATCCGAGAAGCTGTTGACAGACTAAAGTACACCTATAAGGTAGATGAATTTCTACCAATGACACATAAGAACAAGAAAATTAGAAAGGATTGATAAACGTGATAGATAATAAGATTATAGTATTTGAAAACGAGGACTTTGGAGAACTTAGAACGGTTGAGATTGACGGAGAAGTTTGGTTTGTAGGTAAGGACGTGGCAATGATATTGGGTTATGGAAATGGAAAAGTTAAAAGTAAGGCTTTAGCTAACGCTATAAAAGATCATGTAGATATTGAAGATAAAAGGTTCTTAAACTATGATGAACTTAAAGCGTACCAAAATGGTGACCTTAAAAATATTAGCCACTATGGAATGACAATTATAAATGAAAGCGGTCTATATTCTCTTGTATTTGGAAGTAAATTGTCAACCGCAAAGAATTTCAAACACTGGGTAACTTCTGAGGTTCTTCCTTCACTTCGTAAAACTGGTACATATAATACGCAGGCTTTTGAAGAATTAAAAGCAGAGGTAATAAATCTCAAAGAAGAATTAGAGAAAAACAAATTACCCAAGAAAACATATAGTCCATGGTTTGGTCGTATGCACCCTAAATATAAATTAATAGAAGATAGTCTTGGTATTACTAGGGGTGCATTGTATAGAGAAATTCTTAAAGAGCTTGCTAACAGATACGGACTTGATACATACCAAATAGAACAAGACTATTTGTATGAAAATTGTTTGGATAAATGTTATCCTCTTGACCCATATCAGTGTGTTCCGCAATATCGCAATATGATAGAAGATATTATTAATGAGTATTTAATCAGTTACAGTTTAGCTGATAAAAACGATATTATTGCGACTAAGAAATATCAGACGATATTTTCAAAAACTAATTCTAAGACTGATTATAATGAGTCTTATCTTAACACAGAGGACGGTGATAATAATGAGTAGAAATTGCAAAACAACTTCTTTACAACAACTATTTCCTGAAGATTATACATACGAGGCTCATGACAAGCCCTTGGACGATAATGAAGAATATTTGAGGTTTCGCAGTGAGTATTGGACTATGCTGGCTGAAACTGACGATACATACAAAGAAGATTATATGTAAGATAAAATAAAGGAGACAACAAAATGAACAATTTGAAACTTGTAGAAACAGACATATTTAATGAAATCGCAACTTGTGACTTTTGGGGTAACGCTAACAATGAGTATCTTGTCACAAGAGAACAGATTGGTAGAGCATTGGGTTATAAAAATCCAAGTGAAGCAATTAAAAAGATTCACATGAAACATAGAGATAGACTTGATAATTATAGTTGTTTAATTAAAAGTGACTTTAGTCGAGGGGTGCGTTCTGGGGCTATCGACTCTAATGGTGCAATTCAGGACAGAATGTTTTATAACCGCAAAGGCATTATGGAGATTTGCCGTTGGTCTAGGCAACCATTAGCAGATAAGTTCATGGATTGGTGTTGGGAGATTATGGATAGGCTTATCTCCAATAGTTTAAATACCGTAACATTATCAAGAGAAGAATATTCTGTAATTGTCAATGCTGTCAATGAAGTAGGTCAACTTAATAAAGTTAATGAACAGCTTACACGTCAGTTGCAAATCATTTCTGCACAGAATGCTACAATGCAGGATAAGCTTTCTCGTATATGGCAGAAAATAATGCTTATTGTTCCACCGGTACATTATTCTTCTTGGAAAAACAAGATGTCTCAGAAAATTGTTTCGCTTGCAAAGATCTTAGGTTATACAAATGATGATGATAGAAAATCTATTTATGGTGATATTTACAGTATGATGAAGTCAGACTATGATATTGACCTCGACTCCTACAAAGAAAATTATTTGTTATCGCAAACAGATTGTAAAAACGTAGCAATGATAGATGTTATTGATAGCGATACAGTTCTTAGAGATATTTTCGAAGAAATTGTTGACCGATACATACAAATAAAATCAGGAATGGAGGTAATGAACAATGCCTAAACTAACAAAACTTACAGAGAGTGAGTATGCCAATGGCGTACTCGCAGAAGCTAAAAGAATAAACAATAACGAGACAATTCGTAAACAACCGCCTACAGAACAGCAAGTTAGATTGTGTCTTAGAGTGTTAAGAGATTTTCACATACATATAAACAAGGATAATATTCCTAGATTTAAAAGTGTTCAGGAACTAGAGCTTTGGCAGAAAAAAATGATACACGATAAATTATATGACAGCAACTAAAACGGAAAGGTAGATTAAAATGACAGAAAACAACAAAACTATGGTAATAGTATTCGAGAGCAAAGATTTCGGCAAGGTGAGAACGGCAGATATTGATAACAAGATTTACTTTTGCGGCTCTGATGTGGCAAAGGCGTTGGGGTATGCAAGACCAGCGGACGCAATAACATCTCATTGTAAGGGGGTCTGCGTTTTACCGACCCCTTCGGCTGGAGGTGTGCAGAAAACAAAATTCATCTCAGAGGGTGATGTTTATCGTCTTATAGTACATAGTAAACTCCCTTCCGCAGAACGCTTTGAGAGTTGGATATTTGACGAGGTACTTCCAACCATACATAGAACAGGCAGTTATATTATGGAAGGCTCGGAAAAAGACAACGAATTAAAACTTTTGCAAACTACGGTTGCTCAGCTTCAGAATATGTTACTTGCATTATCGGCTAAGAAAATACCAAATGAAAAAGCTTTGAACATATGGAAGAAACAAATTGGTACTCCGCTTATAGCGAAGTTGCAGGATAATGCTTTGCAATCTACAGGTGAGGTTATTGAGTTTGTAGATATGTTGCATAGAGTTTATACTCAGATGACTTCAATGTTTGGTTTCTGTACTGCTACGGCTCTTAGTGAATTTACAGACAAGTATAACTGTGATTGCACTACAACACAACCTAGTATTATAAATGCTATTGCGGATAATCATGTATATCAGGCTTGGTTTACTCAGGCTTGTAATCAGCTTATGATTTGTGTAGGTAATGGGGATAGGTTTACATCTGACGATGGTTGTATTTATAATGCTACACAGTTTACTTCAGAGGACAGCTTTGATTTTATTGTTCACACATTGGCAGATGTTATGAAAGATAGATCGGCTCACCATGCACACACGCTGTCTATAGTTTACAAGAAGATAAACACCACAAGAGGTTGGCATAATCAAATGACTAGGAAGAAGGCAAAGACTAAGAAAGATGTAATATTGTCGGATAGAAAACAGTTTACTAAATTTGTGCTAGTTAGTAACGAAATTATAAAGGAATTGGGAAGGAGTTAAATTTATGAGAACATATACGGTAACAAGTAAAGTAACCGCAGAGGAACGTGAGGTTACAATTAACATTTCATGCGAGAATGGCGAGTGGATCGCTAATTTGTATACTTGTATTGAGAAGTATGCCAACAAATGTAAAAAGCAAGGTTGGAAGCAGATTGATGAAACAAGACACACTGACGGTACGTTTATTGGAGCTACATTTATTGCTCCTGCTAAAGCCATTAGTATTAGAAACGCTCACCCGACTAAAAGGGTCATATCAGAAGAACATAAACAAAAGCTTTTAGCTGCGAGAAATAAAGATTAGTTAAAATTGTACATTAATTATGTTAATTTTACAGCTATATTGTTTTGAGTATAATTTTACTTATGAAGTATTACTCTTTAAAATTTAACACAATTAATGTATGTTCCTGACGGTAGAACGTAGATTATGATAGATATAAAGATAGGAGATATAAATGCTTACAGCACAAATTAATAATCAACCTATAAATTGTTATGACAATAAGTATGATAGAGATACTTTGAAAAAATGGGCGGACAAAGGAATTTTGCAATGTCCTGTTTGTTATGGAAAGTACGAATATTGTCATGGCAAATTGGTAAGCCCTTATTTTAGACACAAAGACAAAACTAAATGTGAGATAATTTACTCTGAACCCGAAACAGAAGAACATATTCAAGGTAAAATAGCATTATTTAATTGGATTAAGAAACAAAATGGTGTTGTCAAGGCTGTTATGGAGGGTTATATAGAAGAAACAAAACAAAGACCTGACATCATGTTTGAGTTTGGCGGACAGCAGTACGTTATAGAATTTCAGTGTACGCCAATAGCAAGTGAGCAAATAGAACGCCATGAGTTGTATCAAGCTGCTAAAATTAATGACATTTGGATTGGCGGTAAGGAAAAATATTCAACTGGCAGGACACATATTGATAATATTGCATATGCAATGTTTGACTATCAGAAAAACACTTTGTCTAAAGTTAAAGATCTTTTGAATAAAAACTTGTTACCTTATAATAATTTACCGCTTTGGAATTTTAACGAAATACCTTTAGAGAATGTAATGTTTGACGGAAAATTTACTTTTGTAAATCAAATTATGGAAAAATATGTTGATTTATCAATGAAAAAACACAATGCGGAATTAAAAAAGCAAGAGCAGAGACGACGTATTCATAGTTTGGTAGAGGTTTGTAAAGTTATTCCAGAATGGTATGCGCAAGTATGTCATCATTGTAAAATCGACATACTTGAAGGCAAATCATCTTCCCCATATTTGATTATGATGAAGTTTGCAAGCGATATTACTGCTCCTTTCACAATGTTCATCAAAGAAAATTTGATTGATGTGTGTGTAACCGAGATGTATAATCGTAGGATAAAAAATAATTCCACTAATTGCGGAAAGTGCTATTGGCAAAAAGCAACTAAATTTGTAAAAATTGAAACACTTAAATATTCGGACAATCAGCAGTTGGTTTCTGTGATTAAAGAATATTTTTCAAAGCAATTACAAAAGGCAGTAATTAATAAATATATGGGAGGAATAACAAATGGCTAAACAACAAATGTATCAGCAGTTTATTTTTAAGTTGCACAGTTCAAGAATTTTAAAAGCACCTGATAAAAATTTAAAGATCTCTATACAAGAAGCTAGAGATAATAGGGAAATTATTTCTCTTGCTGACGGACAAATTTTACAAATGATTGATGAGATAAATTCATTAGATAGAAAATTTACCGCAGATAGGATAAAGGAAATTAAGAGAGAAATAAAGCTTTTGAAAAAGCAGCCAAAGTCGAGAAATACGAGTGTACAAATTAAGAAATGTTATCAGGACTTAGATAACATTCAATGTAAACTTGACTATGTTGCGATTATAATGAATAATAAGGAAGATATTTTTAAGCTGAGTTACGGATTTAGAATAAACGGAACGTACTATAATAGACTTATAGGCACAACAAATGGTATAAAAAAGAACACAGTTATTTATGCTGCCGCAAAGAACTCACAGCATATAAAATTATGTGAGGAATTAACAAGACGCATGAATAATGGAAGAAACTTAAACAAGGAGCTTGTGCCTGCTAAGTTTGAAGCTTATAAAGCATTAACTTGTTCAGCTTCTGTGCCTGTGACACATCCAAAAGATATTCTTGTGGTAGATGATTTGATTGTAACTTGTAAAGAAAAGGTTATAAAAATAACAGATGAGTTTGATGGAGAGCCTGTATTAACTGAGCCTGACAATCCTGAAATTATAGAAGTAAATGACAGTGACGGTTATGGTTTAATAACGCCCACATTGTCGGAGACATGGGCTAAGGATGTTCTTGAGGACTATATACCTAGTGGGTATTGCATAAGAAATAGCTTTTGTAAGGGTATGGTGTTCACGTTTGACTTTCATAAATTTGCCTATGAATATGGTACATTCAATGAAAATGGTGATTGTATTGTTATTGATGTATGGGGAAATAAACATAATATAAAGAATGTAGACTTAATACTTACAACTTCGATGTTAAAATTGTGGGATAGTTATGACAATATTGATTCGTATTTGGAAAATTGTAAAAAAAACGGATATGGCTTTAGAGTAACAAAAGTGTGTCCTGAGAAACTTGAAAATGAACGTAATATGAATTATCAATTCCTGCAAAGCTATGAATTAACAGATGAGGAAATTCAAGAATTGATAGCCCCTACGGTTAATGAAATAAAAGATGTAATTCACGGAGATATTGACAAGACTATATTGTTTTTAAATGGGGCTACTTCAGATGAGGATTTTAGCTTAAACGAGATTGACAATGTTACCAAGTCAGTTATGATAGAACCAAGCATGGCAAATGACCCATTTGTTATAAATCGTATTAATTATATGATTAAGAAAAAAATTACACAGGCTAAAATTGGTGTACTTAAAGTGCATGGTAATTATGCTGTTATTTCAGGCGATCCATTTGCCTTATGTCAAAAAATATTTGGAGTAAATGTTGAGAATGATGATTATGGATTGCTTAAAGCTGGACAAATGTATTCAAAATATTGGTCTGACTATGGGTCTGATAGGGTTGTTTGCTTCAGAGCGCCAATGAGCTGTCATAATAATATTAGGGTCATGAATGTTACAGTTAATAAAATGATGTCTGAATGGTATAAATACATGACAACTGTTAATATTGTCAACTGTCATGACAGTATGGCAGCAGCGTTGAACGGCTTTGATAAGGATTCTGATGCTTTAATTACAACAGATAATCCGATATTGCTCAAAAACACAAGACCAACTAAGACAATTATGTGTGCCCAAAAAAAGGCAAATAAAGAAATTATTTGTGAGTCCAATTTAATGCAGGCTAATTATAACAGCTTTGGTGAAGAAATTGGTAAAATCACAAATAGAATAACTGCAATGTATGATGTTCAAGCAAAATATCCAAAAGAAAGTAGGGAATATAAAATACTAGATTATCGTATTATGTGCGGTCAGCTTCTCCAACAGAATTTTTATCTAAAAGTTCGCTTGTACGGTAACGTGCTTGAAAAATAATTCATTGAATTGCTGGAAAATCCTAAAGTCTAATATACTACAACGCAAGGTTGAAATACCTAAACGTGAAAGTGACGAAAGTAGAAAAAAATGTTAGAATGACACAAGGTTAAATCCTAAATGTTTTAAAATGGATAATCAGCAGCCAAGCTCCGAATAGGAGAAGGTTCAGAGACTAAGTGCTTTACAAGTGATTGGTAAAGCCAGTGGTGAACTCCCAAGCGGAAGAAGATATAGTCCGAACTCTATTGAAAGATAGAGGGTGTGTTACACACCAGCGTTGAGTAGCGTCAATATTGTCTGTTATATATAAAGAAAAAACAAAGAATAAGGAGGTGTTTATTGTTGGATTTAACAGGGATGAAATTCGGGAGATTAACTGTTTTATCTTCTGCACAATTTCAAGCAAGTAAAAAGAAAATGTGGAATTGTAAGTGTGAGTGTGGCAATTATGTCACTGTTAGAGGAACATCTTTAACAGGAGGCATAACAAAATCCTGTGGCTGCTTGCAAAAAGAATTAGCCTCAAAAAAACATAGTAAGCATAATGGCTATGGCACAAGACTTTACGCTATATGGGACAGTATGAGACAAAGATGTAATAACAAGAACTGTCGGGCTTATCATAATTATGGTGGCAGAGGAATTAAAATATGTGATGAATGGGATGACTTTGCTAATTTTAAAGAGTGGGCAATAATTTCAGGTTATGATAATACTGCAAAGAGAGGTACTTGTACCTTAGATAGAATAAATGTAAATGGAAATTATTCCCCTGAAAATTGCAGATGGAATACGATGAAAGAGCAATCAAATAACAGAAGAAATACGATATATATGACAGTAAATGATGAAACACATTCATTGTCAGAATGGGCTTCGATAACAGGTATTAAGTATGATACCTTGTGGAAAAGGTATAAAAAATACGGATGGAGTCCTGAGCGAGTTGTTTCATAAATAAAATATAACAGACAAAAGCTAAACATAATTGGCAATAGATAAAGCAAAAGGTATTATATCCAAGCCTATGCCTGAGGCGTGGTACAACAGATTTGCATTAAACTACAATGATAATGATAGTGACGAGGAAAGAGTCGCAAAGGAATTTAACAAAACAATCATTGCTGACAAGAAACCATATTTTATGTGTTACATATATCCGCAGGAAATGTCAAAATATAAAAATTATATTGAAAATAATAATGCTCAATGTATAAATTTATTTGGCATGACGATTTCTGAATTAGAGGTTCTTAAAGATAAAACGGAAGATCAGCTAAAGTATTTGGATTGGTATTACAAAAAAATGCCTGTCAGTGTTAATGATTGTACCATGAATCGTATTTGTAGGGCTGTTGAGTTGGCTTTTGAAAATTATAACACGGAAGTTAAATCGTCAGCTAGATTTGATTATAAAGTTATGCAATACAGGCAAAATGATAAATACTCTGACTATCCAAAATTAAAAAAAATGTATGAGAATTATACAAGGAATATAACTCAATACATGGTATTGTCTAAGAAACAACGTTTCGATAAAGAACAAATTGATAATGACAAGATGATAATGACAGAAAATTATCGTAAGCTATGTTCTGAGATTTGCACAGATGAATTTGTGTTGTGTGATATATTGCTTGATATATGCTATAAAACAGAGAAATCTAAGAAATTTGTATGGGATATTTGTGGTGACACTATTATTGAAAATCTTTTAAGATTAAATGATTGGCAGATGTCTTATTATGTACCCGATGAAACTGGAGATATTGAGTATGGTGGAACAAAATATAGAAAAGCCGTAAGAAAGATTGGTGTGTAAATGGATATATTTTTAAACGAAATTGCTGAGGCAGAAAAAATAATTGAAAGTAAAGATTTAGGTGTAAAACCGTCACAATCATTGTTTTTGTTGGCTAAATATTACCGATATGTAATGAAGTATAAAAAATCTAAAATAATTACTGCACTAACTGATTTTATCAAATCAACAGGTATAAATTACAGACCTTCTGATTGGGAGAAAAGCGTTGAAAGACAAGTTGACAGAACACGTAATAATCCACCAATTAATATTGAGTACATTGGCATAACACAAAAGGAACTTGAAGATATAGCAAGGCTTAAAAGCCCACCAGTTGAGAGAATAGCTTTTACAGCATTGTGCCTTGCTAAATATAGAAATATTCTTTGTGCAAGAAATAATAATTGGATTTGTACTAGCCACAAAATGCTGTTTTCTCTATCTAGTGTGAATAAAACTAGATATGAAAAAGAAATGATGATACATAAGTTAGTTAAAGCAGGAATGTTACAGCCAGCATTGGCTGTCGGAAATACAAATCTTCAAGTAAAGTTTATTGATGATAGTTCTCTAATAGTGCTAAAAATTACCGACATGAGAGAACTCGGTAAAGAATATATGCTGTATAGAGGTAAAAAATACGCACGTTGCGAAAATTGTGGAAGGCTATTTTATAAGAGATCAAATAGTCAGTTGTACTGTAAAAATTGCAAAGGTTATCAAAAAATTAAAACCAAGGTCTTAACCTGCTGTGATTGCGGTAAGGAGTTTGTGGTTGATAGCAAAGCAAATAATAAGCAAAGATGTGATAAATGTCAACATATCAAACAACTTGAATATCAAAGAAAATCAATGGCTAAAGCCAGAAATATAATGTGAAGTAGTCAATTTTAAATAGAAAATAGTCAAACACCTCGTAAACCCTTTGTTATTGGGCGTTTGCGAGGTGTTTTTATTTTATGGTGTTATTTCTTATTACGGATATAGATAATAAACAAACTTATCCAATATATATTATATCACGCACAAAGTCAATATTCAATAGGCATTGTGTACAAAATTAAAATTGAAAAGGTGGTTATTTTACACATGATTTTCGTCACAAAGGACGAGGCGGATTATCTTCGTCAGAACATTAAGAACGTTAAGATTTTCAAAACGTGCCGTCTGAAAAACAATGGCTCTAATCGTGGCAAGAGATATACAGAGGAAACATCTGCGGTTATTAATCTGCTTGCCAAGTACAGAGCCGATTAAAAAAATATCTTACAGCACGTCTGTAAGGGTGGGCATATCCCACTAACTTATTTAGAAAAGGAATTTATTTTTTTATGACAGTAACAGAAGAACTTCCAATTTCCGTTGTAGATAATTTGGATAAGAGAAAGTACCCTACGCCTGAAGAGTACAACTATTGGAAATCAAGAGAAAACAGAACATTTTTTTATTGATTACGAGGTAGACGAGTTTTATAACCTTATTGAAAATAAAAACCAGCCATAATCCCATTGACTTTAGACGGTGGGTTAGGCTGGTGATAAAATCACTTTTCATTAAGAGATTTCTTAATTAAAGTTAAAATTAAATTGTTTAGACTACGATTCTGTTCTTTTGCAAGTTGTTCTAATTGATTTTTTAAATCTTTAGGAATAGTAAGTGTCGTTCTTACATTATCTTTAGATACTGCCATAATATCATCTCCTTTTCTAAATTATAACACATACAAAAAGTGATGTCAAGGTGATAGCTGAAGTTTACAACTTGTTTACATTGCAGTGTTGACAAAGTGCTATCACCGTGATATGATAGTGATAGAAAGGTGGTGAGGCGATGCTTAAATCATTTAAGTACAGATTATATCCAAATAAAACACAAGAAATACAAATACAGAAAACATTTGGTTGTTGTAGGTTTGTTTATAATTAGACACTTGTTTATAGAAAAAATCTTTATGAAACAGAAAAGAAATCTATGAGTAAATTTGATTGCAATACATATTGTACACAAGTTCTGAAGAAAGAATATGTATGGCTTAAAGAAATTGACAAATTTGCTCTTAACAACGCAGTATTTAATATGGATAGTGCATATCAGAAATTCTTCAAAGAACATTCTGGTTATCCTAAATTCAAAAGTAAGAAAGATAATCGGAAAGCTTATTCCACAAACAGTACTAACAATAACATTGAAGTTGACTTTGAAAACAATAGAATTAAACTTCCAAAACTTAAATGGGTAAAAGCTAAGGTTCATAGAGAATTTGTTGGTATTATCAAATCAGCCACCATATCACAAACACCAAGTGATAAATATTTTGTTTCTATCCTTGTGGATTGTGAAAATTTTCACATGAAGCCTACTGGTGCTATGATCAGTATTGATTTAGGCATTAAGGATTTAGTTATTACATCTGACGGAGATAAATTTGAAAATTCTAAAACTCTTTACAAATATGAAAAGAAACTTGCTAAAGAACAAAGGAAACTTGCTAAAAAGGCAAAAGGTAGTAGCAACAGAAATAAACAGCGTATTAAAGTTGCAAGACTTCATGAGAAGATAACAAATATCCGTATTGATAATTTACATAAAATTTCTCACAAGCTAATACAGGAAAACCAACTGATAGTGAGTGAAGATTTGAAAATTAGTAATATGGTTAAAAATCATAAACTTGCAAAAAGTATTTTTGATTGTAGTTGGTATGAACTAACAAGGCAGTTACAGTACAAGGCTGAATGGAACGGTAGACAGTATATTAAGATTGATACTTATTTCCCAAGTAGTCAGACTTGTAATGTCTGTGGATATGTTAATAAGGGAACAAAAAATCTTTCTGTAAGAGAGTGGGATTGTCCTAATTGTCATACACACCATGACAGAGATATTAATGCTGCTATTAATATATTAAATGAAGGATTAAGGTTGGTTAAATCAGCCTAAACAATAAAGCAGTACGATAGGAACTATCGGAATTTACGCTTGTGGAGTTAGTAGGTTACGAGAACGTTGAAGCAAGAAGCCGACTGGCTTTAGACGGTCGGTAGTTCACAATCCAAAGCCAATATTTATTTTCATTTACGGCTGTATGTACCAATAGTCTTGTTTCTGAGAAGTATGAAGAAGGTTATATTAAACCTCTTACGGACGTTTATCTCAGAGGTGTAAACTTTAAGGACGCGGTTATTATAATTGACGAGTCTCAGAACGCAACTTTTGACAATCTTAAAAAGACTTTAACAAGAATAGGTGAAAACTGCAAGACAATTTGCATAGGACATACAGGACAGATTGATTTACCTAATCATAAGGCAAGTGGATTTGAGAAATATCTAAATCATTTTTCAGGAAAAGAACATTGTCAGATTTGCGAGTTACATACTAACCATAGAGGTTGGGTGTCAACTTGGGCTGACGAATTGGAGGCTTAGAATAAATGGCTAAAATAACAAAAAAGAACGTTCTGTCGGTACAGGGCATTGTAAACATAGAGAATGGAAAAATAACATTTAGCGTTGAAGATATTGAGGGTGAAATTGCCCTTGCGGAACTTATGTCAGATTTCAACGGTCAGGAAGTAAAACTGTCTGTAAACCAGACAGATGAAATTGCTTAACTGTTAGTGGGAGGAATAAATTATTTCTACATATAAAAGATTTGAAGGTGAGTCTGATGACGAGCTTATATTTAGGATTTGTAAAGACAAAGAAAGAATAGGCACTTGGAATGATGTCAGGGATATTTTAAATAATTTGCTTAACGCTGATTTTGGCGAGTCAACTTATCGTAAGAAATTTCAATGTTTCGAGAAAATGTTCAATGCAAATCAGAAAACTTTTGCAGACACAGAAAACACCCTTAATGAAATTCAAGACCAAATTCGTGAATTAAAGAAAGAGCGATACAAGCTTCAAACAGAGAAGTTGGAGAATAATAGGTGGCTTAGAGAAAATGCACGAGATGAATTAATAACTGAAAAAATAGTCAATGCAATTTCTGATATAGACCCTATTATAGTTCCTGATTATTTGTCGGGAGTAAATAATAGCAAATCTGCGATATTGGCATTTACTGATTGTCACTTTGGCATAGAGTTTTGCATAAAAGATCTATTTGGCAATGTAATAAACGAATATTCTCCAGAGATATTTGAACGCAGAATGTGGAGTATGCTTGAAAAAGTTGTTGACATAATTGCCAAAGAGGATTTGGCAGAAATTAATGTTTGGGAACTTGGTGACAGCATATCGGGACTTCTCAGATTAAATTCTCAACTGATGCACCTTAGATATGGTGTCATAGATTCGGCAATAAAGTATGCTGAATTTCTTGCCAATTGGCTCAATGATCTTTCGCAATATGTGAAAGTGAATTTCCAAATGGTTAAGGACAGCAATCATTCACAACTTAGACTTCTCGGACAGCCTAAGAACAGTTTTCCCGATGAAAACATGGCAAAGGTGATTATTGCTTTCATAAGGGAAAGACTTAAATATAATCGAAATGTAAATATAATTGAGAATGAAACAGGCTTTTGTTTCAGCGATGTTGAGGGTTATAACGTGCTTGGTTGTCATGGTGAAGTAAAGGATTTACAGAATTGCACAAGTTCTTTTTCAAGAGCGTACAATACAAACATTGATTACGTTTTGGCAGGTCATGTGCATCACCAGACCTCAAAGGAAAATGCAAAACATTCAGAGGTGCTTACAATACGTTCTATGGTAGGTACTGATGACTATGCTATGTCTTTAGGCAAGACTTCTGACACGGGTGCAAGCCTGTTTATATTTGATGATGAATTTGGCAAGATTGCCAACTATGATTTAAAAGTAAAGTAGGTGAATACTATGATGATTAAAAAGAGTTATAACGATTTTGATACTTTCATGCAGGATATTATAGATGTATATTTGGAAAATGAGGGCTTTAGTGTTTTATGTGATTACAAGTTGGCTTGTAAGATTATCAAGAAATTTTTATCATTTGACGATAAGACTAAAATTAATTCTATTTCTCTTGATCCGCCTGAGTGGAACGGATATGGTGGCGAATTTGTTGTTTCAACTTTTGAAAACGAGTTGTTCTGTGAAAGAGCAAGACGTGACGATAAGCCAATAATTGTTGGTGATGAGAGTATTGTTTTCGTTCAGCGAGATTTTGTCGGCAAGGATTTTATTGACGAAGATTATGTTCCAAAGCTTTATTTTGGTTTTACAATTAACGAATAATTTGTAGTTAAATACAACTCCTTTTGTTATATTTTGCAGGATAGCAAGCGTTATCCTGCATATTGTCGGATAGCTCAATCGGTAGAGCAATGCACTGTTAATGCGGAGGTTGTGAGTTCGAGTCTCACTCTGACAGCCAAAACAGAACTCAACACGCCTCTTAAAAATGCGTACCACGTTGAGTCTTTTAAATGAAAAATCTGACGAGATTTTTGCATGGATAGTTGACAAAGTTTTGTTGACTATCCTTAGTTTTAATTACAAAGTAATTCAACCTTACGCACCTCTTAACAATGTGTCCCAGTGAGGGGTATTTTGAGTTATGGTTTTGAGAATTTTGTATTACTCCAAAAACAAAATTCAAGCCCTTATGGGCGAAATAAAGAAGATTAAGTGTGAGGGCAACACTCTAAAGAAATCCCATTTGAAGAACAAGTGCTAAAAGCGACACTCTAAAGAAAGCTTGATATTAGAAGAAAGGAGAGGTTGAAATGGCTAAGAAAAGCAAGCGCATCCAAGTACATGATGACAAAATACTTTCAAAAATTAATTCTAAAACAATGAAACTATGGAACAAATATAAAATTGATATGTCACTTAGAGAACTCTCCGAAAAGACTATCGCAGGCTATCAAAATGATTTAGAGTCTTGGTGGATATACATATATAAAAATCAGGGCAATCAAAGTATTATTGACTTAACGGAAGATGATATAACTGAATTTTTATATTTTTGTAAAACTGAGGGTAATAATTCAAGACGTATGAAAAGGCGTATGGCTTCAATTTCAGCTTTTTATAAATTTCTGCGTAAGAAGAAGTTAATTACAGAAAACCCAATGGAATTTATGGATAGACCTAAGAAAGATACAGATGTTATTACTCAGACGTTTTTAACTGTTGAACAGGTGCAGGAATTAAGAATTGCCTTGCAAAACTTAGTACAAAACGCTGACACACATCATAAGAAACATAGGGCTTTACAATATCAGTGTTATGCTCTATTTTCATTATCTACAATGGCTAGGGTTAATGCGGTTGCAAATACTAAGTGGGAACAAATTGATTTTGACAATAGGGTTGTCAATGATGTAGTTGAAAAAGAAGGTTACGTTGTAACTCTTTATTTTTCGGAAGAAGTTAAAGAACTGCTGTTAGGTTTACTTGAGTACCGCAAGACAAATAATATTATTGACAATGGATATGTTTTTGTTTCTTATACAGACGGAAAGTTTGATAAGGTAACTAATGGCACATTAAATTCTTGGTGTCATATTATTGGTGAAATGATTAATGTTCCAACGCTACACGCTCATGATTTTCGTCATTCGGGAGCTACGCTATATAAAAACGCAGGTATGTCACTAGAAGATGTTTCGGCATTGCTCAACCATAGTGGAACTGACGTGACAAGAAAATTTTATATTAGGGTTGATAAAAAGAAAATTAGCCAGAATAAGGATAAATTTGATTTTTGAGCGATTAAGCACTCTGATTGAAAATTGGAGTGCTTTTATATTGGCTTGAAAATTAAACAAATAAAAAGGAGGTGGCTTGATTACGCCAAGGAAAAAAGTAAAAACCCCTGTAAGTACAAAAATATGTACAGAATGTGGCAAGGAAAAACCACTGTCACAATTTTATACTACTAGAAATAGTAATATTTCTACTGATGGCAAAACGGTAAATATATGTAAGTCTTGTGTTAAAAAGGGTTCTTATAATTCTGATGGAAGCTTAAATATAGAAGCGTTCCAAAAGAAACTAATGTTAATGGATAAACCATACATACCAGAAGCTCTTGACTCTGCTATGAGTGAAGTAAGAAGATCATTAGAATTGGGCAAGGGTAGAACCGATATTATAGGCTGTTATTTTAAGAATGTGTCAACATTGCCACAGTATACGAAATTATCTTTTTTGGACTCTATGAATTTGTTTAATCAAGGCAAGTCTATTACTGAGGCAGTAACTACAACGGAAAAACGCAATATACTTCCTCGAAACGAAGAAGTATATGTAAATATGGTTGATGATTTTGTTGTTACAAACGATATTACCGACTTATTTGGCGAGGGGTACACAAAATCACAGTACCGAAAAATGAAGAAAAAGTTTGATAAATTAAAAGAAAACTACTCAATTCAAACAAACTTACACGAGGAAGCTTTAGCAACCTATGTTCGTTTTAAGGTGAAAGAGGAAGAAGCCACAGCAGCAGGAGATGTTGGAAGTGCTGACAAATGGAATAGAGCTGCCCAAGATGCTGCTGATAAAGCAAAGTTGACTCCAAAACAATTAACGCAGGCTGATTTGCAAGGTGGAGTAACTTGCATTTCGGAAATATCAAAAGCTTGTGAACAAGCGGTTGATATTGTTGAAATATTACCTAAGTTTAAGTACCAACCTAACGATGCTCCTGATTTTATAATATGGTGCTATATTAACTATGCTAGAAAATTAAAAGGATTACCTAAGTGTGAGTATAAGGAAGTGTACCAATTTTATGACGACATGAAGAATGAGTACATTTCTCAGTATGGAGATCCCTATGGTATTTTTACTGATGATACATCGGAAAAAAATAGGAGTTCTGTTGAAACGTTTATAAAACTGCCAAAAGATTATGAGAATGGTGACAAGTAATGAACTGGCAAAGAATAAAAGATTTTGAAAAAAATAGTGATAGTGTATTTGGCAAAAATCTACATAATTATTACACTTTTATAAGTTGGGCTAAGTGGTATCCTGATTTATTACTCGACTTAATGAAACCTGAAACAGGTGGGTTAAATCTGCATTTAGATCAACGCATATTTTTGCGTTGTGACGTTAGATTTATGAGTATGTATGGAACGTTTAGCCGTGGATATGGTAAATGCGTAAGTGGAGACACTATGTTATTTACCGATGAGGGTATTAAAGAGATTGGTGAATATTTTAATTATCAAAATAACGATGTAGAAACCTATTATCCTACACACGCAAGGGTTGTAAATAGATATGGTAACTTAGAATGTTCAACTTTAGGTCTTTATAATGGTAGAAAAAATACTATAAAACTGACAGATAGTAAAGGTTATTCTATAACAGCCACCCCTAATCATAGAGTACTTGTTATGAAATCAAATGGAAGTGTAGATTTTGTAAAAACAGAAGATATAAAGATTGGCGATTATTTGGTTATTAATCGCAAAAATAATATCTGGGGTAATAATAATAAAGTTGAATATAAAAATGAAATTGGTGCATATGTAGAAAGCTTATCTCAACAATCACGTTCACATTTGAATATCAGAGCAATGCCAGATGGAATTACATCTCAATTAGCATTGATTTATGGATATTTGATTGGAGACGGTTGTATGACTTCAAAAAATACAATTATCTTTACTAATATAGGTGATGAGATATTAGACAAGTTTAAAAATATTACGCAGAAATATTTTAACGTTGATGTCAAAAAAAGAAGTGGCAATAATTACGACTATGAAATTAATGACACTTATTTAAGAAAATATCTCGAAATTATAGGATTTGATTATAGTAGATCATATGATAAAAAAGTACCTAAATCTATAATGGTAGCTAGTAAAGATGTTGTGTCAGCATTTTTACAAGGCTTATTTGACACAGATGGTACAGTAGACAATAAAATTATATCTTTAACAACAGTGTCGGAAAAGTTGGCAAATCAAGTTCATTTTTTATTACTGAATTTTGGTATTGTTTCTAAACTAAGTATTAAGAAAACAAAAAGTAAATTTGGTAAAGCATATCAAATTTGCATATCGGGGAACGATGTTGGTATTTTTAAATCTGAAATTGGTTTTGGTTTAAAGAAAAAGGCTGATAAACTTGATAAGTTGTGCAATAAAAAACATAACACAAATACGGACATAATACCATATCAGAACGAATTAGTTAAATCTGTACTTAATGAATTGAATTTACATTGGAGCGTTTCAAGGGAGTTCAATCATATTACAAGTGGAGAATGTGATTTAACGTATTCTAAATTAGATAGGTTAATTGTTCTATTGAACGAAAAGGGAGTTGCAAATAACACTTTAAACGAGTTGTATGCAACTCATTATTTTTATAGTCCTGTTGTTAATATTGAACATACTGTTTCAGATACATATGATTTTCATTTACCTCAAACACATTCATTTGTGAGTAATGGAATTATAAGTCATAACACATTCGACGAGGTACTTGCTATGGTCGTAGTAGCAATGCTGTTTCCAAATATTGAATTAGCTCTTTCTGCACAGACAAAAGAAAATGCGGCAGATTTGTTGAAGTCAAAGTGGAATGAAATTGTAAAATTATATCCACTTTTAAAGGACGAAATAAGAGAAGCTAGATTCTCAAAGGGAAATGCTTATATTGAATTTAAAAATGATGCGACCATAGATGCTATTGCAAATGCTCAAAGCACAAAGGGTCAAAGACGTAGAAGGTTAAAAATAGAGGAGTCTGCATTGCTAAATAATGCACTGTTTCAAGATGCTCTTGAGCCTGTAGTTGAAGTTCCAAGACTTACGGTTGGTAGACTTGCGATAGTAGACCCAATGGAACTTAATCAGCAAATTCATTTTTTTACAACGGCAGGATTTAGGGGTTCAGATGAATATCAGCGTAGTATTTCAATGTTAGATGATATGGAAAATCTAAAGGGAAAAATAGTTTTGGGAAGTAACTGGCAACTTCCGTGTTGGTATGGTAGGGGAAGTAATAAAAGCAAAATACTTTCAAAGAAGAAAAATTCTTCTGTAGTAGCCTTTGCTCAGAACTATGAACAAGAATGGGTCGGCTGTGCCGATGGTGCGTTAGTTAATATCAACAAATTAATGAATTGTCGTACTTTAACGGAAGCGGTCTTGCAAAATTCAAATCCAGAACAGGAATATTATATGGGCGTGGATGTAGCAAGAAGCCAAAAAACTTCTAATAACCAATCTTCTATTGCTGTAGTGCGTGTAATTAGAAGTAAGGATAAAGGGAGAATTATTTACATTGATGTGGTGAATATTATTAATATTCCTAACGTACTTAATTTTAATGCCCAAGCTGCTATTATCAAAAAAGTTCAAAAACTTTATATGGCTAAAGTAGTTGTGTTAGATGCTAATGGACTTGGTGTTGGATTGGCTGATGAACTTTTAAAAGACACGATTGACAATTCTACAGGTAAGGATTTGGGCTGTTGGGACACTATTAATGACGATAATGTTCCAGAAGTTCCTAATTCGCCACAAATACTTTACAATATGAAAGCTCAGACTTGGCAAAATGAAATTGTAAGCACTTTTATAGATATGGTGGATAGTGGTAAACTTAGATTGCTGGAAAAAAGACAAGATAATGATTTTACCGATAATGAATGGGATAGTTTTGACGATAAAGTTAGACCTTTTATTGAGACAGATGCTTTTATTGAAGAAGCTGCGAATTTAAAGATGAAACATCTTAATAACGGCAACATTACTATTGAACAAGTTGTAAAAAAAGTAAATAAGGATAGAGTTTCGGCATTGATCTATGTGTTGTGGTACGTTAATAAATATGCCCAAGACATAAATAACGATGAATACGATTATTGTTGTTTATTCAATTAATGCAAATACAAACGAAAGTGAGGTGAGGCTATGCCTGAGAATATTGCAGAGAATACTGAGAATGTTATTGAAAACAATCAAGATAAAACAGAAAGTGCTTCAGAAACTAGCTCCATGTCAAATACGCAAGAGCGTTCCTATGAGTCAAATGCTTTTTATGAAATGACATCTGTTTGGGAAGATTGTATTGAAGATTTACCTATCGATATTGAGGATATTAAGAAATTTGCTCATAATCCGCAAATACATATAAAAAATATTCGCAAAATTTGTCGGTGGGCGTATTATGAAAATGGCTCTGTTATGACTTCTATCAACTATCTTAAAACCATGTTCACGTTAGATAAGGTGGTTTATTCAAAGTCAAAGACTAAACGCAAGAAGAAATTTGAAAATGCAAGACAGTTAATGCAACAAACTCTTGACACAATAAGATATAAGGAAGTTATTCGAGATAATTTGTTTAACGATATGATTGAGGGAATGGACTTTAAATACTTTGAGATTACAAAGTCCGTATTCGCTGACAAGTATCTTGATGACATTGATACTTTAAACATTGTAGAGATTAATGAACTGGGAGTTAAATGTGCCGTTATTAATTTGCCTGTTGACTATTGCCGTATAGTTGGCAGAAAGAATGGCTCACCTATTGTTGCTTTTGATTTAAGATATTTTGACGATATGGCAGAAGATGACAAAAGAAGAAAACTACAGGCTTTTCCAAGAGAAATTCGAGAAGCATATAGTAAATATTCAACTCACAATAATATTAAGTCATGGAAAGTTTTAAATAATGATAATACAATGGTAACAAAAATTAACTGTAAGGCTATTAATCCTTATGGTGTTCCACTAATGATTTGTGCGTTGGACGATGTATTGTATGCAGATTATTTCACTTCTACAAAGCGGAATGTATTAGATCAGTTGAACAATCAAATTATTTATCAAACATTTCCTGAAGCAAAGGACGGACGTTGCACTTTGACGGAAAGCCAGCAGAAAAACCAACATAAAGTAGTTAAAGATGCTATTACTACAAGACAAAATAAATATGGCAAGTCATTTTTCTCACTTGCCGCAGGTACAAAATTAAATGACATAAAAGTTGACACTTCTATTTTTGATGAAAAGAATGAAAATGCCAATAAATCAAAAGTGCCTGCCGATTTAGGTATTGCTAGTAGTGTCCTTGACGGTAATAGTACAGGAAACTATGCTGTTGCAACACTTAATTTGGAGTTGGTTGCAGGAAACGTATATGATTGGATAAATATGTTTATTATGGAATTGAATAAATGTATTAATGCCAATATTATTAAGGATAAAAAGCTTTATATGGAGTGTGCTATTTTACCTGTTACTTTTGTAAATAGAGATAAACAGGTTAAATATATGACCGACCTTTATGCTAGAGGTAAGGGGTCTTTGACGGCTTGGATTGCAAGCACTGGTTGGGATAGCGATGTATACTTGTCGCTTATGGATTATGAACTTGATAATGATTGGGAAAATAAATATCCAACGCATAAGACGAGTTATACCATGAGTAGCAAAGACAACGACCCAAGTGATGCAGACCACTCAAATGGTGGTAGAAGTAAGGTAGCTGAAAAGACAAACGAAAATAGCATAATGAGCGAAAATCTAAATGGAAACGCTCAACCAAAACCTTCAACAACAAACTAAAACCTAAGTTGCGTTTAGTGACTAGGTTTATTTTATGTCAGAAAAGAGGTGAAAGTTAGTGTTTCATTGTGAAATAAGCGAAGCAAAGAGGTCGGACGGTCGCAGACGTGTAAAGTTGGTACTACACGAAATTCATCAAGACCGTAATCACTATAACAAAAATGGTATTAGTTACAATGAGCAATATGTTAGAGATAACGCAGATAGTATTATTGGTATGCCTATTTGTGCAACATTTTTGGATAGTGAAAAAGATATTCCATACGACCATGGAATGACAGGTCAAGACGGCAATATGCCATTATTTGAAAATTCTGTTCAAGTAGGTTCTGCTGATGGTTGGTCTATTGAAGATATTCAGATTAATGGTGAGAAACATAAAGTTCTTATTGCCGAGGGTTATATTAATCAGCAACGTTATCCACATTTTGTTGAATGGCTTGAAAACAAAATCAATGATGGTGATACAATATATGGTTCTGTTGAGTTCGTTGGTAAGGGCAAAAATAAAATAGTGTATGACGGAGAGCCTGTCGAAAAAGGTAGAGTACCAAAAGTTTATGACTATAGTGGATATTGCATTTTAACTGTCGAGCCAAGTGACGATAGTGCAATACTGATAGAACTAAATCAAAAGATAAAGGAGGACGAGAAAGTGGACGAAAAGACACTTAATCAGATTATTTCTGCTGTTGAGAATAAGATTACTGAACTCAATACTAAAAATGCAGATTATGAGAGTAAGATTGCTGAAATGAATGAGATTATATCTACAAAAGATGCCGAGATAGCAACTCTTACAGATGAAAAGGCAACAGCCGAAACAAATGCTTGTCAGAAAGACGAGAAGATTAATGAGCTTAACGGACTCGTTGAAACAATGAAAGCAGAATTGAATGAACTTAAAAAGTCTGCAAAGATTGCAGAACTCAATTCAGCTCTTGGAGATTTTTCAGACGATGAAAAGAACATGGCAAAGGATAAGCTTGACAAGTTCAACGCAGATCCTATGGGTTGTGGTATCGAGGTAAACGATATTGTTACAGAAATCAACGCTTGCATTGGTGCTGAAACAAAGAAGAAGGAAAAGGCAATGGCTGTTGAGATTAATTCTCAGAACAATTTTGCCGCTGACATATTTGGTTGCGTAGATACAGACAACGATGATGATAAGAATGACAAACTCGATATTGATAATCTGTTTGTATAAAAAATACGATTGGAGGAATTTTAAATGATTAAATTTGCAAATATTGGTGATTTCAAGGTAGCGCAGAATTTTGGCTATCTCAAGACACCTGTTGTTCTTGAGAACGGCATGGCTGTTACATATGATCTTAAAACAAAGGCTGTTGCTCTGCCAACTGCAACAATAGCAAAGCAGGCTGGTCTTGCAGTTGTAATGAACAGAATTGATAAGCCTGAGACACTCACACCAAACGATTATAGAATTGAGATTGGTGAGTTTCCACGCATTTTTACTCTTGCTTCTCTTGCAGGACATCTTTTTGATATGGACGATGCAGTTGTAACAACAGCTTATAATACACTCGCAGTAGGTGACAAGCTTGTCGTTGGTACTGACGGTAAGTGGGTTAAGAGTGCTGATGTTTCTGGTTATGCAGAGTATCTTGAAATTGTGGAAAAGACAAGTTTTGGCGGTAACGGACTTAGAGTCGTTGTACACGCTTAATTAATGAATGTAAAATAAAGGACGGTGTTTTAATAATGATTAATACTTCTTTTGAACTTAATAATCTGAATAAGTCTGAGGTTGCTGTCAAGAACGCAAAGGCTTTCAACGAAGTAGTTGAGATTTGTTCTGCTCTTTTTGCAGGCAAAGATACATCAAAGTACGGTCAGAAGGTAGACGCAGTACGTTCAAGAATTTCAAAGCTTGGTGAGCAGGCACTTGCAGGCGATAGTAGAGCAGTTGCAGAGATTAATACCATTGTAAAGTATATTATACAGCCAAGGCTTCTTGAGGCAACGAAGGTATTTAATTTCCTTGGTAATTATCGTGAGATTGGCTATGATGAGCAGCCAAGAATTAAGACTTATTCTTATGAGGGTCTTGATGCTAGACTTCAGGCTTCTGGTTCTGATGTAGGTTTTGCAGGTAGAAAGTGGGTAGAGTACCCAATCGTAACTCAGACAATTTCTTCTGGTATGGCTATTGATTATCGTGAGCTTGCTTCTGGTAATTTTGCTGGTACTGTAGCAGAGGAAATGGCACAGGTACAGACCGACATGAACAACAAGGGTGTTGCTTATGTATTTGATGTTATCAAGTCTGCACTGAAGAACAACACTGAATATGTAAAGTTCTATGGCGAGTATGACTCTGCTCCAACTCAGGCACAGGTTGATGGCATGATAAATAAGGTTAGAAAGCTTGGCAAGGTTGGTATTGCAGGTGACTTCTCACTTATTTCTGGTATCTGCGATTGGAACGGTTATAAGACAGTTGGTTCTACACCAATCCCATTCTTCAATGCTACACAGGTAGATGAGATTGCAAGAACAGGTCTGAATGGCTTCTATAAGGGTTCAGCTCTTATTGAGCTTGAGAACCCTTATAACTTCACAAAGCCACTTGCTGATAAGTCAGGTTTTGACACATACTACAATCCTAATGATCTGTGGTTTATTGCACAGGGAGCAAATTCTCCAGTAAATATCTTCAGACGTGGTGGTATTACAACTATGACAGGCAATGATGTTGAAACAGGTACAGTAAAGACACGTTTCGATATGGAGCTTGGTGCTGACGTTGTAAAGGGCAGAGAATTTGAAATTGGTCTGCTTACAAAGCAGGGTTAATTACATAATAATTATTGATGTGGCGAGGGTATAAACTCTTGCCACATTATTATTATATTTGAAAGGAAGATTGAAAATTTGGCAAATGTAAGAAAAAATACAACTACTGCCACAATGAATAACGATATTACAGAAGTAAAGTCTAAAAGGGAAATTCAGCTTACCGATAGAGTATTTTTGGAAAACACTCGTAATTGGGAATTGGGTTTTAGGGCTGTGGAAACACAAAGAGATATTACTATTCCACCAAATGCAAAGAAATTTGCACAGCTTAATGTTGGAGAGGTTATGGCTCAGATACAGGAAGGTAATGGAATGTTCTGTGGTACTGACGGCTTTGGCAATAATGCTTATCTGAAAATTCTTGACGAGGATATAAGAAGATACGTTTTTTCACTTGACGAGAGTGATAATAATGATCCTGTTATTCTTGATATTAACAGTGTAAAGGCACTTCTTGGCATTAGCAATAAGGCTGATTTTATGGCTGAACTCTCAAGACTTGTAGTTACTGAAGGCGATAAAAAAATGATTATTCCACTTGCCAAAGAAGTCGGAATTGACAATGTGGCAGTTTATAAGCGTAACGAAATAGAAAATATTTCAGGCTATAAGTTTTAAGAAAGGGTGTGGTTAAAATGGCTACTACCTATGAAGATGTGGTCGCTGTTTTTGAGTCCACATTTCTTGAAAGGGTTGCGTTAAGCGACGACCTTGTTTTTCAGTGGTTTAAAATGGCTTGTGGCGAGTTTTCAACTCAAATTAGTCAACTTTACTTTAATAATGAGAAAAGAATATTTACTGATATTGACGGAAACGATATTGTTTTAAATCAGATAGTTGTTAATATATTGGGCTATACAATAAAGAGATTTTATTGTGAAAGACAATATAGCAAAATTGTCAAACGTAGCAACATAGTTTCTAAAGACTTGTCAATAAACAATTCAGAGGGTGACAAAAGACAAGCTAAAGTTGAGATTGATTGGGTGAACTTTAAAATAGTTGACCTTTATGAGCAACTTAAAGACACTGCGTATAATTGAGGTGGTTGAATGAGTAAAGAATGGTACTTAATTCAGCAACCGTATTATACGGAAGGTTCTGAAAAACCAGATTTGTTGTTTGATAGTGAAATGTCTTTTAATGACGTTTTAGAGGATAGTGTTATTGAAGATGATATTATTCTGTGCAGTGGAGTGTTTAACGGTGAGAATTTTGAAAATGAATTTGCTACAAAGGGCATAATTCAGAATGAAACACCTGACACGCCAACACAAGCTTGGCAAAGACAGGTTTTGACTTATATTAGTACAATATCGGACTATAAGTACATTAAATACGATAATAAGATTTGGCTAATATTGACCGAGCCTACAAATAACAAACTGTATGAAAAATCTATTTTGTATTTGTGTAATTATGTTATTAAGTGGCAAGACGAAAACGGCATAGTTCACTATAAGCCGTGTAATATTCAAAATGCTTCACAGTATAATTCAGGCACAAATGAGACAAAAATAATTACCATTGGCTACGATCAGTTGATGATGTACATTTCGCTTGACGAGGAAACGAAATATTTTCCTCATGATAAGCGTTTTTTTATTGATTATAATGACAAAGAGCCTACACCTTATAGAATTACTAGACCTGATACTGTCAGCTTCTCTTTTGGAAATAGCAGATGTATGCACATTATCTTGTCAGAGAGTCAATACAATCCGCAGACAGATAGAATTGACCTTATGCTATGTGACTACTTTAAGCCTAATGATGCAACCAAACCTGTTGAAATATCTTACAGTGGCAATGCAGAAATTCGTTGTGGTGGTACAGTAAAAACATTTACTGCAAAAACAGATAAGAGTGTCACTTGGTCTTTGAAATTACTTGATAAACAACAAGATTTTATTACCATGATAGTAAATGAAAATAAGGTAAAGATAAAGTGTTTAAACAACAATGCTTTAATCGGTAGCTCTTTTAAATTGGTTTGTACAGTTGATGATGTTTTGTCTGAATTGTTAATTAATATAGTGGGAGGTGTGTAAAATGCCAATAAATTCTGTTATATCGGAGTGGAAAAATAAAGCTATTTCTATGATATTATCACAAGATAATATATTAGATTTATTTGAAAAGGACGATGAAGAACTAGAAAATATTGTGTATTCTAATATATACCCTTTTTTATATATACCTTACACTCAAACTAATGTAGAATTGTATCTTAACATTGAAGTTTCAGTTCCGAAAGTAATATGGGGAGCATTTAAGGGTTATCCCCAAATGATAATCCAAATAATTTGTCACCAAGATAAAATGAGACTTAACAAAGCTGGTATTTCCAAAACTAGAATGGATTATGTGTCTGAATTGTTAGGTCAATTATTTAACAACTCAGATGGTTGGAGTGGCAATAGAATACAACTTATTTCGGACGTACCAGATAATTTGTCACCTGTTTATAAAAGGCGTACCTTAATATTTCAAGGTGAAGAACTTACGATAAATCCATGTGAGGGTAATTAGTTATGGACGAGCTTTCGATTTATCGTAATAAAAAAGAAACATTTATGTTAGGCAAGTTTGAAATTCACAACCCAACTTTGGACGAGATTTCAGACGAGTCAAAACTAGGTGAAAAACAGTTTTGGGTCATTGTGTCTGACATAATTTCAACTCCATATGATAGAAGGCTATATCTTTGGAGCAAGGGTATTGATTTTAACTCAGTAGATAGTTTTGACTTGTTTTGTGATATTGTCGAAAATCATTTGCTAACTGATGTTTCATTTATAATCCGTAATATTGATTTTGGTAAGATGAAACGCTATATTGACACGAATAGCGGTGATATTATTTTATTTGATGTTTATAACAATATTCAAATAGGTAAAGCAGATTATGAACTGCTTACTGAATATTTCAGGAAAATGCTTAATATCGCTGATAACAATATTAAAGATGGAAATGAACACACCCGAAAATGGAGATTACAATATGAATTAGACAAGCTTGAAAGACAATTAGCTAGGGGTGAGTATCAAGAAAAAGAATTTCGCTCTATTTTGTTGCCATATATTTCAACATTAACAAATATTGAAGGGTTTAAATACAACTGGGACACGGTTTGGTCGTTACCTATTAATGTTTTTTATGATTGTCTTTTAAGAAATCAAATCATAAATCAAGCACAGAAGCTTACCACAGGTTTGTATAGCGGTACTATTTATTATAAGGACATTAAAAATAAAGAAGAATTAAATTGTTTCCGTACATGGTAACGGAAGCAATAGAAAATAAAGGAGGAAATAATATGTTTAATCCAGACAAATTGCTTTTTAAACAAGCTATTTCAGGTCAGATGTTTTCGCCTACTGACGGAGTGCTGTTTTGGACTCTTGAAGATTTGAAAGACGTAAACATTCAGACCAATGCTACCTCACAGGATAAGACAGATGCAACAGGTGCGGTAATTGCAAAATACTATGATGCTGATACAGCTCAGATTACAGGTAATACATCGTTCCTTACGCTGTCACTTCTTGCTGCTCAGTGGGGTACAGAAAAGAACGTTGCAAGTTCTACTAACAAAATTCTCATTCCTAAAAGAGAGAAGATTAAGGTGGGTAGCGACATAACAAAGATTACTCTGAGTAAAGTTCCTGTGGGTGGAATATCATTCATTTATCTGCTCAATGAAAGGAAGGAACAGGTTGCTTCTTACAAATATGCAGCGGTAAATTCAGAAAAGGAATTTTCACTTGATGCGGCTAAGAAAGAAATTACACTTCCGACAGATACTGCTATCAAGGAAGGAATGACTATTCAGGTATATTATACATATGAGTCTGAAAATGCAGTTGACATTACAAAGAGTACGAATGATATGCCAAAATCAGGTGAATTTTGGCTTGAATCAATCTTTACAGATATTTGTGATAAAAATATTGAATATCATGGTTGGGTTGTCATGGCATCTGCACAGCTTTCTCCTGAGACTCAGATACCGCTTGACAAGACGGGTGACTTCCCATTTACTATTGACTCTCTGAAGGACTATTGTAGTGACGAGGGTCAGCTTCTGAGATTTGTTATTCCAGAGGATTAATATGGAAAACAATCATGAGTGTGTTATTTGCGGTAATGGATATTATGCGTGTAATAAATGTGATAAAATAAATAGTTGGAGGAGATATGTGGACACACCATCTTGTTATCAATTATATTTAATCATAGAAGAATATATGCACGAAGTCATTTCCAAGGTTGAAGCGAGAAAACTACTTGCTAATATTGGTATTACTTTTAAAACATTAAAAAAGGAAGATTATAAAGAGTCGGTTTATAATGTTTTGGCTGATATTACAAATTCAAAAATAGCACAACAAGTAAAAAAAACTAAATAAAATAGAAAGGGCGGTTATTATGATAAGTATTGACCGCCCTTATTTTTTTATAAAGAGGTAGAAATGACAGATAGAAGCAAGTTTAATGTAGATAAAGACAAATCAAAACGTAGTTATAATGGCATTATTTTCGACTCAGTGTTAGAAATGAAATATTATCGTGATGTACTTTGTCCTTTAGTGGAAAGCGGTGAAGTGATTTCGTATGAGTTACAGAAACCATATGAACTGCAACCGAAGTTTGTTCACGATGGCAAAACTGTGTTGCCAATTAAATATGTCGCTGATTTCGTGGTTACTTATAAAGATGGTGTCACTGAAGTTATAGATACAAAAGGTATGCCAGACTCAGTGGCAATACTTAAACGTAAATTGTTTTGGTATTGCTATCCAGATATTACATATAAGTGGATTACTTATGCCAAAAAGTTTGGTGGGTGGATTGATTATGATGAGTGCAAGAGACTGAGAAACGCAGAAAGAAACGCAAGAAAATGGAGGAAAATTGAATGAAAAATAAGCTTAGTTTTGCGGAAATGCAGGCATTTATAAATAATGTAGTTAAAGGTACAGTTGAGTACGGAGCAGGATATAAAGATATCTTGCGTGAATATTATACGCTCACTCTTTACGGAGAGCATAAGTTTTTATCAGACGATATTGCGGAGATTTATGATAGTGGAGAGTTGAATAGGGAATATAATAATATTGATTGGAAGTCGATTGACGAAGATCAGTATTACTTAATTGGTATAGCTATTGACAGCGGTATTGACATGAATGTTAGATACAAAGCGGCTGAAAAGGTTATGAGCATGGCTAATATAGCTGTAACAGAGTTTGCAAACAAAGCAAAAGAAATGATAGAACAGATTAGTGTTGCTACGAAAGATATTGACACTGAAAGCTTAAATGAAGTGTTAAAAACACTTAAAGATAGTAATGACATGGCAAATAAAATTGTAATTTCAAACAACAAGGACGGTGACTAATATGTTCTTTGCAGAACAGGAAATAACACTCGGAATAGTTCCTAATGCTAGGAATATTCATAGGTTTGTGTATTTTACACAGGTACGCCCCTCTGTGGTTAATCTGACAACAGATAGAACGGTCAATGGTAAATCAATTATAGGTCTTTGTAGTCTTGGTTTAAGAAATGGTGACAAAGTTACGATAGAAACACATAGTAAAGTTTCTCAGGAGCAAGCTGACGAGGATTTAAAGCTTGTTGTAAAGTGGTTGCGTGGTGAGGAATAAATGGTTGTAAAAAACCTTAAAGAACTAGAGCGAGAACTAAGAGCAAGAATTGATTACGCTCTGCTTACAGATGTTGCCGAGGTTGTTACCACTGTTATGCTAGATCATATTGAAAGAGATGTTTACGATAGTTATGTACCACATGAATATGTAAGACGATACGATAATGGTGGTTTAATGGATATTAATAATATTAATTCTTCTATCGAAGGTGACACTTTAGTTGTTGAAAACAACACAATGGCTAACCCTTATATTTTTGTACAGGGGAAAATGATTAAGTCAGACAACGCAGGTCAAGAATTAGCACCTATCATTGAAACTGGTTGGGGGTACGATTTTGGAGATTGGACGTATCATGGTGTTGCTAGACCATTTGCATATAACACAAAAGAGGATTTAAGTGATAACAAATATCACGTTATAGCTTTAAAGCAAGGACTTAAAAGACAAGGAATAGAGGTGAAGTGAAATGGCAGATGATTTAAAAATACGAGTTCCTGTGGAACTTGACACAAGTAAAGTTAAGGACGATATACCTAAATTAAATAATGTACTTGCAAATGATAATAAGGCTCATGCTAAAATCATTGGTGAGTTGGACTTGAATAAAACACAAAAGAAAATTCAATCTCAACTTGCTACAATCAGCAAAAATCTAAAAATAGATATTGGTGGTTTAAATGTAACTTCTATTCAGAGTAGTATAAAGGCTGCTGAAAAACAGGTAACTAGCTCTGTTAAAAATATAAAGCATGAGATACAGAATATTGACACAACTCTTGCAGAAACTTTTAAGGCAGGTTTTAATAAAGACGGACAAATAGATATTGTTAAAACTATTGAAAATGCAAGAAAGATTTTGAGTCAGTTTGGCAATCCGACATTTTCATGGACTAAAGATAGTTCGGGTGAAGTTACTCAAATTACGGCAGAAGTTACAAGCTTGACAGGTCAAGTTGAAAAACTGAAATATGCTCTGAACGAAACAAATGGGTCATTTGACTATCTATCGGGTAGTAGCTCTGAAAAGGGTATATTAAAGCTGGTTGCGGATATTGATAAGGCTAAGTCGGATTATACTGCTAAACTTTCGGCATTTAAGTCAGCGAATAAAGGTATTGAGTCGGGTATAGGAAATGAAATTAATGCCGTTAATGTTGCTATTGACAATCTTGGCAAGGGTGGTTCTATTGCAGAGGTTGATAAACTATTCAATTCGTTAAAAACTACTGCAAGCAATATCAGGCAAAATTTAAAATCTCTTACAAGTTCTTTTAACGAAACTACAAATGCCGAAAACACTTTGGCTAAAATGCCTGCAACAATACAGGAAATATCAAATAGTTTCTCAAAACTTAAACAACAACCGTCAGAGGTTTCCGATTTAATTAGTAGCTTAAATTCCCAATTAAACAAGGTCAATGAAACCGAAAGTCAATTTGGGCGAAATGAAAAATGGTCTGAAGAATATCGTGAGTTAGTTGTTTCGGTTAAAAAAGCAGAAACAGAAATAAAGAGCTTACAGTTACTTGAAAAATCTGATAATTCTGAGGCACAACAGCAAGCTAGTAGATACAATAAAATTATCGAAAACATTTCGCTAATTAACAAGTTAGAAAAACAACGTATTTCAGCAGGCAAAGAGGAAACTGTTGAAATAAATAGGCAAATAAAAAATGCAAAGGGTAGAATATCTACAGCCGAAAGCTATTTAGAAAAACATAAATTAATTTCTTCGGAATATGAAGAACAAATACGTCTGCTCAAGAAAACAGGTGAATATGAACAGGCTATTGTAAAAGCTAAGTCTGCCGATAAATCGTCAGCCACCTCTACTAAAACGGAAAATAATGTAGCTAGACTTACGCAAAATCTCACCACTTTAGAAACAAAGTGGAAAGAGTCGCCTATTTTTAATGGAGAGTTTCAAGAAAAGTTTAATGAGTTAAAAACAAGTTTGTCTAATGTAGGTGGCGATCCTAAAGCATTAGACGAATATCGTATTAAACTCAATGAACTAACAAATGAGTTAAAGAGGGCAGATGTAGCTTATAAAGCTAGTTTTTCTAGCAATAAATCACAACAGAATATAGAAGCTACAAGGCAGAACATTAAAAAGTTAATATACACAATTCAGACATGGCAACAGGCTAATACTAAAGCCATGGGCAAGAATACTTTTAATGGCGGTACATATCAGGTTGAAACTGATAATATGATAGCCTCACTCAAAAAGTTGCTTAATGCTAGCGATCTAACTGCGAGCGATTTGAAAGTCAATGTTGATAAAATCAATCGTAGTTTTAGGACAATGAGTTCTGAAGCACAGGCAGCAGGTGTGAATGGGTTAAGCTTTTTCGATAAGATTAAAGAGGACGCTTTAAAATTCACAAGCTGGATGAGTTTAACTACTGTGATTTCAGGTATATCAAGAGAAGCTGTTAAGTTCTATAATAATGTTGTAGATATTGATACAGCTATGACAGAATTGCGTAAGGTTACTGATAACACAAATCAGCAATATGCCGAGTTCTTTGATAATATAGGTCAAAAGGCTAAAGATTTAAAGATTGATTTGTCTGATCTTATTTCTCAAACCGCAGAATGGGGTAAACGTGGTTATAGTTTAGATGAAGCTGAAACACTTGCCACAAACTCAGGTATTTATTCAGTTGTTGGTGAAGTAGATAATGCAACAGCAGTACAAGACCTAACAACAGTTATGAAAAGCTATAACATGACAGTTGATGAGTCTATCAATATTGTCGATAAGTTTAACGCAATATCAAACAAGTATGCTGTTTCAGCAAGTGATATTGGTGATATGTTGTCAAGGTCAGTATCTTCACTGAGCGTAGCAGGAAATACATTAGATCAGGCAATAGCAATGGGTACAGCCATTACAGAAATAACTGGAGACGCAGCCGAAGCGGGAAATAGTTTGAAAGTCCTGTCAATGCGACTTCGTGGAGCAAAAACAGAACTTGAAGATGCAGGCGAGTCAACAGAGGGTATGGCAGTATCAACCTCAAAACTGAGGGAAGATATTAAAGCTCTTACTAATGTAAATGGTACAGGTGGCTTTGACATAATGAAGGACTCTCAGAACTTTAAGAGTACCTATGAAATTATGAAAGGTATCGCCAATGTTTGGAACGACCTTACTGATACGTCAAAAGCCGCTATCATAGAGAAAATCGCAGGCAAGCAAAGAGGCAATACAATTACTGCATTGCTTACGAATATGAGTCAAGCGGATAAAATTGTTAATGACTCAATAGGCTCTGCTGGGTCTGCTATGTCAGAGTATGAAAAATACCTTGACTCTATTCAAGGAAGAATACAAGGTTTTCAAACAAGTATTGAAAATTTGTCAGCTACTCTGATTAATGGTGATTTGGTTAAATTCGGTATCACCAGTGGAACACAAATTATTGATGTTCTTGATAATCTCATTAGTAAATTCGGTGTTTTAGAAACACTTATTCCTACCGTTATGGCAGGATTATCATTCAAAAACGTAGGTAAACAATTATTAAAGATGCCAACTTATGCACAGCCACAAACTATATGTGCATAGGTCACACACGTTTTAAAATAAGGTTGCCAAATTGCTGAGAACGGCTAAAGCTTTGCGACTACTTATAGCAATGGCACTATAAGAGTGAGGAAACTCGGAAACAATAGCAAAGATGACATATGCTGAGATAAAAGCCTATTATACTATTATAATAGGTGCTAAGTGTTATTAAAAATGTCAGGTCAGCAGCCAACCCCTATCGGGAGATACGGACTAGGTTCAGAGAGTAGACGGTAACTATCTTGTGGTGAGATAAAGGTGTACTCCAACTATAGGTAACACCTATAGCGTTTCCAAAAATGAATTATCCCTCATTTATTTAGTTTTGCCCTTTAACAGTAAGGGTGGGATAAAACTGTTATTAATCATTTTGCATAGTGATTTATTTTACACTATTCATTTGTGTATGTCAACACTAAATTTATATGTTCATAAAAATTTTACATTTATATTTACACAATGTTTGTTAATGCAACCAATATATGGCTTGACATTAGTTCCCAAAATGGGTATACTGATAATAGAAATATACGTTAAACGCATAATTTATTATTCACACGCATATTTTAGGTGTTCACTCCTATAATGTAATAGAGGTGATACCAAATGGGAGAAACTAATAACAAAAAGAATGTACGTAAAAAGATGGAGGAGTTGATAGATATGGCAGTTATGAGTAAACCTGTAAATCTTGCCTTCGTTGTTAGAGAAGATAAAGCGGACGAATTTATTAATTCCAAGTCCTCCGCAGCAGTTATTTCAAAAATAAAAAAACAGGCAAGAGAGATGATGAAACATTCGACTTTTAACGGACAGCCATGGGACGAAGATATTAGGAAATCACTTGAAGATTAGTTTTAGTGAGATACATGAGGGTAACAAACTAATCTTATCTAATTTTCATAGTGGCAATGATAGTATAGACAGTTACTTTAAAGGCAAATGCGAAGCAATAACAGATACTTCTGCTAAATCTTTTGTGGTTACTAATGATAACACACAAAATGGTATGCCTAGTGTAATTGGTGTTTATTCCTTATGTTGCTCTGGCTATGTTATTGATTCTCATAATTATTTTTACATTCATCCAGCGGTTGAGATAAAATATTTTGCAATCAACGAATATTATCAAGATATTCAATATTCAGAAAATACTGAAGAAGGTTGTCTTAGTAGTAATATTTTGGCAACGATTATTGGAAGAATTATTAGTTTTACTGATAGTTATTGTGGGGCTAATAAAGTGATATTGTACTCTGTTCCTGAAGCAGAATTTTTTTATCAACGTATGGGGTTTCATCTTTTTGCAAATTATATGCAGAAAAACAATGAAAGATACTTAGAAGGGTGTATACCAATGTATCTTGATCTTGATACTATGGAATGATGTTGTAGAGGTGGTATACTTGGGCAATGCAGCGAAGAAAATATCAAACAACGAATTTAATCAATTTATTAATGACAACTTAGACTTTATATTGGACATCACTCCTAAAAATCCAATCATTACTAAAGATGATGAATGGAATGAAGATATTTATGACGATTATAGCTGGACGGATAATGAATAACCATAAAATAAGACCCTAGATTTTCTCTAGGGTCTTTTATGGTGGTTGGCATAAATAATTTTCACTAATTTCCAACTTGCAATTTTGTGCATATTGTATATTGATTTTTTGTTATTAATGTCATATAATATAGTAAAGAAATGATTTAAGAGATTGAATACTTCAAATGTTTGTCGCTGCTAGATATGCGACTAATAAATAGTCTAGTTCAAATATAGTCTCGCCTAGAGCGAGACTATTTGTTTTGAGGGACATAAATCAATGGAAGTTGGACATTTTTACTTTTTGGACAATCAATATTATCAAGATTTTAATGACGATAAGCTTATGAGCAACCATGAAATTGTTAATGGTAAAATACATGATCGTCCTTGCTATTGTTGTATAGATACATCTGACAGCAATATTTATTGGGTCATTCCAATATCTTCACAAGTTGAAAATATCGAAAAATATATAACAAGAAGATTAGCAAGAAGGGAAAATGCGATACCATTGATTTTGGAAAAGTGCTTGGTGCAGAGAGAGCGTTTTTAATTCAAAATATGTGTCCTGTTACCGATAAATATATAAAGAATGAGTATCAACATTTGGGTGCGCCAGTAGCCATTGACTATACGACTTATAAAAGAATAGTGTCTAAGGCTACAAAGGTGTCTGCTTTGGTACATAACAATAATTCACATTTGATATTTCCAGATGTGTTGAAAATTGAAGAAGCGTTAAAGTCAAAAAAATAAATAGAATACAATACAAATAAAGCTCCGATATTCTCGGAGCTTTTGTTATACATGAACACACATTGTTTACTTTCGCCCATTTGTACACTTGTGTACACTCATACTCATTATCTATTCACTCAAATTAACATTTACGTTAATCCAATCCTTGCCGTCACGTTCCATAGTGACAGTATAGTATAATCTGCCCTTAACACCAAAACTATTTTCAGCGTCCACATAAGATGATACAGTGTAGCTATCATTATGATGTGTAATAAAGTTTTTATCATACATTGGATAATCTGCCGTGGCAGGGGCTTTTAACTGTTTGTTTACATAGAATTTAGCCGCTGTGTAAGCTTCTTGGCTGTAGTCTTTTTCGTAGTGTGAAATGTCGGATATTTTATCGACCAATCCTATAATAAAGAAAAATAATAATATAATGGCAAATATAATTTTGCCAATAGAATAATGAACTTGTTCGGTAGCCTCGTTGTTGTTAGACATGGTATTTTCATTAGTTACATTGTCTGTTTTTCCTTGATTATTCGTCATAACTATTCTCCTTTAAATTTTATATCAAAACTATAAATGAATAACTGTTAAGGTCTTTAAAACAGTTGAAAATGAGAGTAGTGGCAAGACTAATATTAGCGTATTAGGCAAGACTATAACGCAACTTTCAGATTTAAAGAACTTATTCAACAATAAATCAAATATAACCTTAATCCCTGCAAGTGAAGTGGCGAACGTTCGTCAGTTCAACAATCTTTTAGCACAGGGAAAATCTGTAGCTGAAGCTGAGTCAATAGCCTTGAAAGGCTGTTCTGAAACAACTCTCAATGTTGCCAGAAGTGCTAATGGTGCAGCAGTATCAGAAGAAATACTGTCTGCTTCTTTAAAGGGTGTTGCAACTTCCTCTAAGCTTGCTGCCGCTGGCATGAAAGTATTATCAACCGTTGGTAATATGGCGGTAGGTGTTATCGCAAGTATGATCCTTGATGGTATTATAACATTTTTTGATAATATTGTCAATGGTGCAGATAATGCAAAAGAAAGTTTAGCTCAGTTCACAAGTAGTTTCTCTGACTCTATTGACAAATTAGATGAAGAAAACAAATCAGTAAACGAATTAGTAAATCGTTATGTAACTTTGGTTGCGACAACAGATGACTTGTCAACTGTTAAAGACGATTTGAATACTATTCAGGATAACTTAATTGATAAGTACGGAAATGAAGCTAAGAGCCTTGATTTACTTAATGACAAAATGTCTGAGAATATTAAGAAAATCAAAGAGTGGAAAAAAGAAAAGGCTGAGAGTGAACTTTATCAAGAGTCGGATATTACTGATCCTGATGATAGTGATAGAAAGCTGAGTGTTAAAGAAGCCTATGATTTAGCACAAAAGAAATTAAAAGAGGGAAGCTCTTTTAACAAGGGTCTTTTTACTACTGATTACGGTGGCAAAGGGCAAGCCTATGTATCAGACGGTCTATTCAGTGGCTATAATTCTAATGCTGATATTAACAAGGTCGGCTCTCGTGGTTATGGTGATTGGTACAGTTACAAGAATGACATTGAACCAATTCTCAAAAAGTATAATAACGTTGGTATAAGCACTAATGCTTATAGTAATTTACTTTTCGCAGGTACAATGCAAGAACGTATTGATACCATGCAAAAGGTTTATGATGAATTATCCGAGAAATGGGCAAACATTTCAAAAGACGATAATCGTAACAAGTGGTTGGCTGATTTGCAAAAAGAAATTGCTACCACAACAGAGGAATATGATAAACTTTCTAATGCCGTTGATAAATACAACGAAATTCAGAAAACACTTGAAAACTATAACACAAGTAAAGAATTTAGTAAAGCATTTGATGAAGCTCAGAAAGCTACTGAAAGCTATAGTCATGCTGTAGCAAATAAAAATATTGATGATGTTGATAGGCTTTATGATTTAACTCAGAAATACAAAGATAAGTTAATCAACTTGGCTAATGGTGACGAGGATTTAATTGACTATGTTAATACTTTCTTTGAAACTTTACCTGCAAAATTAACAACAGGTACTTTTGATATTTCTGAGTGGACGGACGATATTGACGAAGTTCAGAATAAGGCAAAATCACTGAAAGATACCTTAACGAGCCTGCAAGACGGAAGTATTTCGGATAGTGATTTAGTTGAACTGTTTAAATCATATCCTGACTTGGCTAAGTTCTCAGGCAACACGGAAAAGCTGACAGAAGAAGTTAAGAAACTGATAAAGCAAAACCCTAAAGAGCTGATAAATAGACTCAAAGAGTTATCAGACACATTGCCAAATGGCAACGATAAGGCTAATGTGGAAGGTCTTATTTCAAGCCTTGAAAAGCTTGGAGAGGTAGCTTCTTCTATTTCCGAAGTTAAGCTGTCTGTAGACGATATTGAGAAAATTTATGAGGAAACGTTTGATGATCTTATAGATAAAGCCGAGGACGAGAAAGATGTTCTTGAAGAACAAAAGAATATTCTTACAGAACAAAAAACTCAACTTGACAATATTATTTCTCAGTACGAAACCGTTGCAAACACAGTGGAGTCTTATATTGACGAGCAGAAATCAGCTATTGAGGACAGATACAATGCTGAAATTGATGCCATTAAATCCGTTAATGAAGAAAAACAAGATACTATTGACTTACAGGAAAAGTTAAATAATCTTGAAAATGCTAAAAAGAAAAAGGTAAATGTTTATTCTGAAGCTAGTGGTTGGCACTTAGAAACCAATACCGAGGAAGTAAACAAGGCACAGCAGGAATATGAACAGGCGAGTGCTGATAAACGTGTATCTGACCTTGAAAAACAGCGTGACAAGGAAACTTCACTGTGGGATAAGTATAAACAACAGTGGCAAGACCTTATCAATAGCTCTACCAATACAGAAAATGAACAGCTTGCCAAAGATATTTTAGGCGTTAATTGGACGGACAAAATAGCACAGCAAGACACGAATATTCTTAATGACTTTGCGAGCAAATATCAATCTTATCGTTCTCAACTTTCAGATCAGGTTGAAAAGGAAATTGAGAGCGTTGACAAAGAGATAACGGCTAAAAGCAAAGAAATTGAGGCATACAAGAAAGAAAAAGAAGCTTTATCAAAGTATGTTACAGATATTACGAATAAGAACAAAGACTACATAAAACAGTTGACAAACGTTTCTGAAAAAGAAATGCAAACTATGGAAGGTAGGACTAAGTTCTTAGAGGATTGTAAAAAACGTGCTAGGGAAGCTCTTGACTATTCTGATATTTCTGTTGAGGGTGCTAAATCGAATGGCTTGTATCTTGTTCAATATGACGGTGAAACTGTTGGAACAGGGCTTGATGAAACACAAGCAGAACAGTTAAAATCTGAACTGTACGGCAAAATGGTTTCATCAGAACTCTTGGCTGATCCTATGCTTGGTAAGAACAAGGGTGCATTAACAGCTATTCTTAACGCTTTAAAGAGTAAGTTTAACATTATTAAGCCATATCGCTCAGGTGGTATTGATGATTATACAGGGCTTGCTCAACTTCATGGAAAACCAAATGCAGTTGAAACTATCTTCAATTCAGAGCAAGGTAGAAAGCTATACAACCTTGTGGCTAATACAGATAACCTTGTCAATTATATTGGAGATAAGATTTATAACGGCATAACAGATTTGGTAAGAACAAAAATGTCCTCACCAAACAATATTCAAAATAGAAATGACACAAACAATAAGACTATCGTATTCCAGATTGATACTGTCAATACAACAGACGGCACAACATTCTTAGAGCAGATGAACGCTTATCTGCAACAGGCTGATTTGGATAGAATAGTTGGTAAAAATTATTAAATAAACACAAAAGTAACAAAGAGCCATTAATTATTTAGTGGCTCTTATCTTTTAGAAATATTTTAAATTCAATAAAATATTGACAAACGTGGACGAATGTGGTATAATGTACTTATAAGAAACAATAAAGGAGTTTTTATATGAGTAACTACAAACCACAAGAATTTGCTGAAATGATAGGTGTATCTGTAAAAACCTTGCAACGTTGGGACAAAGAAGGCAAACTTAAAGCATATCGCACTCCAACAGATAGGCGTTATTATACTCACAAACAATATGTCGATTATATGGGTGATGGTAATAGTAAACACGGCAAAACGGTCATATATACAAGAGTATCTACTTCTAATCAAAAAGATGATTTACAAAATCAAGTCGAATTTTTAAAACAATATGCTAATGCAAAAGGGATTATTGTTGATGAAATCTTTGAAGATATAGGTAGTGGGTTAAATTACAATCGCAAGAAATGGAATAAACTTATTGAAGATTGTATGCTTGGATTAATAAAGACTGTTATTGTTGCTCATAAAGACAGATTTGTACGTTTTGGATATGAATGGTTTGAACGTTTTCTTAAATCTGATGGTGTTGAGATTATTGTTGTTAATAATGAAAAGGCATCACCAGAGCAAGAATTAGTTAATGATTTAATATCCATTATACACGTTTTTAGCTGTCGTATATATGGTTTAAAAAAGTATAAAAAGCAAATCGAAGGAGATGAAGAAATTGCTAAAGAGTTACAAGACAGAAATAAACCCAACGTTCGAACAGAAACAAACAATTAATCGCACTATTGGAGTATGCAGATACGTTTACAACTTTTATCTTGCTCACAATCAAGAAATATATAAAACTGAAAAACGTTTTGTATCTGGAATGGACTTTTCTAAATGGATTAACAATGAATTCATTCTCAACAATCCTGACTTTCATTGGATAAAAGAGGTTAGCAGTAAGTCTGTTAAACAAAGCATTATGAACGCTGAGAGAGCTTTCAAGAACTTTTTTAAAGGAAAATCAAGATTTCCAAAGTTCAAGAAGAAAGCAAAATCAGATGTAAAAATGTATTTTGTAAAAACAAATGCTAAAACAATTATTCAATGTGGAAGACATAGAATTAAGATTCCTACCCTTGGTTGGGTAAGATTAAAAGAAAAAGGATATATTCCTACAAACCCCAAAACACATATTATCAAAAGCGGAGCAGTGTCTTGCAAAGCAGGAAGATACTATGTGTCGGTTTTAGTCGAAGAGCAGGAACATCAAAAGCCTGTTTTAAATGACTTTGGAATAGGAATAGACTTAGGTCTTAAAGATTTTGCCGTTTGTTCAAGCGGAAAAGTTTACAAGAATGACAACAAGAATTCTAAAATAAGGAAACTTGAAAAGAAACTTAGACGTGAGCAACGTAGCTTATCGAGGAAATACGAAAGCTATAAGAAACTTAATAAAAATATGAAAGGAGTAGCTACTCGACAAAATATCCAAAAGCAAAAGTTAAAAGTACAGAAAATTCATCAAAGACTTGACAATATAAGAACAGATTATATCAATAAGGTAATATCCGAATTGGTGAAAACCAAGCCAATGTGGATTACTATTGAGGATTTAAATATATCAGGTATGATGAAGAATAGACATCTCTCCAAATCAATCGCACAGCAAAAGTTCTTTGAATTTAGGACAAAGCTACTTGCTAAGTGTAACGAATATGGGATTGAGTTAAGAGTCGTTGATAGATTTTATCCTTCTAGCAAAACTTGTCATAATTGTGGTTGTATCAAATCTGATTTGAAATTATCGGATAGAACATACCATTGTTGTGAATGTGGTTATACAGAGGATAGAGATTATAATGCAAGTCTTAATTTGCGAGATTGTCAAACCTACAAGATAGCATAAACAAGCTAACGTAGGTATGTACCGTAGGCTATACGGGAATTTACGCCTGTGGACTATACAAGAACTTGTGAGTAGTCTTATGACAAAAGCATATAGGTTGAAGCAGGAATTTTCTCGATATGGATATATTTGTCCATATTTTGAGTAGCAGGTGACAAAAATGATTATGACTCCTACATTGGTATTTCCTGATGATGAGGTTGTAAAGATAGATAAGCATAAGGACACAAATGGTGAATATGATCGTGCTCCACATTTCAGTTATCAGTTTAATTGTACGGCAGGTTCGGCTATGCGTTGGGCGTTGTGCGAGTACACAAACCTTAAAACAGGCGAAGTTAATCACTCTTATTTTCCAAAGGGTGGTGACATAAACACCTTTTATAATGGTGATAAAGTTGGTGTCAATGAGTTAGTTTTTAACGATATTGCCGAGAATGGTCATGATTACCAATATCGATACATTCTTTTTCAAACAGACCCAACGACTATTGCCGACGACACACAGTATGGTGACGGTGTTGGATTGTATGATATGTACTTCTGCCGTGGTAAAATCCAATCTTCGGGTACTACATCAAGTTTTATGATTAACAAGGAAATTGCAAATCTCAAGAGCGCGTACTATTATGAGCGTTCCGACGGCTCAGTGTATTTAGTCGGCGGCGCCTATATCGAGATTGGAGAAGAAAGACGACTGATAGAAACCTACGATTATAAAACTGGTAACGTAAGATTAAAGTCTGGTTTTACAACAGCCCCCGCAAGAGGAACTGAATTTAGGATATTTACTAATTACTTTATAGATAAACCGCATTATGTAAAATGCAGAAATGACCCTGATTGTATTGTGACGGCTGAAGTAAATGAAAACAATTCTACTAAACCAATACATTGTGAAACAACGTACACTCACCCTAATCATGTCGGCTTGAAATATTATAAATATTATTTGTATCAGATAATTAATTCAAATGCAGTCTATGACGGAACTATTCAGGACAGTACAAATGACACAACTCAGGTCAATCTTGGTAAAAGCATAGGTGAAAATATAGTAAATAAGTGTATTACTATAGAGGTAGAGCCTAGTGGAACAGAGGGTCATGTTACCGAGGGTATTAATGGTTTTATTTCTAACTACAATACTGCTACTGGAATGGCTATAATTTATTGCCCTGCAAATACTCAGTTTGTGAAAGGTGCAAAATTTACTGTTTATAGCGAAACGCAGAAATTAATTGACGAGAGTCCTGCAATTTATAATTTCAGACTCAACTATGATTTCTATGCTATGCAAGCAGGAAATTCATATTGTGTTGTTAGTGAGATTATGACACTTGACGATAAAATGTATCATTTTAGCAAAAGAGTATCGTTTCAAGGCAACGAGTTAGGTGATTTAGTAAACAACTTTAATTGTCTAATAATTAATAATCGTATAGCAATGCTGTCGTGGAATACAACTCTTAGTGGTACTGCAAAGATTTTTAGACGTAATGTAAATGAAGAAGATTACGTTTTTCTTGGTACTACTAATACAAAGAGCTTTTTTGACACAACGGTTGGTAATAAGCAGACTTATGAATATTATATTTGCTACGGAGATTACAAACCATATAAATCAGAGCAAGTATCGGTAGATAAGGACGGTTGGTTTATATACTCTTTAACCGATTTGGGTACAAAATATAACAAAAAGTATTATGCTATTTCTGAGTGTTGGGAGTTTATAACAGGTATGACCGATAATGATATTACATCAAATATTGGTCTTGCAGTACACACAGGAACAGGTATTAAGCCAAAAACAACTAGAACAGTAACAGATTATGAGAGTGGTTCTTTCTCTGCTGATCTTTTAACAATTAATTGCCCTGATGGTCGAATAGTCGATAATATTGACAGAGTAAAAGCATGGACTAAATTTATTAAAGGCAAGAATGATTTTATGTTAAAATCTCATAAGGGCGATGTTTGGATTATAAATATCTCAGATAACCCTACTAGAATTTATGATAGCACAAGTGTATTAGGGCTGACTAATATTAAGTATGATTGGATTGAAGTTGAAGATATAAATGATGTAATAATTATTAGATAGGAGGTAGGAAAGTATTATGGATTATTATAATAAAATAGACAATGCTTATCTTGCCGAGTTACATAAACCAATGCGAAAAATGTATGTCAAAATGGAAATTTTATCACACTATGAAGGTGCTATTGGCGAAATAACAAGTGACTTATCTTCTACAGATGGTTCAATAACAATTAATAAAGAGCAAGGCTGCCGTAGGTCTTGCTCTTTATCTATTATTGATAGAAGCGGTAAATACTTAACTCAAAAGGATAGTCCGTTTTGGTACAATCGAAAATTCAAGATCTTCATCGGCTTGCAAGTTGATGAGAATATTTATTGGTTTCCGCAAGGTGTTTTTGTTACAAAGTCGGCAAACTCTAATGGGAGACGATTGAATGTTGAGGGTGTTGACAAATATGGTTTTCTTGATGGAACATTAAATGCTAGAATGTGCCTTGTTGAGTATCAAGCTAGTGTTACAAATTCTAAAAAAGGAACAAATATTGCGACTTTAATTAAGGACACGCTTATGCTTGATTTGGGTAATAATATACCTCTTGACCCTGTTGAGCCGATTATCGACCCTATATTCTATAATGTAACTCTGTATGACGATATTGTAGTTGATGAGGGCGGTTATCTTGGTGAGATTTTTGACAAGATTGCCGAAATGTATGGTGCTAACATCTATTACGATGTCAATGGCAGATTGAGAATGGAAAGAGTTTTTAACTATAATTTACCTTCTTGGTATCGCCATTTGTCACCACAATTTGAACTGAGTGAAACCGAAATTACAGAAACGGATATTAATTATACTTATAATTATGACGGTGTAAACATTATTACAGTTACAACAGACAATACAAGTGGTGAAATTTATTCGTACACAGCTAAAAATGAAAATCCACAATCACCTGTAAATATAAATGCTGTTGGTTACAAAGGTTTGGACGGTGGCACTTATTATATACCACTAGGAGATACGAATGAAGAAAGCGGAGAGGAAAAGTGTAGGCAACAAGCCGAATATATGTTATTACAACATACTTGTATAAGTACAGGTATAAGTTATAATCTGCCGATCACTCCACATTTGAATGTTGATAATACCGTTAGGGTTAGTAATGATTATTATAATTTTGACAAACAGTTATTTATCGTAAACTCTATTACAATGCCTTTATCGGCTACAGAAATGAGTATTTAAGCCACTAATCTACAATGGCTGCCATTTGATACAGATTGTATTTCGATTTGCTGTGAAACTTTAAGTGATACAGTGACAATATCTTATAACACGAATGGTGGCAAGGACAAAGATGGAAACACTATCACTTATAAAAGTATTAACCAAACCCCTAATAAACAAATCGTTTTACAAGGTGGGGATATGTATAACGAGAATAAATTGTTTGCATGGACGGATAGTCAAGGCAATAAATACAATTATGGTGACGTATACACTGTACCAAATAACAACACAACATTGATAGCTCAATGGATAACAGGAAATGAAGTTACAGTTACCAATACATTGTCGGCAGATAGTACGGTAGAATTTCAATCTATGTCACCGTCACGTTGCTTGATACGTTATGATGACAACGAAGTAGCCAGACGTAACACAAACACAATTTCAACATTTAAAAAGAATTATTTTTTGGGTACACACGATACAACTATTATGTCTGAGAGTGATGATTTAACTAACTTTGACAATGCTTTTGATAAAAGAACAACTACAAAGATAGATTGTTCCAAAGTAAAAGCTACCTACCTCACTTCACCTATGGGAAACGGATTTGAGAATATGACAGACTTTGTTTTTCCTGCTAATCTTACAAATATTTCGACTAGCAAGGGTGTATTGTCAGGTTGTAAAAAGCTTACCAAGATTACATTTCCTGTAGCATACTGTGATATTTCACACTCTGAATCGTTTCTTACTAATAGCACATTTGTTAATGGTTTGGAACTACCTTACACCTTGAATTTCACACCAATGGTTTCAGTTGATAAGCAAACAGGTGTCGAAGAAATAAAACAAAACGAGATACTAAAAGGAAGTCATGTTGTTGGAAACTTAAACATCAAAGCGGCAACTACAAATAAATGTGTAGTGTATGTAAATAAAGAAACAACAAGTTTAGTTATTTATCCCGCAACAGTGCAGGGAAGATTTTATCTTATGGGCAAAGGTATTGATGGAGATTTATCTGGACTTCAAAGCATACAAATTGGGCGATCTACTAACATTAACGATACCGATGGTTTTGCAAGTAATGCATCGGCAAACATAAATCTGAGTTTGGACTTTCAATCGGGTAATTGTACTACCAAAATACCTAAAAACGCTTTTAATGGCTATAGTGGTAATACGATTAATGTTGTAATTTATGGTAATGTGACCAACAGCAATGGTATTACGCTTGAAAGCGGATCGTTTTGCAATATGCCCAATATGACAAAATTGCCAATGACAAATAATACAAGCTTAAAAGTTATACCTGAGAACTGTATGAATAATTTAGCATCATTAACTTCAGCGACTACAGGCTATGTGGTTGACGTTGAGGGTTGTAACGATATGACCAATCTGATAACTTTAAGAATTGAAAGTTCTTGTGAGAAGGTAAATGGGTTTAATAACTGCCCTAAATTGAAAAGTTTGTCATTCATGAGTGACGGAAAAGTAAAAGAGATTGGTGGGTTAAACAATAACGCTATTACAACATTTTATATTCCAAATACGGCTTTGTCTGTATCGGGCGTGAATAATTGCTCTGCATTAACAACGGTTGCTATTGGAGCTTCTTTGACTAGCTTTACAGGGTTTAATAATTGTCCTAAATTAAACAAGTTTACTGTGGATAGTTCTAATACTACTTTCAGAGTCGTTGATAATAACCTCTACCAAGGGAATAAACTTTGCCGTGTTCCAATGAGTAAGTCAGATATTGTGGTAACAAATGGTACAACGGAAATCATGAGCAATGCCATTCAGGTTGCTTTTGCAAACAGCATTTCTATTCCAAATGGTTGTATTTTATCTAACGACTCAATCAAGTGCCAAAGCGTAGGTCAAATTATTCTCCATACTTCTTTTAACACAGAAACTGGGAAATATAATAATTTAACTATGACCGATTTTAGTACCCTTGATAATGTACAAGTCGGAACTATTTTCACGTATGGAAATGGTATAACAGATACTACAAACGCAAATTATTTGCCTATTGTAAAATACTGTATAGAACATAACATCAATTATGTTGATATGAATGAAACAAACACTAACGCTCGTGGAACTATTGGAATAAGCGGTAACGCAGAATTGGACGGTGATAATTAATGATAAATACTTATACTTGTACTCCAAATCAAACTTCTTCTGAAACTGTGTTTGCAGATTTAAAAACATTTTTTGAAGATAAGTGGGCTTGGAGTAAAATTGAAACAAATTATCCTGACAGTGAGTCCACCGATTATAACACTTTAACATTTTGGATTGATAATACAACGTACTTTAGAATAATGTTTGACCCTGCAAAGTCACGTTATTGGGCTGGGTGTGGTGAATATGACTCTTCCCAAACGTCACCATATGCTGATTATGTCAGCTTTACCTATAGCAAATTTGATAGTGTTATGTTATATACTACAAGCCAAGGAATGTTAATTTTGTTCAAAAGTGGAGCAACAAATAATTGTTAAGAATATAGGCAGATGTAAACAAATATTGTCAAGCATACTTAACAACCGCAATACTCCGCATATAGTGTGAACTGTATGTAGTGATAAGGAGCGGATAATCTTTATCCCACACCACATCAACTGCGAGCAATCCCTAAAGCTATACTAACCACAACGTAATGATGAAATAAGCATAAGCGTGACGGTAACGAAAGTAGAAAAAATAGTATAGATAGTGCAAGGTTAAATCCTAAACACTGAATAACAATGGGTCTTTCGCAACATATATCTGAATAGGATACTGCTCAACGACTATCTCCCGTAAGGAGAGTAGGGTTAAGTAACCCGAAACGAGTGGCTCTCACAAAAAAATGTGAGATGATGAAATAGTCTGTGCTTGTATGAAAATATAAGAAGTTCATAAGAGAACTGACAGAGATTAACGACCTCTGTTGAACACGCCAAAAATGTATTCTTATAATGTATACATTTTTGTTTATTCAAAAAAACCACAATATTACTTGTGGTTCTTAGCAACAAAATCTTTTAAAACTGTAATTACCAAATTATTAAAGCTGCGGTTTTGTTCCGTAGCAATAAGTTCTAATTTAGCTTTTAAATCTTTTGGAATGGTAATGTTGGTTCTTGTATTAGTATTAGCAATTTTACCAGAAGGCATAAAATCCTCTCCTTTGAATTTTATTATACCATATAAATAAATTGTTGTCAAGTTGGTATCAATAGTTTACAAATTATCTATATTTTAACATTGACAAGTTGGTATCAACTTGGTATAATAGTAATATAGAAAGTGAGGTGAAAAATAATGATAAAAGGTTTTAAAGTTAGATTATTTCCTAATGAAGTTCAGACACGGTTATTATGGAAACATGTTAATGTAAGCAGATTTGTTTGGAATTATGCTTTGGCAGAACAACTTAATCGTTATAAGAATGGCGAAAAGTATCTAAACAAATATGGCATGAGAAGCATTTTTATAGAATTAAAGCAATCGAAAGAATATGCTTGGCTCAAGGAAGTATCGGCTCATACAATCGGTAATATTTGTATTGATTTGGATAAAGCATATACAAGTTTCTTCACGAAAATTGGTGGTAAACCAAAATTCAAGAAAAAGAATAAATGTAAAAATGCTTTTCCTGTGAGATGTGAAACTGTGTATTTTATAAATAATTGTGTTAATATTGAAAAAGTCGGAAAAATCAAATATCAAAGTGATAAAGAATTGCCACAAGGTAGGAATACTTGTAAATTCACTAACCCACGAATAGTCTTTGAAAATAATAAGTGGATATTATCATTTGGTATGGAGTGTGAAAACCAAGCACAAAAATTAAACGATTTTTCAGTGGGAATTGATTTAGGAGTTAAAGAACTTGCTGTTGTTGCGTATGGCGGAAATCATAAAGTTTACAAAAATATCAATAAATCCAAACGTATGAAGACCTTGAAACATAAATTGTCACATCTACAACGTAAAGTTAGCAGAAAGTATGAAACAAACAATAAACATAAGGTTTATGATACAAAATGGTATAAGTCAAATGGTATTTTGAAAACCGAAGAACAAATACGCAAAATTTATAATAAATTGTCTAATATCAGAAAGAATTATATACATCAAACTACTCATGAGATTATTTCGTTTCTTCCTAAAAAAGTCGTAATGGAAAATTTGAATGTGTCTGGAATGATGAAAAATAAATATTTATCAAAGGCAATAGCTGAACAAATGTTTTACGAATTTATCAGACAGATGAAATATAAGTGTGAGTATAATGGTATAGAATTTGTACAAGTAGACAGGTTTTATCCGTCAAGTAAAACGTGTCACAAGTGTGGTTGTATTAAACATGACCTTAAACTTTCTGATAGAACTTATATTTGTCCTGAATGTGGCGAGATAATTGATAGAGATTTAAACGCAGCAATTAATTTGGCTAATTATTCTAAAGCCTGAAATATTGAGAGACTTTAGTCTTAGGGATTTTGATGCATCCTTAAATGCTGTGGAGAGTTATACAAACGAAAGTAGCTAAGGCAAAATCGGACTTTATGAAGCAGCGAATAAACAGAAATGTATACATTTGGGTACGTTTTTGGCATCAGACAATGACTATGTATTAGGTGGGGCTATTGCAAAGATGAGAAAGCTGTCCGATGATACAGAGATAACAGGTTTCTTTACCCCTACTTCAAATTCAGGACATCAAGGAAGTAAAATGGCAAGTTTGTATAATATGTTTAGTCAAAGTTTGCACAATGGCGGTACGAACCTTGTACCACAAGTTGATTTTAATATACCATTGAATAGCACAGTTGAGGGACAATACGCCGCTAAAACTGACGGAATATTCTATGTTTATATGGGACAAGACAGTGTGTTTCCTGCTGACGGAACTGTTGTAAAATTCACAATGAATGGTGTTAATTATGTGGGTAACTGCAAAATGGTTTTAGCTGATTATTCGTAAAGGCGGTGTGTAGAATGTCTAAAATGAATAAGCTAATTAAGGAAAGCCAAGACAACAAAAAAACACTTGGTTACACCTATGGAACGGTTAAAAGCTACGACTCTACAAACTGTACAGCAATTGTTTCGCTATTAGAGTATAATGGTGCTGAAAAATCTTTTCTGAATAAATCAGGTGAGATTTTAAGCATGGGAGACAGTGTGTGGATCTATTTCCGTGGTGGCGGTATAAACGCTGGTTACATTGCTATTAGGAATGGCAAACCTATACCTCTAGGAAGTCAAAATTCTAGCGTAGGACGATTTGTTGAATACGTTGATAGTGGTGGTAGTAGACACATCTCAGAAAAGTTTAATTATTATGGCAATTCTTATTGGTATACTATAACCCCTGATGGAACAAAACATATTACTATTGATCTCGAAAATATTGCTCATGGTGATTATAACCATGTTGAAGGTCAAGCAAACCACTGCTACGAATATAGTTATGACAGCAATAATTATATTGATTTTTCAGAAATGAAAACTAAAAATATACCCTATCTTCGTGAAAATAGCAGTTTAAATTCCTTAACAGGTTTTAGTAATACTAGCGTTGGTGGTTTTTCTAATCACGTCAGCGGTAGGTGGAATACAACTGAATATAGTGTGGCGGTTGAGTGTAGCGGTGTAAACAATACTGTTTTCAATTCTCGTGATACATATGTTAATGGTATATATAATATGCTAGATGGTGTAGTTGGTAGTATTGTAGTTGGTCTATACAATATTGTCAAGGGTGACAAAACTAAAGACCAAATGGCAAAATATAACGCCGTGTTTGGAGAACAAAATGATGTTCTTAATTATGATAGATGTCTTGTTGCAGGTACATGGAATCATGCCACGGCAGATAACCAAACCGTTATAGGTATCAATGCAAAATCAACTTATAAAAGCTCGGAAAATGCAAGTATACTATTTAATATAGGAAATGGTCATAATATAGAAGATGGAACTCTAACTCAAAACTCTGCAATGCAAGTAGACTTTTTGGGCAATGTTTATGCTGGCGGTGCGTACAAAACTATTGGTGCTGACTATGCCGAATATTTTGAATGGCTTGACGGAAATGTTGACAATCAAGATAGGATCGGATTATTCGTTACGCTTGACGGTGATAAAATCAAGCTTGCAAATAAAGACGATTATATACTCGGCGTCATATCAGCTAATCCGTCTATTGTTGGTAACTCTGCTGAATTAGATTGGCATGATAAGTATAAAACAGATGTTTATGGACGGTTGATTTATGATGAGTCACACAATCCTATAGTCAGTAAAAACTATAACGATACGCTTGAATATGTTCCTCGTGGGGCTAGAAAAGAGTATAGCAAAGTTGGCTTGTTAGGACAGTTAGTAGTTCAAGATGACGGAACGTGCGAGGTCAACGGATATTGTACGGCTAGTGTGAATGGCGTGGCAACCAAGTCAGATAGTGGTTATAGGGTTATCAAACGTATTGATGAAACACATATAAAAATAATACTTAAATAGAAAGAGGGCTAACAACCCTCTTTTATTATTGGAGGAAAAGTTATGAAAGAGATTATTACTCAGATGATTACAGAGTATTTGCCTGTAATTTTAACAGCGGTTATGACGGCTATTGTAGGCTTTGTAAAATCGAAGTATACAAAAATCGCAAATGACAGCATTAAGAAAGATGTAGCAAGTACAACGGTTAAATATATAGAACAGATTTATAAAGACGTTCACGGTACAGAAAAGCTTGAAAAAGCTAAAGAAACCATGCTTGCCCTGCTTGAAGAAAAGGGTATTAAGATTTCCGATGTAGAGCTTGTTATTTTGCTTGAAAGTGCCGTTAAAGATATGAATTATAAATCACTTACAGATTTTATTGACGAGGTTAAGAATGGCGGTGAGTAATTATGAACACAGTTAAGGAAATTGCTACCTACTGTGGAAGTATTACAACCATTTTGGCACTGATAACAATTATTGTTAAGCCAATAAGGAATAGATTTGTAGGGTGGATTTCAAAAACCAGTGACAAAGATAATCTAAATAAAAAAATAGATAAACTAACAGTATTAGTGGAAAGACAGGTAGAACAGAACCAAAGCATGGAAACTCAGTTGCGAAAACAAAGTTTGGCTTTGCAGGCTACGCTGAGAAATTCTATTTTGGCGATTTATAATTCAAGAATGAAAGAAAATAGTATTTCACTGTACGAAAAAGAAAATCTCGCAAGACTATACGAAAGCTATTCATCTATTGGGGGCAATAGTTTTGTACATAACTGTGTAGACGAATTAAATAAACTGCCTGTAAAAGAAGATTAATTGGAAAGGAAGTAATTTTTATGGCAACAACAATAAAAGGTATAGATGTTTCTCATTGGCAGGGTACTAATGTAGATTTTAACAAAGTAAAAAAGGCAGGATATGACTTTGTTATGATAAACGCAGGCTACGGCAAATGTATCGGTCAGAAAGACGAATGTTTTGAAACCAATTACAAAAAGGCAAAATCAGCAGGACTTAAAGTTGGTGCTTATTGGTATTCATATGCTCTAACATCAGCAGATGCCGAATTAGAAGCCAAGGTGTTTCTTGAAGCAATCAAGGGTAAAACTTTTGAAATGCCTATTGCTTTTGATATAGAAGATAGTACACAGTGCGATTTATCGGCTTCTACTATAGGTAGTATAATTAATGCTTTTTGCGGTTATTGTGAAAAGAAAAATTATTATGTAATGCTTTATAGCTATGCTGCTTTTCTTAACAGTAAAGTTCCTAGTGATTGTAAAAACAAATATTGTGTATGGCTTGCTGAATTTGACAAGTCAAAGCCTTCATACGGTGGTAGCTATGGTATGTGGCAGTACACAAGTAAAGGCTCGGTTTCAGGTGTAAATGGAAACTGTGATTGCAATTATGCCTATAAAGATTTTACCGCAATTATAAAGAAAAAGGGTCTTAATGGTTTTAAAAAGCAAAAAAACAATGAACTTTCGATACTCGAAAAGTCTGGTTATAAAAAGGGTGATAAGACCAGTGGTGTTCTTGCTCTAAAAGAAATGCTCATCATAGCCAAGGCAAGAAAACTTCACAACGTCACACTTGACGAAAATAGTATATTTGGCGAGGGTACTGAAAAGGCTGTTAATGCTCTGCTGAAAAAGTGGGGTTATAAGCAGAATAGTGTTGCAGGTGAGAAGTTTATCAAGAAGCTTGCAAGTGCTATTAAGTAATACTAATTATTTTTGTTTTTAAAGGGCGAGGTAACACAGCTTCGCCCTTGTTATATTTTATTTATACGAAAGGAAGATGAACTATGGCGTATTGTGCTACAAACGGAAACCTGTACGAAAATGGAAAAGCTTTTGAGCTGAAAGTTGGCATTGGTGCTGATTTCAAAGTACAGGCTTCGGGAACTGGCAGTTTTCAGGTTGTAGGAAAACTGACTCAGAATGGTGCAGAGGAAGTGCTTATGATGGTTGATCTGAGCGACTTCTCAACAGTTGATACGATTACAACAGAAAATGTTTATGCAGGAGATGTTAGTGGTTACTATAGTGTAACTGTTAAAAATGTCAAGGGTGTAAATAAAATTTGGGGAACTATAACATATTAAGGAGGTGGATTTATGGCTACAGATATTATTGCTAGAGGTATGGCGGCTAATGCTAAAAAATCTGTTACCGAATTAGGCAATAAGGTTGAAAGCGAAAAGTGGATTGGTACAAAAGCTGAGTGGGAAGCCGTTGATAAATCCACTATAAAAGACGGAACAATCGTATATATTACTGATGATAAAACGGTGATTTTATACGATAAGGCGGAAATGGAAAAGATAGCCACACAGGTTGCCACAGACCGCAAAGCTGCTGAAACCGCTGCACAGACAGCACAGGCGGTGGCTGACAGCCTGCCTGAGGACTATACTACAGCTGTCGGAAAGATAGCCGAAAACACGGCTGAGATAGGACGTGTAAAGATGTCCGATAAGGAGTTGAAAAGGCGTGTGGACGCACTGTATTCCATTGGTCAGGGTATCACACACCAGTTTGAAACAGACACAGATACGGCATACGTTAAGACGGTGCCTACAGGGGCAAAGTTGATGAGCGTGAAGTCTGTGGGTGGTAGGTCTATCGTGTGGAATCAGTTATGCAATACTGTTTTAGATAATTTTTCTGACACCGTCAGTGCTGTATATCACGAATACGGCATTTGTAAATTTACAGCAAACGTTGGCGATAAAATATGCATTTATTCTGGGGGTATTAATGGCACATACGCAGCTAATGGCGCATATGTAGCAGGATTCATAGGTTCGGCGTATATTGAATTTTTTGGGAAACAAATCGTGCAATGTACGGAAAATGGGAACTGCATAATATATTTGCGATTGAGGGGAGATGGAAACACATATAGCAATGTTTCTGTTCGTCCTGAATTTTTCAATTTAACAAAAATGTTCGGCGCAGGAAACGAACCCACAACTGTTGAGGAATTTGAAGCCATGTTCCCAGAGGACTACTACCCATATAATGCTGGGGAAATAGTCAGCGCTGGGGTGACAGAGGTCGAATATGGGCTGTTTGGCAGAAATTTGTATAATCATTCCGAGCTTAAAAAAAATGGCTATGTGAAATTTCACGTAGTCGGGGGACGTCAGTTATATAGAAGCAACACATTAGGGCGGACGGTAGAATGGACATTGTTTAGCAAAACTGGCACAAAAATTGGAACCTTTGAAGATTTGAATTTTAAATCAGGAACAGCGTTTAATTTGCCAGATAATGCAGATTATATCATTTCCATAGACACATATAGTGCCAATGCTAAAACATATATTGGGTACAATCCTGACACAACATATGTTCCGTACGATGACGGATTGATTGCCTACCCAATCCCCGAAGCTATCCGCAATCTGCCTGGATACGGCATTGAGGGGAATGTGACAGACTATGAAACTAAGACCTACACGCAGAACAACATTATTGACGGAACAGAGGTCAAGGCATTAGATACACCAATCGTCACCGATATTTCAGCCCTAATACCTGATGATTTTCTGCGAAACGTAGAAGTTGAAGCAGGCGGTTCAGTGATTTTCAAAAACAGCAACGACAGCTATCTGATACCAGTGCCGTCAGAAGAAGAGTATATCGTGAAACTAAGTGAAGTAGGAGGTACAACATGACAAATTTACAGAAAAAAATGGCTGACAAGTTAGGGTTATCCACCGAAGACTTTCAGCCGAAAAAAGCCACAAAGGTGGACGAGTTAGAAGCACAGGTGCTATACACCGCACTAATGACCGACACGCTGATCGAGGAGAGTGACGACAATGTATAAAAAGGTCAAACGTTTGTACGATTTAGGGCTGTACACGGCTGAGCAGGTCAAAGACTTTGCTGACAGAGGGAAAATTACGGCTGAACAGTATGAGGAAATCACTGGGGAAAAGTATGAAAGCGAGGACAACGAGGGTGGTGGAAAGACTAAATGAGCGTAAGCATATATAACAAAACTGATAACAAGCTTAGTTCACTAGCAAACCAAACGGAGCTTATGAACAATGACGGTACGGCAGATATTACAAGCCAAATAGAAAATTTGACTACCTCGGTTAAAAGAAACACAGATGAAATATCTATTCTGAGTGGAAGTTGTGTTCGCATGGAGAAATTAAATCGTAATGCTCATACCGTAGGTGGAACATGGAATGGTAATGATCCAGATAATATAAATGGGCTTCTCGGTCAAATAAATCGTGGCAATATTTCCGAATTAGGTCTTGGTACAGAACTGAAAATTATAATGTACCCTAGAAACTGAACACAAAATTGCCAAAACATCGTGACAGTGGTA